TCTATGACCATTGGTAAAGTAGGTTTTGCGTGTAAGTATTTGTATCACGACCAAACTAAGAAAAAGAAATTGCTAGAAGAAATTCAGCGTCCACTTACAGAAAAATCTACAACTATTCGTTGGCTTAACAATCAAACACGTGAAGTAGCTGAACAACGTTTGTATGACATTATGGTCCACAATACACAAGCAGTTTACAACCTTGTTGAATTTGTAGGCAACTTACCCGAACATCAGCGTATGGTTAGACTAGGTAGCAATCAACTTCCTGCCGCAACACATCCAGACTGGCGTTACTTTTGGCAACTGCCAGATATACGTAGCTATGCTGCTAAATATTATGGCAGAGCAGGTGAGCTTGCACGTGAACTAGGTGTGCGTGTTAGTATGCATCCAGGACAGTTTGTAGTGTTAGCAAGCGACACACCAGAAATTGTAGAACGCAGTATAGAGGAGTTCGAGTATCATGCGGATATCATCAGGTGGATGGGCTACGGTAAAGAGTGGCAAGACTTCAAGTGTAACGTCCACATCTCAGGTAGACAAGGTCCAGCCGGTATCAAAGCCGCACTTCAACGATTGTCTCCAGAGGCACGAAACTGTATTACTATTGAAAACGACGAAAACAAGTGGGGTATCGATTCTAGCTTAGAACTAGAAAAAGATGTTGCACTGGTGCTAGACATACATCACCATTGGTGTCACAGTGCAGGTGAATACATTAGCCCTAACGATGATAGAGTTAAGCGTGTTATTGATAGCTGGCGTGGTGTTAGACCTGCTATGCATTACAGTGTATCACGTGAAGATATACTTGTAGGCCATAGTGCTACAGAACTACCCGACTTTGGATCTTTGCTTGATCAGGGGTTTAAGAAAGCCAAATTGCGGGCACACAGCGACTTTATGTGGAACACTGCCGTTAACGAGTGGGCAGGTGGATTCCGCAAAGACTTTGATATTATGGTAGAAGCTAAAGCAAAGAACTTGGCTAGTATACCTTTTGAAGAAACTACAAATGACTAAATTAATATTATTAGGTATGGTAGTATTTGCTGCAACCTATTTTATTATTGTATATAAACTAACTGAAAATAAAAATAATGACAAATGACATATGGTTAATAAGCGATACACATTTCAATCAAGCAACTATGTTGGAGTTTACTGATTGGTCAGGTAAACAAACAAGACCAGGATTCCGTGATGTAGAACACATGGACGACTTAATGATAGACAACTGGAATAGCGTGGTTAAGCCACATGATACAATATATCATTTAGGTGATTTAGTTGCAGGACCAGATCCAGAAAAGTGGATGGTTCATAACTGGCATAGACTAAATGGTAATAAAAGGTTAGTAGTTGGCAATCACGATGATATAGAATTTCTAAGTGTTGGTGGCTTCTTTGAGAAAATTGAATACTGGAAGGTGTTAATAGAATTTGGTATTATATTATCACATGCACCATTGCATAGAGATGCACTAGTTCGACCTAAAGCAGAACATGGAGAACGAGCAGTAGATAAAAAGAACATGGACCTTTGGGCAGAAACAACAAACGTGCATGGACATGTGCATAGTAATCCTAGTCCAGAAGGACCTTATACATGTGTAAGTGTAGAACAAATAAATTATACACCTATACACATTGAAGAAGTGAGAACTACATGAAACTTCCAACAGTAAAAGAACTCGCAGAGATTTCAATGGCTGCAGAAGAAGGTGATCCATTTGATTGGGGAACTTTAAATGTAAGTAAGCAAGTAGCATACGAAATGATGGCCAATCATGCATTATCATTATACTCAACACAAGGAAACGATAGAGATATTATATTATTATCTGCATTAACAAAAGCAATTGTAGAAAATTTTGTATTAAATCTTAAACTAAAACAATATGAAAAATAAACAAAGTAGTAAATATTTTCTTAATTGGACCAGTGGAACAGGTGGCGATTTCCTAATAGCAATGTTACATTTGCTATATCCATTCCCACATACAAGTGGTGTAAAAGTAGATGAACGCAACATGTGGGCTAGCACTAATACAGCTGAAGATAGATTGCGTATGTTTCATTGCGAAGATGTTAATCTTATTCAACAGTCATTAAATGATATGCTTCCAGGTGAATTGTTTCAATATCATGAATATTACACGAATCCATTAATTATTCCCAAAGACGTATTGTCAATTAATCTCACTACAAGTGATATATATGAAGAATGTTTAGTAGCACATTTATATAATATTAAAGCCAGGCCACCAGAAAATGTTTTAAATAACGCTATAGTTAGACAAAGCACACATATACCTAGTGCGGTTAACATTGATTATAAAACATTATTTGATAAGCCTACTAATGATATTGTATATAATATACTTAATATGTTTGGAAGATCTGATGCATTTTCACCCGCAGTAGTAGAATGTTTAAAAGCATATCATCAACGTAATTTAGACTTATTAAACGAACAATTAAACGAGCTTGTTCCATATAAAAAAGATATTAATACATTCCAAGAACTATGTGATCACTTTGAAATATAACTCTTTTGTTCGGTAGGCATAAATACTACTAATAAGAAATATGGAGTTATACAATGCGATTACACAATTTATTTGAATCAGACACACCAGAATCATTAACTGAAGATTATCTTGATATTGAGATTACTGAAGACTTTGCTATTGAAAGCAGAGTATTGGAATTCACAGAAGATGGTGGAGCAATTATTGAGCTTGATGAACAAGCACAAGAATTAGTCGATTTAGACGAAGAAACCCTTAATGAATTTATACCATTAGCAATTGGTGCCGCTGCATTAGGCATGACAGCCTATGATGCTTATAGAAATTACAAGCAATATAAAGCAGGCGAAATTACAAAGGGTGATCTAGCAAAGCGTGTAGGCATGGATGCTGCTATTGGAATTACAACAGGCGGTATTGGTAAACTTGCAAGCAAGGCATACAAAGGTGCTAAAGCCGGTATTAAATCATTTAAGACAAACAGAGCGGCAGCTAAAATTGATACACCAACTACTCCAGTTGCAAAAACTACTCCGCCACCAGTTGCTAAAACTACAAAACCAAAAGGTAAAGGCAAAGGTAAAATTGCAAGAAAATTAGATAACCTTGTTCCAAATAGTTATGGTAGTAGATCATCATATGATAACCCATTACAAAGAGCGGTAAAGAACTTCTCATTTGAAGATGTAAACGAAGCAGAATACCAAGGACGTAAAGTTAAACTAAACAAACCTATGCAAGGTGATGTTAAAAAGTCAAAAGTATATGTAAAGAACCCAAAAGGCAACGTAGTTAAAGTAAACTTTGGTCACGGCGGAAGCAGTGCTAAAGGTAAAACTATGAGTATTAAAAAGAATAACCCAGCACGTAGAAAATCATTTCGTGCTAGACATAACTGTAGTAATCCAGGACCAAAGCATAAAGCACGTTATTGGTCATGTAAAGCGTGGTAATCCTATGTTCATTAGGGAGATTACCGAAAACAAAGCAATAGAAATGAAAATTAGCGATTTGACTATCAGTGATGCTGGTATGGCAATCGCACAATCAGTAGGTGGCGGAAGTAGAACAGATGCTCCGTTGGCAGTTACAAAACTTCCATCAGGTCATGTATATCTTGTAAATGGGTATCATAGATTGGTAGATGCTATGCAGGCTGGTAAAGATACTGTATCAGTAAAATATGTTCCATATGAAAAAGTAGAAATACTTTGGAAACAAGAACGTGAACAAGATATCAAATACGGTAAACAGTTTAATGAATAAGCTATTTGCATTTGGATGTAGTATGACGTCAGGCGCTGCGTTAGATGACGTATGGGATTTTGAAAATAATGTCCCGATTAATAAGCCAAGTAAGTTTGCATGGCCGCAACTGTTAGCAGATCAAATGAATTTAGAATGTGTTAACTTAGCAGTAAGTGGTTCTAGTAATAAAGAAATAAGCCATACAATAATTAATACACCTAACATTACGTCAAATGATGTAGTGATTGTGCAATGGACAAATATAAATAGATGGTGCGTAATACAAGACGATTTATCTGTTAGGCAAATTGTTCCTAAAGACACAGGTGTAACAAAATTATACTACAGTAATTTGCATACAACCAGTGATTCATTATTTGATATAGAAATGAGACGCTCGTGGGCAGATTTATATTTTAAAAATTTAGGTGTTACTATATATCATATACGCAGCAGAAGTGAACTTACAGATATAATGACGTTAAAAGACAGAGTAAATAGAACAATTGCAGAATCTTCTATATTACATTTACAATCTAACGTTGAAGACATACAACAATCTTTAAAAACATCTGCCAATGATGCAGGTATAATGTTTAAAAAAGGCCATCCATGTAAAAACGCACATCGATTACATTCTTCTCAACTATTTGAACAAATAAAAGATATGGAGGTAGCATGAACGTAAGTAAAGAAAACATTTGGCATTTCACTTGTGATCACTGCATGGGTTTTTGGAGTGTAGCAACCATGGATAACTGGAAGCCTACAAATTTATATTGCACTCATTGTGGTAAACAAAATAAAAATGACATGTGTTCATGCGGGCACAAAATTGTAAATTGTGATTGTGCGCCTGGATGCAAGTGTGAATGTAACAAGCGTTACTTAGATTCCGAAACAAGTTTTGATATGGAGAAATACACATGACACAAGACGATATTTATAGATTACAATATCTTGCAGGTATCATAGACAAGCAAGGTGATACTATAAAACCAACTGATGAATCTAATATAAGTATTGTTGGAAGTGCCAAAGGTGAATACATGCGTAAGCATAATGTTAAGCCAGGCACTGATGAATGGTTTAAATTATGGTTCAGTAGACCAAAGTTAACTGGCGAAGACCCTACACCAAAGCAAGGCGGATGACATGTTAATCAACGAAGTTATAACTCTAAAGGAAGAAGCATTAGATATTAACTCTATTGTAACACCTGCAATCAAATACTTGGATAAAGTATTTAAAGATAATAACTTTGAAATCCGCATAGTTGGCGGAGCAGTGCGTGACATTGCACTAAACAAATCACCCAAAGATATTGACTTCGCCTCAGATGCAACACCAGATGAAATGATTGCTATGTTTGATAAAGAAGCAATCAAATACATTCCTACAGGTTTACAGCACGGAACAATTACCGCAGTTGTAAACGGAGAAGATTTTGAAATCACAACACTAAGAGCAGACAAAGAAACAGATGGTAGACATGCCGAAGTTGAGTTTGTTAAGAGTTGGGAAGAGGATGCTAAACGCAGAGACTTAACATACAATGCTATGAGCATGGATATCGATGGCGAGCTATACGATTACCACGATGGCATGGACGATCTACAAAACAAAGTAAGTAAATTTGTAGGTGATCCAGAACAAAGAATTACAGAAGATTATTTACGTATACTACGTTACTTCCGTTTCCAAGGCAGGTTAGCAGAGCCTACTTGGGATAAAGATACATTACAAGCAATTAAAAAACATGCTAAAGGACTATCTGGCGTAAGCGCCGAGAGAATATGGGCAGAAATGGGCAAAGCACTTTCAGGACAAAATGTTGCAAGTTTAGTATCTACAATGCACAAAACAGGTGTAGCACAAGTAATAGGATTAAACGTAAGCAATTTAAGTGTAATAAAAGATGGTGGCAATCCAATTATAGCATTGGCACAATTAGACAACAGTATAGATATTGCAAAGCGTTGGAAAATGAAAAACACAGAAGCAGAGTTATTGGGCTTTTTAGTTAAGCACAAAAACGATCCACTTGATCAAAAGAAAGTGGAAGATATGATTGCTGATGGTGTTAAGCGTGAGCTTATTACAGCACTAGCATCAATGCAAAACAAAAACGTAAACATAGATGCAAAAGTTCCAGACTTTCCAGTTAGTGGCGCAGACTTAATTGCAACAGGCATGAAGCCAGGACCAGACTTAGGTAAGAAACTTGCACAACTAAAGCAACAATGGAAAGCTGGTAATTTTAAAGCCAGTAAGGAAGATTTGCTAAATACTAGCAAGGAGTAACACAATGAGAATTACAGAAGTAGACAACCCAGTAACACAGGCTGATATCGATCAGTTAGAAGTGTTCGCTGACCGTTTGTTTGCTAAAGTAGGCATTGATGTAGAATTTACTCGACACTTTTTAGACAGAGTTAATGACGAACGTAATATAAAACAAATTACAATGTCAGAACTTACACGACTATTTAAACAAGAATACAAACGTTGGGGCAAGCCAATTGCACAACTAGGCCCAGATGCTGAAGCAGTAATGAAAGATATGGCAACAAATATTAACTTGCCATTTGCACTACGTTGGGATCATAAGAATAATGAATTAGATCTTATTGCTAAAACAGTAATGCGTAAAGCAAACTTCACAACATCCAATCAAGAGTTTGCAGTAGAAGATGGATACAAGTCTATGTTTAGACCAAGTGCATATGAGTTAGCTGCAGAAAGATTACACAGCGTATTACAACGTAAAGAAAAAGAAAACGGCGGTGTATTTAGACATGCGTTAGGTTGGTATGCATCAAAGATTGCTGGTGGGTTTAAAAACATTGATACCAGAGAACTAATATCATTCTATCAAAAGAATTTTGATACAGTATTAAGTGAAAGTGATTTACCTTATATTACAGAAGAAGCCGCATTTAAACTTGATTACGATCAATTAAGAATAAAAATACCTGCTAACGATAATTCTAAACCAATCAAAGGCGAAGTTATTGATCTAAATGCTCGTAGAGCAGCAGCCAAAGAAGCACTCGGCAAAATGTCTGATGCAGAGAAAAAAGCCGCAAATGAATTTATTAAAAAGAACAAAACTCTACTACAAAGACTATCAGCAGTTGGAGCCAGATCAGCAGCAAGACATGGAATAGCAACAGTATCAAGTGCGGTAACAGGACCTGCAGCACCAGTTGTAGCAACAGTATTAAACGTTACATTGCTAGGGTGGGATTTAGTTGACGCAGGCATAGAAGTATGGAAGTGGGCAAGATCAAGCAATAGTAAAGACATTGGACAAGGTAATGCAAATAGAGAGTTTGGCAATGATTTTGCTTTAGAAATTCCAACATATCCTACAACGTGGCCAATGGATAGAACAGGCACAGTATTAAAAAGAAAACAATCAGAATGGATGAAAGAATTTGGTAATACACATTTACGTAATGGCAAACTTAATCCATCTGCAGGTTATCAAGATGCAATAATGAAAATTGCACAAGCAAATGTTGATGCAAAAAATAAAGCAAGTGATAACGAGCTTATTAAAAAAGAACCAGAAAAAGAATTAGAAAAGGCTCCTGTTATTAACTTTACAGAAATTCCACCGTTGGAAGTACCAGAATTCAAACCAGGCGAAATTGAAATACCTAGGCCTGCAAAAGACCGAGAAATAGATATTGAAATTCCAAAGTTCCCTAATGCACCAAGCAAAGATAAACCATTTAAACAACCAGAGGCTCCAACAGGGCCTAAGATAGATCCAAACTACACCCCAAAACAACCAAAGAATCCAAACTACGAACCGGATAATCCAGAGGTGCCGAACAGCACTCCATCTGATCAGCCAGATAAAATTCCACAGCCGCTTAACGCACCTCATAAGGATATACCATTCATTCCAAATACAAATGTAACTGATCCAGAAATAGCATTTAAGAATGATCCAGCAGTAGTAGTTGTTCCTCCACCAGCTGCAGGCGGAAACGGGAAGAATCCACCAGCCAATAAGAACAATAACAAACAAAAGAAACGCAAACAGAAAAAAGATTGGGGTTCTGGAGGCAGTAGTGAATATGATGATCCATTACAACGTTGGCAAAAGAAATATGGAACATGGGAGCCCACTGACAGATGAAGATAAAAGACATACTAAAGTTACCTAGTATTGAAATTGGAGACGAGATACTAGTTGGCAAATTTAAAAATCGTAAAGCTACAGTAACTGGCTTTGCAACAGACGAGAATAACCAGCCTGTTTTAAAAACAACTAAAGGCGATCAAAAACTATTCAAACCAAGAATAGTTAAATTAATGGACAAGTAAGATGAAAATAAATGAAATTAGCTGTTGGGACGGTTACAAAAAACAAGGCACTAAAAAAGGCACTGGTAAAAACAAAGGCAAGCGTGTAAACAATTGCGTTAAAGAAGCCATAACAAGACCAGGCGATGATACAGATCCATCATTGTGGCAAAGAATTAAAAATTTATACAAAATGAATCCATTAGGTACTGATGATAACAAATCTAGACGAAATAAATTAGATGATATTGAATCACGCAGAGCTGACAAAATTCAAAAACGTAATAAACAAGATACAGTTATTAGACAAAAGAATAAAATTAAAGGCGCAGAAGTTGATCAATTATTACGTAATAGGCGCAGAGAAAAAGATGCAGTTGAAGACATGATCGCTGATGCAATTGCACAAGACAAATTTGGAAAAGATCATCATGAACTTGATGATCTAGATCGTAAAAATGTTATTAGAACTTCTAGACATCTAGCAAACGATATAGAAGCATACCCTGATTTACTTGATGATCCAGATTATCAAGATGATTTTAAGAAAATATATCCACAAGGGTTAGTCCCACAACTTGGAAAAAAATTAGATGGAACAGATGCAGATCCAGATTATAGTTGGATGAATCCCTCAAAACCTAAACAAGAATTCAAGCATCCAGCATTTATGACAGTGTATCAATATAACCAAGATGGATATGATGATAACCAACAAACAAGACAAATACAAGATAAAAATTATACTCGATCAAAAGTAGCAAAAGATAATAACATAAACTTTGAACCACGACAAGACATTTACAATCTTGCCACATCACAAGCAAATAAAGAAATAGATGCAAGAATTGCCACTGGAAAAGCTAATATTAAAAATATAGAAATAAAAAGAAAACTTAATAAAGCAACAACTACTCCTGCTCCTACTGATAACAGTCAGAAGAAATTTGCAAGAGAAATACAAAACGAAGACGGTGTTATAGTTCCAGGTGTTAACACTACAGTAGATGTTAAACCAGGCGAAACTGAACGCCAAGCTGCAAAGTTTGGTAATGGTAAAATTAAGCCACTAATGCCTAAACGAGGCAAGTCACAAACAATGAATACACTGTATAATCTAGGCTTAGCCGAAAAAGCTTCTAAGTAACCACAAAGGATATAGACGTAGTGTCTACACCAAGCGAAAATCTAATTAAAAAATACAACAAATCATTCTGTGTTAAACCATTCACAGAAATATCTAATTCTGCGGTTGGACATAGACAACTTTGTTGTAGAAGCGAAACAATAATTAAAACAAGTGATGTTAGTAGTTCTTCTATAACCGAAGACTTTTTTAACCACTCAAAGATGAATGAGATAAGAAGAAAAATGTTAGCAGGTGAAACTGTTGACGAATGTTGGATGTGTGCAGAATCTGAAGCTATGAGAGGAACATCACATAGAACATTTATAATGCAAGACTTCGATCAAGCTGAAGTTGATGAAATATTTAAAACTGGTAAAGTAGAATTAAGATCTTTAGACATACGTTTTGGGACTAAATGTAACCTAGCATGTGTAATGTGTAGTCCTGGTAGCAGTAGTTTAATTGCAAAAGAAGAAGCTGATGATGAATATCAAGTAGTAGACTTAAATGATTTTTCATTAGATGCTATTAAAAAACATTCAAAAGGTATTGTGTTATTCAAAACAACAGGTGGCGAACCTATGTTGTTGCCAGCATATAAGAAAACACTTGAGTTTTTTGTAGAGAAAGACCTTGCAAAGAATATAGAGTTTACAACTATTACAAACGGCACAGTTGATTACAGCAACTTAATGCCGTTAATGAATCAGTTTAAACATTTTAAAATTAGTCATAGTATAGATGCTGCAGACGAGTCATATAATTATGTTAGATGGCCTGGAAAAATGTCACGCATAGAGCGTATACATAAATGTGTCATAGAAAATGCTAAACCATATAAAAACATAAGACTTGAGTTTGGTGCAACTATACATGTATTAAATGTAAATCAAGTAGTAAAGATTGCCAAATACTTAGCTGGATTAGATCAAATTGTTGAAGATAATTATGCAGTAGACATGGTATACGATCCAGACTATATGCAACCAGGGTTAGTTCCTAAACAAGTAATAGATGATTTAGAAAATGAATACCACGAATGGAGTAAGGTAGCTCCAACAGGATACAGAGGACGAAAAGAATTGTTTGACTTTATTAAGGTTTTGCGTTATAATTATGATAAAATAAATAGTAATAAGGAACACAAACAAGAATTACTTGATCAACTAGAAGCTAAAACAATATTTTGGAAAGCTAAAAGAAACCTAGATGTTCGTGATTATATTCCATATTATGAGGTGATGCAAACTAAATGCGAATAGTATTAAAAAGATTAACTACAAAAGACTTATATAAATTAACATCTATATTAGATTATGATACTGCTATATTGGCAAATATTGATTGGCCATTTAATAGAAGTGCAGCAATGCAATTTATTAATGATTATAATACATGGGGAGTTTGGGTTAACCAAGACACATTAGTAGGAGCTGTTGAAGTGAAAAACGATTTAGAAACAGCATATTTTATTAAAAAGGGCTGGCGAAACACAGGCGTAGGCACACGTGCCATCGAACTATGTGTTAAAGAATTTGGCGACCAACAATTATGGTGTGTTATTAATCCAGACAATAAAGCAAGTTTAAAAGTAGCACAAAAAGGCGGTTTACGAGTAAAATTTATTGACAATGATAGTAAAGACGTAATTACTGTTGTAAAATAGAGAATGATATGGCTAATAAGAAGATTACCAAAGAAGATCAAACAGCTACAGAGGGTCCAATGAACAATGTAGCTAGTGAAGATGCAATGGTTTATGCTAATGCTAACCCAGATAAACCGCTTGATGTTAAACGAAAACGTATTGTTGTAGCTAAAAAACAACAAATAAAGAAAAGTAGTAAGAAAGCAAACCGAAGAATTAATAACAGTTTGCTGAAAAATATAGATGAATTGCAAAAAGATAAGCAAAAGAAATCAAATAGATAAATACTAGTATGAAAATATATGACATCATAACAGAAGATGCTGAAGCAGGTTCTACAATGGCAGGTAATATTGCCAGTGTTTCTTTTCCATTATTTGGAAAAAAGAAGATGATCAGGCGTGCTGTTGATCCAAAAGGATATTTAGGTGACGGTAAGATTAAAAAACAATCTACTGGATACAATACGGAGGTTAAGTTAAAATGAAGATTAACGAGATCAACGAATCAATATACCAGATGAATCCTGAAGAACCAATGAATCCTGAAGTCTTAATACAAGGTTATGGTAGATTAAATTTAAAGCAATTAGAAGATAAAGTAAGCAGAATGTTCGAAGAGCTTGCGGTTAGAGCCAAACAAGGCGATTGGGAAGGTGTGCAACACAACCTAAACAAAGGCCTAGTGCAGGAATTTATTAAAACCATCAATGTAGCATATGATGAGTTAGAACAAAAACGAAGACGCGGCGGTAAGAACAGTCGTGGCATCAATCAGAGGTAACGACTATGAGCAATAAAATTGACAACACATTTAGCAAAGCAGCAATCGAATTAGCTAAATTAGAAAAAGCATTTGCTGAGAATAGCAAATTAGAAAAAGCAGTTATGGAATCAAACGGAGATGTTTCAGTTATAGCTGAAGTTAGATCTCACATAGCACAAGCAATTAAATCATTAACACCACAAACTATTACAGAAGGTGTATTAGATGATGATGACGATGATGGGTTTATGGCCCGCAGTCAACTATACTTCTTAGCCAGAGATGCAATTAAGTTGCACAGCGTTATAGATGATAGAGATGACTTGGAGCCATGGGTTCAAAGTAAAATTGCTCAAGCTAGTAAAGACATGGATTCAGTTCGTCGTTACACTGAATACAATGCCATGAAAGCTCAAGTAGAACCAGAGATGCAGCCAGAAATGCAACCAGCGCCAGAAGTAGAATCATTAGAAGAAGATCCAGTAGATCGTAAAATGCAAGTAACAAATGCTGATAAAGAGGGAAACACTCCAGCATGGCAACGTTATAAAGCAGGTGATCCTAGATATGAATACAAAGCACCAGTAAAAGAGTTTGCCGGAGCAGATGGTCCAGGTAAAGCAAGTATGCCACAGGGCATTGCACTAGCAGGTGATAGCATTTGGTTAAACAGAGACGGAATGCAGTATGCAGATGACGTTGTAACAATTACAGATTACAAAGTTGAAGAAACTGACGGTATGATTGAAGTATGGGTAGAACATAATGCTCCTTGGGAAATTTATACAGACTCAGGTTTTGCAAAAGGTATCAGCAGAATACTAGGTATTGATGTTGACTGGAGTGAACAAGGTATGCAAGCACAAGGTGTAGCACATTTAGAAGGCGACACTGACCTAGATGAAGCTATTCGTCCAGTAAGAAGTGCAGCTTCTAAACTAAACCAAATTGGACAAGGCGTTCGTAATAAAACTAATGACGAAACACCAATGAAAGTTGGCGAACAGAAAAAGAAAAAGAAATACAAAGAAGCAGTTGCAGAAGAAACTAAGTTTGATGATAAGCCAGAGCACAGTGAATTAAAAACAGTTGCACAGGACATGTTTAAGAATGCATTAGCAAACGCTAAGAAAAAAGCGAGGAAATAATTATGAAAGCTGATCAATTAAACGAGAAATTCGACAAAGCAGATTGGGATGAAAATGAATCGCATAACCTACATACTGAAAATGCAGTAGAGCTTGCTCATGCATTTGGAACTCGAGACGAAGTAGAAGCTATGGAAAGAATAGCTGATCAGCATATGCGTAGAGGACACATTCTACCACACGAAATTGAAGAACGTAGTGCATTAATGAAGAAGTATTATAACATGTTAGAGAATGAAACAAATCCAACTGTTAGATCTAAAATGGAAGGCTACAAAGTTATGCCTCCAATGGATAGCAAGTATGTAGCACGTAAAGGACTTGAAGGTCCTTTTACTACATTAAGCGGTAAGGTTGTTTATTACGATCCTAAAGAAGGAAAGTATTACGATCCAGACACAGACATTTATCTTTCATACGATGAATTCCAACAGTATGATAACGATTACAGTGGCATAGGTGATGAAGAAGCAGATGATTTTGTTAAAGATATTGAACCAAAAGAAACTGTAAAAGGCCCAAGAGGTCATTTAAGTTCTATTGTAAATGCAGGCAAAGACATAGAAGATGAATCGTTTGAAGTTAACCCAAATGCAGGACACAGAGACCAAATGGCACATCCAGAAAATCAAATGGGCACAGGCCCAGGAATTAAAACTAAGCCAAAGTTACGTCCAGCACAACTTGGTAAGAAATTTCCAAAAACTAAGCCAAAGTTACGCCCAGATAATTTAGGCGAAGCAGGCGGATATTATACACAACCAGTATATGATATGATTGAACAGCATGGTTATGAAAAAGTAATGCACGAACTATTAACAAGTTTAGATGCAGATGTAATTCAAGACTTTTTACAACGTGCAGAGTTTGATGAATCAGTAAGTGAGACACTAAGTCCAGAAGAGAAAAAACTAGTTGCTAAAATGTATAACAAAGATGGCACACTAACTGATCTAGGCAAAAAAGTTATGAGAGAAGGCAAATACGTTAGCGATGCACAACGCAAAGCGGTTCATGCCTCAAAAGCGGAGAAAAAATAATGGGTATATTAAGCGATATAGTAAATGAAGATAAGGTAGAGATGTGCCCAGAAGCATGTTGTGGAAAGCCTATAACAGAATGCAAATGTGGACCAGATTGCGAACACTGTGATTGTCATTCAAAAAATGCAATAAACGAAGGCACACAAGGTTGTGCTGATTGCGAATGGATTAAAGACGAAACAGACGGCGACATCACTACATGTGATGATTGTGCTGCAGAAAAACGTGAAAAAACTAATGAAGCAGAAAAGCGTTGGAAACAAACTAGTATGTCTCCACAAGAAGCAATAGCAAAATACGGCAAACCAAACGTAAAAGTTAAAAAAGGTGCATTGCGTAATGGCGATGACATGGTAGAAGTATTTGTTGAAGGTTATAAGATCCGTGACAAATCACGTGGATATGGCGTAGCAGATGCGACATATAAAACACGTAAAGCAGCCCAAGATGCGGCAATAATGAAAGCGGCTTCAAACGGCGGCGATTGGGAAGTATTTGTTGAATCATATTCACCAGGTGATGTAGCTGAACTAGTAGGTGATATACATTATTCTAACAATCATTATGATAGAGATGAGAGAAAAAGCGAAATGCAGGCCGATGCAGCCAAGCTAATGATGGCAGCAAAAAGCACAGGTGACGAAGATATTATAGCCAGTGCAGAATCTGTAGAACATTTGTGTCATCACTATGATTATGATGAAGCCAAAGATATGTTAAACAATAAACTACAAGAACTTAATCAGTTAGTAGGTGGCAACGAATTAGAAGTAGAAGAATCATATTCACCAGGTGATGAAATGGAAGATGGCGTAGTAAGTAATTGCTGTGGTGCTCCATTAATGGACTACAATGATGGACATGGTAGATGTAGTGATTGTAAAGAAATGGCAGCCGGTGAAACTGATGAAGAATACTACGAATCAAAAGTTATGCAAGCCAGAGAACAAATAGCTCAAGAAGAATCACCTGTAATCGAAGCGGATGCCGAACTACAAAGGATTCAAGACTTAGTTAAGTTTAGATAAGGAATAATAAAATGAGATTACACCATTTATTTGAAAAGTCAATTGATCCTAAGCAGGCTAAAAAGATGCAACGTATCTATGCCAAGATGCAAGAAAATCCAGCAGTTATTGACGAGCTATGGAAGACAGTATCAACAATGACTGCCGCAGAGGGTGGTGAACTTAAAAATAGAATACTTGTAGCAGTAGATCCAAAAAATACAGGCAATGAACAAGACCAAACATATGCAGAAGGTTTTATCGAAGGCTTAGTTAATGCTATTGATAAAACAGAAGGCACCACTGAAGAACGCATTGCGTTTGCTAAAGGGCTAGGAAAAGTAAGTCATATCGATTCAACTGCATTACTACAACCATTAGCTGGTTGGGGTGACTGGTTAACTGGTACTGATTTCAGTAAAAGACTATTTGAAACATTATTTCTTGACCCAGCGTTCTTACAAGCAAACAAAGGACCAGGTGAATTTGCACTTGCAATACTAAGTCCTGATATTTCACTTACTGGTGCTAAGGGCGATATTCAAGTCAAGGGTAAACCAATTGAAGTAAAGTCAGGAAAAACAAGTTCTGGTGGTAGATTAACACCAACTGATGGAACACTTGGACAGTTATACAAGAACAAAGAATTTTGGGCAGCTATTGCAGGTGAAGATGAAGCAAAAGCAGGACAGTTAGCAGGTGTTAATAAAGTTAATGCAAACAACTATGCACAATTCTTAGATCAATACAACTTAGGTCCTGAACAATCAACACAAATATTAAAAGCAATCTTTAAACACCCAGATGCAGCACCGATGGCACAGTCAATTGGTAGATCTGGAACAAATGTAACAGCAGCAGACTTAATTAAGTTGTCAGTAAAGAACTATGGTGCATCACAAGGTGACGATCATTTCCTAATCCTACAAAAAGACATTAGAGCAAGTTTATATTTTGATGTAGACAACTTAGATCCAGTGCTTAATAGACTATCCTTCTCATTACCATTAATTGATAGTGATGCAAGAAGCCAAGGTAAAGCACAAATTGGTATCTTAAAGAAATCAAGATAATATGTGGGATACTATTACACAACTGGCAACAGAAAGGTTGTGGATTTACACAGCATTAGCAGGAAGTATATTTGGTGCATTATTCATTTACTGGATAAGAGACACATACATTGCCTTTTGGGCAATAAATAAGTGGGAAGCAATACTAGACTTCCTAGTCAATCGTTGGGGCTGGAGCTGGTTTAAACATAACCCAGACGCATGGAAGGCCGCTAACCCAAAACTTACAAAAAAGATAGAAGAACTAGAAGCTCGTATTAAAAAACTAGAAAAGTAAGTATAATATGGATAAAGTATTAATAATAGGTTGTAGCTTTTCAGCAGGCTGGTATGAACTTCAGATTAAATATCCTCACATTTCAAAGGTTACGGAAGAAAAAGTATTTCATGACTATGGATGGTATGACGAATTGCCTGACCATAATCAATATACAGTGTATGCACACCCAGGTGGTGGATATTTAAACTATGCTTACCTATTATATCAACTTTATAACTCTGGAGAACTCCAGAAATATTCTAAATGTATAATACAAGAAACGTGGGAACCTCGTATTTCTTTGTATCAGACCGACAATTATTCGCTCGACAGAAAAGAAGAAAAAATACATTTTTATCTTAAACACTGCAAGTTAGAGTTTATAAAAAGTATGGCTCTTATGGAACAAGGTAACATAATTAACACATTACAAACAACATTTGACGTAGAGCTAACCGTGCCGTGGAAAAATTACTTGACAGATATTGGAAATTCTATATACTTAGAGGCAGCAGTAGATAGTAGTGCATTAGCAATTGATCGTCTTTTACAAGATGCAAATATTCCTACTTATAGGTTTTGTGTCAACCTATCCAGTGTTGATAGATTCGACGATAGCATTAGTAACAATAAATGGCCACATATAAAACATATGAAACAGATGGATATGTTGAATGAAATGAGTGAAATATACAAACATCATTTATGCTGGCCAAAAGGAACTCATTTCCCAGATGAAAGATCAGGCCATTTAACGAAGCATGGAACAATGTTACTTGGAAAACTAGTAGCAACTAAATTAACAGACTTTTTGTAAAGAGATAGTGATATACATTGAAAGATAAAGTATTAATAATAGGTTGTAGCTTTTCAGCAGGCTGGTGGACACTCGCAGAGAATCAAGGTAAAAAGAATACAAGTGCATGCGAAGATTTACATGACGATTATGGATGGTATGATGAGCTTCCTAGCGAGGATGAATACACAATCTATTCACATCCAGCTGGTGGATATTTAAATTATGCTCATCTAATTAATAAACTATCAGATTCTGGAGAGCTAAGTCAATATTCTAAATGTATAATACAAGAAACATGGGAACCACGTGTTTGTTTATTTGTGCATGATGATTATATGCCTGTTTTATCCAGAGACAATATACATTTATATCAACAACGTGGTTTAAAATCATTTGTAAAGAATATGATATTACCAGGTAAAAGTGGATTAGTAGATGATATATCAAAAAGATGGTTTACTAGGTTTAGCGATGCTCAAAAAAACTACTTGACAGATATTGGAAACTCTGTATACTTAGATACAGCAATAGAAAGCAGTGCATTAGCAATTGATCGCATATTACAAAATGCAAATATTCCTGCTTATAGATTTAATGTTAGTGAAAAGCAAAATCATTTAGAACTATCACATATAAGACACATAACTGAACTAGATATACACAAAGAAATGTTTACAATTTTTGATATACATAGAACTGGATCAGGATTGCCAGAACCACTTGGCACGTTAGGTGGACATCTAACAAAACAAGGAACAAAACTAATGGGCAAAGCAGTAGCCAATAAATTAAAGGATTTTTTGTGAAACAACTATACCTAGTATGCACCCGTAGTGCGGTTACCGCCAGTGCATTAACATATATAATTAACTCAAGCCCAGACTTTTATAACATGTCACACAATAATCTGTGGCTAGAAGAAAATAGTGAATGGTTTGGTAAAGCACACATCATTAATGATTGGTGGAATGTGCATGATAGTATTTCAAAAGCGTATGATCCAGATTTTAGAAACAACATAGAGTTATCAGAAGAAAAACTAATTGCAGTTGTTGATGCATGGAATGATTTTCCAAGCAATAAACATTTATGTCTGTTTACACATGCCCGTAACACAGCAGATATTATGCACTATGCACAGAAGAACAATTTACCTGTTAAAGTAGTTACAACAATTATGGGCAACAATTCACATCATTTTATCAGTGCATTTTTACGCAGAGAATATAATGATGAAATGAACTCATTTGATGATATATTTGAAATATGGAAATACATATACTATCAACTATCACATCAAGATGACGTATGGCAAGAATCATATGACTATTGTTTCCAAATGTCAGACTGGTTACATAATCCAACAGACTTGTATACTACATTAGGTGTAGAAACATGTGCTGATATTAGCATATGGACTGATCAATACTTAAAATGGAATGATAGTGACTATCTTGTAGAACCAAAAGATACTATGTTTAATGATAACGTAGTAACACGTATGGAATTCCTCACCTGGGCATTTAACAATGCAACAAATCTAAATAACAGTTCAGAAAAGATTAAGTTTGCTATTTTATTATACACCATGTATAACGACCACTACACAAATACCCCACAACAATTTATCAAAGATGCCCAGAAAACATTAGGCATTGACTTGACATAACAGTTTAAACCTGTTATAATATATACAATTACACACAAACACAGAGGTAGTAAAATGACATCATTTTCTGAAGCAGACGTAAACAAATTGAAGCATCTTATTAAAGAAGGCATTCAAGTAACACAAGAAGTAGAAACCTTGCGAGAAGGACTTCGCGATACAGTAAAAGCAATCGCAGAAGAGATGGATATTAAGCCATCAATTCTTAATAAAGCAGTAAAGGTTGCATATAAGGCAGAATTTGCCAAAGCACGTGATGAGTTCGATGAACTTGAAACAATCCTAACAACAGTGGGCCGTGATACTTAATGAGTTATGTAGACGGTTATTTTAATAGAGATAAAGATTGTCTACACGTAGTAGAACGAGTTAATGGTGAACGAAAGTTTAAAGACTTTCCTGCACGTTATCAGTTTTACTATAAAGACCCACGTGGCAAATATACAAGTATATTTGGCGATAAACTTGATCGTGTTGTATGCAACACAAGTAAAAAGTTTAATACAGAGAAAAAGATTCACGGACATAAAAAGTTATTTGAAAGTGATCTTAATCCACTTTTTAGATGCTTTTCCGAGAACTATGATCCTACGGAAACACCAGAACTGCACACAGCATTTTTCGATATTGAGACAGATTTTGATATGGAAAAGGGCTTTGCGCCACCTGAAGATCCGTTTAATAGCATAACAGCAATCAGTTTACATTTAAGTTGGTTGACAAGAACTATCTGTCTTACAATTAAACCTAAAACATTAACTAAAGAACAAGCACAGGCAACATGTGATAAGTTTGAAGATACAGTATTGTTTGATACCGAAGCAGGTATGCTTGAAGCATTTTTAGACTTAATAGATGATGCAGATATTTTAACTGGTTGGAACAGCGAAGGCTTTGATATTCCATATACTGTTAATCGTGTAGCAAGAGTATTAAGCAAAAGCCATACTAGGCAGTTTTGTTTATGGGGGCAGTATCCTAAACGTAGAACATTTGAACGCTTTGGTGCAGAAAACGAAACATTTGATTTACTAGGCAGAGTTCATTTAGACTACATGCAATTGTATCGTAAGTATACATATCACGAAATGCATTCCTATAGTTTGGATGCAATTGGCGAATATGAACTTAATGAACGTAAAGTTGATTATGAAGGAACACTAGATCAGTTATATAACAATGACTTTGAAACTTTTATTGCATATTCTAGGCAAGACGTTGACTTGTTGGTAAGACTGGACGCTAAATTACAGTTTATTGACTTAGCTAATGTGTTAGCACACTCTAACACAGTGCTTCTGCAAACAACAATGGGTGCGGTTGCACAAACAGACCAAGCTATTGTTAACGAAGCACATCAGCAAGGCTTTATTGTTCCCGATAAGAAGTTTGATAAAGACACTACACAAGCTGCAGGCGCCTATGTTGCAGATCCTAAACGTGGAATGCACAAGTGGATTGGTAGTATGGATTTAAACTCACTGTATCCTAGTATTATTCGTAGTTGTAATATGAGCACCGAGACTATTATTGGTCAAGTGCGTCATACATTTACACGTGACTTGCTAGACAAGGCAAAAACAATTCCAGAAGCATGGGAGGGTCGTTTTGCAACACCAGAGTATGAACTTGTTATGGACAAAGATACAACAGAGCTCATGCATATTGACTTTGAAAACGGCGATGCGTTTGAAGCCACTGGCGCAGAGATATATGAAATTGTGTTTAACAGTGGACAACCTTGGATTATTAGTGCTAACGGAACTATCTTTACATACGAGAAAAAAGGTATTATTCCTGGCTTGCTAGAGCGTTGGTATGCTGAACGTAAAGAACTGCAAGCAAAGGCAGTAGCGGCACGTGAAGAAGGTGGCGATAAGTTTGCGTTTTGGGATAAGCGACAGTTGGTTAAAAAGATTAACTTGAACAGTTTGTATGGTGCGTTACTTAATCCTGGCAGTAGATTCTTTGACAGTAGACTAGGACAATCAACTACACTTACAGGGCGTAGTATTGCACGACATATGGCTGCAAAGTGTAATGAGATTATGGCAGGCGAATATGATCATGTAGGCAAAAGCATTGTTTATGGTGATACTGACTCTACATACTTTAGTGCATATCCTATTCTCAAGCCTGAGATAGACAAAGGTGAAATACAATGGGATAAAGATACTATTACAAGTTACTATGAAGCAGTGTGTGAAGAAGTCAACAAAACATTTCCTAACTATATGAATAAAGCGTTCCATACTACAGTAGAGTTGGGTGCAATTATTGCCGCTGGTAGAGAAATATCAGCACAGTCAGGATTGTTTATTACTAAGAAGCGTTATGCAGCATTAGTATATGACAACGAAGGCAAGCGTGAAGATAAAGATGGTAAGCCAGGCAAGGTAAAAGCAATGGGCTTGGACTTGAAGCGTAGTGATACGCCGGCATTTATGCAAGAGTTCCTTAAAGAATTGTTAATGACTACACTAACAGACGGCACTGAAGAAGATGTTATCAAACGTATTATTGAATTCCGCAAAGAGTTTCGTAGTATGGATAGTTGGAAAAAAGGCACCCCAAAACGTGTTAATAATCTAACAAAGTTCCGTGGTATTGTTAATAACTATGATAAGACAAAGAATAAAGCTATTAGAGATGGACGTAGTGCTAACGATGTTAAGAAACCTGCATTACCAGGACACGTTAGAGCCGCATTAAATTGGAATACCTTGCGTGACATCAATAATGACAAGTATAGTATTGAAATTAATGATGGTATGAAAACTATTGTTTGTAAATTAAAAGATAATCCACTAGGCTACACAAGTGTTGGGTATCCTACAGATGAAACACGTTTACCTCAATGGTTTACTGAACTACCATTCGATGATGACTTAATGGAACATACTATTATTACTAAAAAGTTAGAAAACTTATTAGGTGTTTTAAAGTGGGATTTGGATGCTGGTGCGGCACGTAATACGTTTGCTGATTTGTTTGATTTTTAATAAATACTAGTATGGAATATATTGGAATAATAACAACAGTAGTTTTCCTATCTATATTATGGTTCTTTATAGTGCTATTAGTATGTAAGAAAATGAATATCAAAAAAGATGCACCTTTTTCTAAGATCATGTGCTGTCTTATTGTAATGGGACCCATTGGTTGGAGTCTTCTTTTAGTGGCAATTGCCTACGAATTAGTGGATAAACTCACTAAAAAGTAGTAAAATTACATAAAAATAATCAAAAAAACTTATAAACCCTTGCATTTCAAGGGTTTTTTTATGCCTATAAAGGTTGACAACCAAGACATCTTATCGTATAATATATGTATAAGTTAAGAAAAGAGGGTTAAATGACAGTTGTAGTTAACATCAAAGGCGGAAGCAAAACACAAAAGAAACATACTAGAACAATGGTAGAGTTTTGTGTTAATATGCTTATGCCACGTATGAAAACACTAGAAATTAATGTTCATATTAAAGACTTCAAAGAAGATGATTCTTATGGATACGCTATTGCAACAAATGAGGCATGTGATGTTCGTCCTAGAGAGTTTGATGTTGATATAAATAAACACACTAGGTTACGTAGACTACTTGAAACAGTAGCACACGAAATGGTGCATGTAAAACAGTTTGCACGTGGTGAATTATACCAGAGTTCAATGACAGCAAAGCATCGTTGGCAGGGTAAATGGCAACGTGGTGAAAAACATTATTATGATTTACCTTGGGAGATTGAGGCTCACGGTAGAGAAATTGGTCTATTCGTAAGATGGGCAGAACAGTTTGGCCATGCCAACAAAGCATGGACACAAGAAGACTAAATTTAACAAGAGCAGGAAATACTATGATAAAACTTATTACTTCTTTAGTCCTAATAATTGGATTGTCAACTACAACTAGAGCAGATAGTCAAACATTTGCATTTGATCAAAAAGACTTCCCAGAAGTGCATTGTTTGGCACTTAATATCTATTACGAAGCACGTGGTAGTAACTTTGCAGATCAAGTTGGTGTAGCAGACGTTGTATTAAATCGTGTAAACGACAGACGTTATCCAGACTCAGTATGTGGCGTTGTTCAGCAAGGGAAGAAAACGCCTAGTTGGAAAGATTCTAGCGTAATGATTATGGTTCGTAACATGTGTCAGTTCAGCTGGTATTGTGATGGTAAGGCTGACAATCCACACCAAGGTGATGCATGGGTTAATGCACAAACAGTAGCATGGCGAATTATGCAGTTTGGTGAGTTCCGTGGTATAAGCGAAGGCGCAACACATTATCATGCAACATATGTAGATCCTAATTGGGCAGGATCATTGCAAATGGTAGGAACAATAGGCAAGCATATCTTCTACAGGTGGAATTAATGAATCACAAAGACTTTAAAGAACCACAATATCTAAAGAGTAAATTCTTCAAAGAGTTTACACTAGGAGTAGATGAACCTGGTCGCTATAATTGGATAGAAAAAGGCGAGAAAGAATTGGGATGTGCATTAGGATATACTGAAACTTGTGTAGAATATTTTATCAACAGTTGGCGTTATAGAGGACAACTACTTCCAGAAGAAGGTGCAGATGCAGCATTTGGTTGCAGTTATACATTTGGATACGGAGTTAATGTTAGTTGGCCAGCACTAATGGGTGTTGTAAATTGTGGACAAAGCGGTGTAAGTAATGATGCAATTGCTAGACTGGCAATCACATATTGTAAAACATTTAATCCTAAAAATATATATGTAATGTGGACGTTTGCAGGCAGGCGAGAACATGCAAATGGAACAGGTGTAGAGCGTTTCAAATTAAAACCTGGCAATAAAATTTTTGATGCATATACTATACTATCAAATGACGGATCTGATTTATATAATACACAAAAGAATCAGTTACTACTAGAAAGCTTCTGTGAAGCAAATGACATTAATTTACATCAATTAACTGTTAACTATTTTAACAAAGATGAGTATCCTTTAGCTAGAGATAATATGCATCCAGGACCAGATTGGCATTTAAATGTTAGCTCATCACTCTCAACTTAAAGATTGGTTTGACAAACACAACGAACTTGGCGGCTATGTCGCTAGTTGTTATGTTGACTGGAATATAGTAACCAGTCCTTTGTATGAATTTATAAAGTTATTAGAAGCATATAAAAAAATTGAATATCTTGATATAGAAGATTTTGCACAATCTGAGGTGATGGATAATACTATGCCTGATAGATGGATAATGGAAGATATCAGTAAAATTAAATATCTTACCGAAGAAATAATGGCAGATTCACTATTATTTCATCCACAGATTATACACGAACCATGGTTTGATAGATATAGAGTTCATCCGGGCAGTGGCAGAGCAATAGCATTATGGTTATGTGGATATAAACAGTTTAAAACAATATACACACACTTTGATGAGGCAGGGTTTGCTCCACCAGGTCACACTATAAAATTAGACAGTTGGGAAAGTTTAGCCAAGGAGATTATTTGCACAGGACCCGCAAACAGTTTTCGCAGTGCATATGATGTAGAGACGTTTAGAGCCTTTCCAAAATTACACAAAGATATAAAACATACCAGACAAAAAGACATTGAATGGGCTCCGAATTTTACTAGCAGTAAACCTTGGGAGTTCTTGATATATAGCGAAGGTAAGGAATTCTTACACTTTAAACGAGAATGGCGTTCACACAGTTATGACATGTATACTGACTTACAACACAGTATTACTCAAATAGGTAGGACTATTTTTGAGTTTAAAAAAGATAAAGTAGTGCGAGTAATTAGAGGCGATGAAACATATAATATCGTTGACTAAATTACTGTTTTAATGTATAATAAATTTAATTACATAAATACATACGAGGACTTAAAATGGATCGACCCTCTCTAAATACTCCGCTCCTAGCAAACATTAAAGGAGAAGAATATGCCAAATTATTTTAGCACAAAAAGATACGGACACAACATCGGATTATCCGCAGTGTTCCGTCAACCAAATGCAGAGCATTCGCATTGCCATTTGTTGCATGGTTACAGTTTAGCATTTAAATTTACATTTGCTTGTGATGAACTTGATAACAAAAACTGGGCAGTTGACTTTGGTGGACTAAAGCCACTAAAGAAATGGTTGGAAGATAACTTTGATCATAAGACAGTTATTGACAGAGAAGATCCATTCTTATATAAGTTCGCAGAACTTGAGAACATGGGATTAGCAGAAATTGTAGTAATGGATGGAGTAGGCGCAGAAAAGTTTGCCGAACATGCATTTAACTTTGCAAATAACTTAATTAAAGAAAAGAGTAATGGGCGTTGTTGGTGTGTAGAGGCTGAAGTTGCCGAACACGGTGCCAACTCAGCAATCTACAGAGGATAATAAATTAATATGAGAATAGCAGTAATTGGTTGCGGCTTTGTCGGCAGCACAGTAGCTAACTTCTTGGAGAAGAATGGCAGCAATGATGGCATAGAAATTGTTAGAATTGATCCTAAAATTGAAGGTGCACCAACCATTGAGGAAGTAAACGATTTAGATGCAGCTATCTTATGTTTAAATGCACCCACCAATGAGTTTAACTCAATAGTTGAGGTTGGTTTAACTAGGTTATATGTTGATACTATTCAAGCACAGTTTGGCAACATACCTGTTATGATTAAAAGCACTATGCCTATGTTTACTGATTTTAAAAATATAGGTAATGAGTGGGCGAATCACGTAGTTTACAATCCTGAGTTTTTAACTGCTGCAAATGCCGAAGAAGATTTTGCAAATCAACAGTTGTTTGTTTTAGGAATTGATCCATCTGTTATAACACATGATTCACCAGCAGAAGAAAACAAAGATGCAAGGTTTTGGACAAATATATTTGCACCTAGTTTACCAAACACTGAGTTCATTTACACAGATAGAGAAACAGCAATAATGGTCAAGTATACACACAATGCTTGGTTGGCTACAAAGATTACATTTTTTCATTCGTTAAGCCAACTCATGCCAGGAGTATCCAACTACGAAGAAATGACTAATATACTAGCTAAGTTTCCTAACATAGGACCTAGTCATATGAAGGTTCCTAATGCAATTGGTGGACTTGGATATGAAGGATTTTGTTTTCCAAAAGATATGAAAGCATTAGAAGGTATAACACAGTCAACATTGTTAGATGCAATAATACATGAAAATCATCTATTAGCTGCTACACAGAAACCTAAAAATAATATAGAATCATCTCTTCAAAAAAAAATTCCAAAAAATGACTTCATAATAGTTCTAGGAACTAGTCATACATTTGGTGAATGTAATAGTATTAGAATTCCTTCTTATGTAAAAACATTACAGTCGCACATTGACATGGACATAGTCGAAGTTGGAAACTCAGGAGCAAGGAATATAGATTTAATTGCAACGCTAACCGAATTAAACGATCTAGGTTTCCTTAATGAGCGTTGTAAACTTGTGTTAGTAGAGCCACGTGTAAAAGATCCAGTAATATCTACATCAATTGATACCATTATTGGTGAAAAACAGATGCGTAAGCTACTAGTTGCAGAGAATAATCGAACAATAAATCTTTGTAGAACTTCACTTGGATTTGATGATGATAGCTATGGTAAACCAATTAAATGGCCGGTTACTACTAGAGAGTCTATAGGAATAAAATCAGGGCCTGGAAACTTACATAATGCTAAAGAAAGATTAGATGGTAGACTTGGGCTATCTGCACACACAGATGCAGATAAAAAACAACTGGTAAAAGATATATGGGAAAAGAATGATGCATTTGGTGGAGATAATTCAGTTAATGAGTGGTTAACTAGTGCAACACATGAGATAACTACTACAGCAGAGGGTATGTTAAACCTGTTAAATGATTTAACTTTAATAGAATCTATGGCAGCTATAGTAAAAAACAAAGGTATTGGATTTAGGTGGTTTGTAATGGACGACAGAGATAAAGAAATAAGTATGTTACAGTTTTTAAATAGCAAGACGTCTGACATATTTAAAGACAGATTATTAAGCAAATCAATTCAACGATTAATGCTTGACTTGTTACCCCATAAAAAACCGACACAGTTTCATGAAGCTTTAAGCTTCAATGAAGCTTATAACCATTTATTATGTGATTGTGGACATTATTCAGAAACAGGTAACCAATACATTGCAAACAATATTATTGGACCAGCAGTAAGTAAGACATTAAATAAAATTTCTAGGAGAGAAAAGTGACATATGTAGTAAAAGACGATTGTATCAAATGCAAATACACTGATTGTGTCGCAGTATGCCCAGTGGATTGTTTCTATGAAGGCGAAAACTTTCTAGTTATTAATCCAGAAGAGTGCATTGACTGTGGTGTATGCGAACCAGAATGTCCAGCAGGTGCTATTGTGCCTGATACAGCATTAGATAAGAACGATCCAATAGATTGGGTTGCAGTAAATCAAAAGTATGCAGATATGTGGCCAGTGATTACCGAACAAATTGACCCTATGCCTGATGCAGATAAGTTCAATCCCAAAGAGGGATATGATGGTCCTAACAAGTTTAGTGAGTTAAGTGAAAAGCCCGGAGAGGGAAATTAGAATATAAGCCAGGAGGCAAAGATGGGTAAAAGGAATATACCGTTTATAGCAAGCAAACGTGGACAACCACAAGCAAAGAAAAACATGAGTCATGGAACGTTTAAAGTTAAACGTAAACCAAATAGTAAAAGAGTTACTAACGGCTCAATGAAATAAAGGAGCAAAAAATGCCAGATAAAACAATGCAAGAAATACTAAAGCAAGTTGAAGAAGTAATGGAAAAATATGTGAATCCAAATGTAGCAATGCATGGTGGTAAAATTAACATAATCAAATTTGATGAAACGACTGGATTTTTACACACACAAATGAGTGGAAGTTGTAGTGGATGTGCTAGTAGCACAGAAACACTTAAAATGGGTGTAGAAAATACACTAATGCATTTTATTCCAGAAATCAATGGCGTTACAAGTGAGGATGATCCAATGTTTAATGACCCATACTATGTAGCCGATCATGGAATGATGGACGACTTCCCGCCAATGGACAATGATTAAGTGAACATCAAAGATTACATAAGAACAGTTCCAGATTATCCTATCGAGGGTGTGAACTTTTATGATGTTAACAGCTTGTTTGCTAGTAACTTATGGACAAGCGAAGTAGAAGATATTGCAAAAAGAATACAAGACAGTATTGAGTTTCTGCCAACACATATTGTTGGTATTGAAAGCCGAGGTTTTGTATTAGGTGCAGCATTATCACAAGAATTAGATATACCCTTTGTTATGATAAGGAAGAAAGGTGCTAAATACCCAGGTAAGCTGCTCGAAGAAAGCTACGAACTTGAGTATGGGACCGATACACTTACACTACAAGAGGGTATATTAGGTCATACAAGCAGAGTTCTTATAGCAGACGACTTAGTTGCTACAGGGGGAAGTATGAACGCTAGTAAACTCTTATGTGAGCAAACTGGTGCAATAGTATTAGGTGGAGTTACGATAGTTAACTTAAAATACCTAAACGGAGAAGAGATGGAACTCTTGTCCTCAGTGGAGATAGAACAATGATAGAAGTTAGCCAAAAAGCAAAAGAATATATGAAGGGTATTGCAGACGCAGACGCCACACCAGGCAAAGTAGTATTCCTTGGAATTAAAGGTGGTGGTTGTTCAGGGTTCAGTTACGATTGGTCGTTAAAAACAGAAGAAGAACTTGATGAATATTCAGATGAGATTATTGATCTGGAAAACGGCACTAAACTTGCAATTGATGGAACAAGTTTAATGTATCTATATGGTAGTCAAATTAATCTAAAGCAAGATTTGTTTGGCACTACATTAGAGATATCAGCGCCATCAACAGCAAGCTCATGTGGATGTGGAGAAAGCATCAACTTTGATATGACAAAAGTTGAAGGCAATATGGACTTAATTAAAGAATTAAAAATACCTACAGAACAAAAAGCATAAAGGAAAATAAATTGACTAATAAAGTAGACTTAAACGCATATAACGACTTTGTAAAAGAAGTAACTAGTAATGAATCAATGGATTCAGTAGCAATGTATGAACGTATTATTGACATCGAAAAAACAAGCGGAGTCAATATGGCTTCACTACTAACAGGCTCGATTGGAATGGCGAGCGAAGGAGGAGAGTTCAGTGAAATTGTTAAAAAATGTGTATTTCAAGGTAAACCAATGGATGATGCAACAATCTTTCATGCCAAACGAGAACTTGGCGATATTATTTGGTATTGGATTACTGCTTGTCGGGCGCTCAATTTAGACCCTAATGAAGTAATCGAAGAGAATGTGAATAAACTGAAGTCACGCTATCCTGGTGGAGACTTTGATGTTCACTATAGTGAAAACAGGAAAGACGGAGATCTATGACAGACAAAGAATACTCAGAATATGGGTATAGAGGATTAGAAGAAGTTTTAGCCAAAGATGCAGAAATCAAAGAACTTAAAAAAGAGATTTCTGAGTTAAAGATGAAACTGCAACAAGCAGAAAATCAAAACAACAATCTTATGGCAACAGCTAACTTACCTAAATACTAATATGATCGAATATAAAGGCAAAGCCTACACTGAATTAAACTTCAATGAATGCATTGAGTTTGAAAAAGAACTATTGAAAAAAGTTATTGCTGCCGGCAGGGCTGGTATGGGTGATGAATTAATCCACCAACTAAACGTTTTTATTGATTTGCTACGAGACCAAAAGGCAGAGGCAATTAGGAAAGAGATGAAGCAAAAAGGTGACGACAAAGAAGACGGTATTGTATTAGATACTTCTCCACCTGAATTAGAGATTATAGAACCTGAGCCAGAATATCCAAAAATGAAGAAAACACAAGTCGAATTAACTAGATCAGATAAGTTAAAAATAGCAGACATGTATAAGCCATCAATTGATCCAGAAGCAGTTAAATTAGCAGAGACATACAAAAATGAAAAATAACATATTTGGAATATGGTATGAGCCAGGTGATATCGGAACTTGGTTTGCATGGTTTATTAATCAACATCATGGTTATTCAAAACCAGACATTGAAATTAGATATGATGCCGAGGGCGATAAGTTTAATCATATTGCCACCGATTATTGCTGCAATAAAATTTCATGGTATATCCCAGCCGGATTACATGCCATACCGCCTCGCTCACATAAATTTATCAAATCATTTGATGAATTTCATAAATTAGCAGGTGGTGGCGATCTAGCCTACAAAATAATTCCTTGGCATAATCCGTTTCAGACCAATTCAGAAGAAATGCCTGACGGAATGTCACCAACTCAAGTGTGTAAACAACTGTTAGAAGAAACTAATACTGATGCAATTATCATTCCACAAGTAGAAGTAAGCTATAAATTGTTTGCAAAAAGGCTTGCATTTATTAGGCCTAGATTTACAGTAGAAGAAACTGAAAAATATTACAGACAGCGAATGGAAAAAGGCTACAACAACACGTTAACACAGATGCGTGAAGCTATTCCAGGTATAAAAATTCACACAATAGCAATAGATAAATTAATTCTACAAAATGATGTCAGCGAGTATCAGAAACTGTTAGATATATTAAAAGTTCCTGCATTAGATAATTGGACATCACATACAAATAACTATTACGAAAAGATATTTGCTCCGTGGGAACATATTAAGTCTGAAGAATTAAATATCAGACCAGAAACACTTAATGCTATCAAAGAAAACCCATATTAATGAATACTTATTGTGTGTTATTCAGTAATGGATTAAGTGGAACATGGCTAACATGGTTTATTAACCAACACAAAGACTTTCCAGATAGACTAGAACTTGATCCTGCACATAGTGATCCTGAACATCCGGATCGTATAACTGATTACAGCACACAACCAAACTGGTGGCATGCTGAACAGAGTTGGGAAGATTTTATGGTATATTGTGAAAGACAAGATCATCCAAACGAACGTGAAAATGAACCAGATATAAGATGGGGGTTTAGTAACTTAGCATTTAAGGTGCAGCCATATCATGAATTCTTTGGACCAGATATGAACTCTGATCAGTCTAAAGAAGCCTGTAAGTTTGTATTAGATAAAAGTAATTGTAAACAAGTAATAGTGCCAGTATGCAACGAAGTGTTATATAAACCAATATATAACAGATTAATTGCAATTAGACACTATTATACCGTTGACAAAGACCCAAAAAAGTGGTATAATAGTATATTGTATGAGTATATACAACAGGAACTAAAAGTGCCGTTGTTATATTTAGACATAGGAAAGATACTAAGTGGAAATGATTCAGAGTATCAAACGTTAATACAAACACTTAAAGTTCCTGAATTAAACAATTGGAAAGAACTTGTAAATGACTGCAGACGAGAAATATATGATAATTACAAGTAAGTATGATATGAAGCAAAATCAACATGGACAGACAATAGTAAACGAAGTAGATTTAATCGACAGTTGGCTATCTGGTAAGCATGTTAGTGATGTAATTATGGATGATGTAGAGCCGATAAATATATACAACAACTGGTGTAATATGTATGACAACAAAGACGTTATTACTGCACAGCCAGAATATAAGAAAGATGATTACATTGAAAAATGTATGAGTAATTGGGCAATGCCTGAAGAATATAAAGAACTTGATGTGGTTAGATTTATTAATAATAGAGAGCTAACATATCAAGAGCGTGATAGAGTGCATTTAGAAATTGAAATGTATCGTGAACGTGGCTTAATTCCAGTGCTAAGATTTTTAGTTTACTTAGTGGATTTATGCAAACAAAATAACATTGTATTAGGTGTTGGACGTGGATCAAGTGTAGCAAGTTATGTATTATATTTGTTAGGAGTTCACAAAGTAAACAGCATTAAATATGATTTAGACATAAAGGAGTTTTTGAAATGAAAACAGTTAAAACAGCAAAAGGTAGAATGCTAGACATGGGTGCGTTAGCAGCCCAAAACGAGGAAACTCGTGCTATCAGTAATGTGCCTATAAACGCAAGAGGCGATATCATTGATAACCGTGGAAACGTTAAAATTTCACGTGAAGATATTTCTAAAGAATTTTATAAAGAAACTGTTCCAGGAAATGTCGTAGAGCAAGGTATCAAAGAAGAAACTATACTAACACCTGTTGAACAGCCAGAACCAAAACAAGAACCAGTGCAAAAAGAAGCAATAGTCGATGATGGTCCAGTTGAAATCTCACGTAAAGAACGTGAGCGTAAAGACGGTAGTAAATACTTTGAAATAGAGTATATGGATGGCAGCATGGAAGAAGTTGATATTCCCCAAAACAAAAACAAGAAATAGGATATAAAATGAGCCTTAAAGTAAAAGCAATGCGTAATAAGATCTTAGCAGAAATGATTGATGATCCAGGTGATGAAATAACAACAGCCGGTGGTATTATTCTTATATCAAAAGATGGAACTGAATCCGCAGTTAGACCACGTTGGTTTCAAGTATACAGTGTAGGCGATGACATTGATTGGTTAACAGAAGGCGCATATGTGCTAGTTGATCATGGACGTTGGAGCAATGGCATGAAAGTAGACAACGACTTGAAAATCTATCTATTAGATAATAAAGATTGTTTAATGGTATCAGATGACAATCCAATGTTAAATGCTAATATCATGATTGGTAGTAAACCAGTCGCCAGGCGTCCATCCGATGATGCAAGTAGACATGGTGTAACAACAGGCTACGTCCCAAATTAAATCTAAAAGGAAATTAATAATAATGAAAAAATTAACAGGCGTTATTCCTGAACCTAAAGAAGTGCCTACACCACCTCCTGCTCCACCAATGCCTACTCCACCAATTCCGCCTAAACAACCAGGCGACTATTTGCGTGAGAATGGTATCTTGCATATGGACAAAGAGTTTAATCAAGAGAATTGTATGCCGTTGGTTAAGATGATTATGGAATATAATCTTATGCCTGACCTTAAAGCACCTGAAGTTATTCACCTATATATTAATTCACCAGGTGGGTATGTTGACAGTTGTATGCACTTAATTGATATTATTAAACAGTCACGCATTCCAGTTTATACATACGGAATGGGCTCAATTGCATCGTGTGGCGTTATGCTTATGATGGCAGGCGTTAAAGGACATAGATACCTCACACAAAATACGGCAGTTATGAGTCACGAATTTAGTGGCGGAACAAAAGGCCAATATCATGATATGGTAGAAAGCCGTAAGCACATGGACTGGACAAATCAAAAATTAATGGAACACTACGTTAAATGCACAGGCAAAAAAGAACCTTACATTCGTAAGCATTTGCTTGCACCTAAAACTGATCATTGGTTAACACCCGAAGAAGCAGTTAAACATGGCATTGCAGATTTAGTTATAGAGTCTTACTAAAATGGGTCAACTGAGAAATCCTAATCTCGAAACTATGAAGCGAGAACTTGATGAAATGGGATTTAACTCAGAGACATTTTGCACGGCTCCATATCTTAACATTGACTTAGATCAAGACGGAGCAATATATACCTGTTATCGTGGTAAAACTAATGTAGGTGACTGGAAAAAAGAAAGCCTGAAAGATAGTTTTAATGGACCACAGATGCAAAAGATTCGTAAAGATCTTTACGAAGGTAGACAAAACAAAAACTGTCGTAGTTGTTGGGCCGCAGAGAAAAAAGGTAGTAACAGTCCTAGAGTGCATTTTTATTATGATTTTATGGATCAATATTATGAAGATAATCCAGAAGGCGCCCAAGAATATTTAGATAAAATTAAAGCAGACTATATAAAAGGCAAGATAGCAGACATAAAGCGTGGCGAACTAAGACCAAGTAGTTTATGTAATCTACGTTGTATGCATTGTGGTCCACATAGTAGCACTAAGTGGGTAGAAACACTAACCAAAGGTGACAATGCAAAAGTTTATATGGAAAACGAAGGCTTAATGGAAAACGGCAATGGTATTATTAATCATAACATTATTGACACAGGCCTAACAACATACTATAAAAATACATTAACAAGTGACACAGATTACGAAGAAGATCTATTAGAAGTTTTAGATTCACTTGAGCATATAAGTTTTACAGGTGGCGAGCCGTTGCTTACACCAGAACACCCACGTTACTTACAACATTTTATCGACAGTGGAAATGCTAAAAATATGTATTTGGAATACAATACAAATCTAAATATCAAAAACATTGAAAAGTTCTTTCCATTATGGGAGAATTTTAAGCACTTACATATTAGAGCAAGTATTGATGCTAGTTTTGACACTTACGAATACTTTAGAACATACGGTAAAATTGATCTACTTAAAGATTGTCTACAAAAAATACAAAAATTCCGTTTAGAAAAAATGGGTGGCAAAAGACGTATGAAAATCAATGCTACTGTAACACACAATTTGTTTAGTGCGTTACGTTGGAAAGATCTCACAAGAGATTGGACTACACATGGCGTAGCATTTCACGTAAGTCTAATTATTGACCATCCTATAAGTGTTATATACATGCCAAAAGAATTGCGTGAAAAAGCAGTTGCGGAGATGCAGTGGTGTTATGACAATATAGAGCAATTCACAGACGACGAAGATTATATAGATATATACAGACATCACACAGAACAGTGTATCAAATACACAGCAGAACAAAATCACGAAAGTGATAAGTTCCCTGAACAAACTATAAAGTATATTGAGTTCTGTGACAAAACAAGTGGTAAAAGCTACAAAGATTATTTTCCAGAATTAATAAAATATTTAGAATAACGGAGTTACAATTGAAATCAATCAAAGATACCTATGCAGATTTTTTCAAATGGGTTAAGGGCACAGAGCTTGTAGAACTAGAAAATATTAATGTAGAAGAAGATCCAGTAAGACCAGAACTAAGTTTAGAATGGCGTAAGGCTAATGGTCGTAAGATTTACGGACTAAAATATCAAGACACAATAGAAGGTATCGTGTGCGTAGCATTTACCAATGACATACCTACTACTGTTAAAGAACTAGAACTTATGAGTGAGAATGCTAGTTTAAAAAATGATTTCAATACCGCAGTTGCATATACTGTATGGTCACGTAAGCGTGGCGCAGGTAAAGAGATAATACATAAACTATTAACCCATGTTAAAACAAACGAAGAGATTAAGACAGTAGTTACTCTATCGCCATTAACACCAATGGCAACACACTTTCATATTAAGAACGGTGCTAAACTAAAGAAAATTAGTGCTGAAACACAAAACTTTGAATACAAGATTAATACTTGACAAATGAGTAATATCGTATATAATAGTAGAATAAAGAAAGAAACACGGAGAATAACTTGAAAGACTTATGGGTAGAAAAGTATCGTCCAACTAATGTTGGCGAATATGTATTTAAAGATGATTCACAGCGTAAGCAAGTGCAAAACTGGATTGACGACAAAGGTATTCCACACTTGTTATTCAGCGGTAGCCCAGGCACTGGCAAAACTACACTAGCAAAAGTTTTGATTGCAGAACTAAGTGTAGAAAAAGCAGACGTGCTTTATATTAATGCTAGTAGAGATAATGGCGTTGAAATGATTCGTAAGCGTATTAGTGCATTTAGTGAAACTATGCCTTGGGGTGATTTTAAAGTTATCTTGCTAGACGAAGCAGACCATATTAGTCCTGAAGGACAAGCAGCATTACGTGGGGTTATGGAACAGTATCATGCAAGTGTGCGTTTTATTTTAACGTGTAACTATCCTAACATGATTATTCCTGCACTACACAGCAGATGTCAAGGCTTCCACATTGAAGAACTTGACCATACCGATTTCACAGTGCGTGTAGGAGAGATCCTGGCACAAAACGCAGTTCAATTTGATATTGAGACCTTAGACGCAATGGTCCGTGCAAATTATCCTGACTTACGTAAAACTATTAACACAGTGCAAATGACCATTGTGGATAATATACTTGCTATGCCCGATGACGGTGGCAGCACAAGCGAGTGGCGATTAGCAATGGTAGAGCTATTTCGCAGTGGTAAGATACAGGATGCACGTAAACTCATAATCAAATCTGCACGTGCTGATGAGTATAATGATATATTTACTTGGCTTTACAAGAACTTAGATCTTTATACAAAGAATGACTTTCAATATGATAGTTGCGTATTAGCAATTAGAGAAGGCATGATTAAGCACACTCAAGTAGCAGATCCTGAGATTAATCTTAGTGCTACAATGATTGAGTTGGCAAGAACTCTAAATGAGTAGGTTAGAAAACCTATTACTTCCAGTTACATTTAACAATTGGAATACTTACTCGTATAGTCCAAGGGTTAATACACTAATGAGTCTTAGTTTTAGTATGGGTGCAATGCCCAAGCCATTAGCATATGTTTCAACTTCACCTGATTACTTTTTTGATGACAACGGCAACGTAGTTAATTTGCTTGATCAGTGTAAAGCAATAGACGGCAGTGAAACACTAGAACAAGACATAATAGATATGCTGCAAGATGTAAAAGATATTGAGAATGAGCCTATACTAGATTCAAACTTTAAATTTACATTGCCGTATGCATTTCAATATGCCCAAGCAAAAGATATTACATGTAAAAAATTCCATACACACTACGCAGATAGTTTATGGATGGGATTACTTGAGTATAAGACCAACGAACGATTTGATCCTGATGTCGTAAACTTTACATATAAAAGTAACTTAGCAGACATTGACTTAATGTTGAATTCATATCTTAATGAACACATTAATCTAGCAGGTGCTGACAATTATCTGTTGGCTATTATAGATGAAATAGCATTACGTAGAAATGAAGAAGTTAACGTGGGTGATGCATGTGATTACTTCTTAAACAAGCCTTTTAGAATGTTATTATTAGCTGTTGACAATGGCCTAAACCATATTATGGAAAACGGTTATGAAGTATACAGAGATCAATTAATTGCTGGTTACCAAATTACACGACCAAAGCGTGAAGAAGTTCCGTTTGTTTATTCAACAAGATTGTTTGACCATAACTATATTGAAAAGTCATCAATTTCATATGAAGTAACGTGTGAACGAGTTGATATACAACCTAATTATAATCTGTTTGAAGAATGGCATTACTATAATTTTAAGGGCTGTAACACCCATGAAGATAATCTAGTAAATACTATTGTTAGGATATCCACAGGATATGATTTCACTCTTGCTAACTGGAACTATTTCCAACAAGCAGTATTTGAAGTAGGATGTAAGCAATATACAGATGAAGCCAGCAATAGCATTTTTAAGACATGGATCGACAGTCGAAGGTAGAGAAGTATTCCTAGTAACAATGCTAGGCAAAGCCTTTATAGACTTAGATTTAGACACCGCAGTAATCGTTCCACGTGGTAATATTACTACAACAAGCGAACAATATCTATTAGAAAAAACAACCCAATTAGTTTCCGCTTACATTTTTCTAGATGAAAAAGAAGCCATGCTGTTTAGGATTAAGTATACATAATAGTAGAGCACAAAACGGCATAAATAAGTATAGCAATGAAAAGTAAAGAATGAATATTACACACTGCAATAGAGTATAATATACCGCATTGAAGTAGACAACAGCAAACTACAACATGGTCGAGACTTTTCCTAAGATATAATATAAGGATGGATTACGATGAATACTCGGTTTATGATATGGTGGCTGGCCACCGTTATACAGATTATTGGTGTAGGTCTTGCTATTAACTTTGGAGCAATTTCTTTTTTACTAGAAGCAGATCAAACATATTTAAGCTTCGTAACAACTGGACTATGGATTATTGGCTCAATAACAATTGGCTATCTTGCATGGAAAAAAGAAACAGATTATGACACACCTTGGTTTATTGCGGAAAGCTGCATAAGCGTAGGTATGATTGGAACACTAATTGGCTTTATGCTAATGTTGGGTTCCAGCTTAGGCGATGTAGACCCAAGCAATATGCAATCAATGAAGCAAGTAATTAGTGACATGGCAAGTGGTATGAGTACCGCACTTGTTACAACATTATCAGGATTAGTATTCAGCTTATTCCTGAAGATACAAATTACAATTCAAGAACATAAAATGGTAGAGTAACACATGGCACGTAGACGCAGCGGGAATCAGCTCGCATTCAACGATATGCTATTTAATATATTACTAGGATTTGTTGTCCTATTTGTTATTGCATTTTTGTTGATCAACCCTATAACTAAAAAACAAGATGTGCCGTCAAAGGCAGAAGCTATGATCATAATGGAATGGGCTGATAACAGCTACACCGATATGGATTTATGGATTCAACGTGACGACAATAGCCCTGTGGGATTCAACAATAAATCAGGACAAGGCATGAACTTAGAACGTGATGACCTAGGCTCTACAAATGATAGATTTTATGTAGATGGGCAAGTGTCAATTGTTAAAACAAACAGAGAAGTTGTTAATGTTAGAGGTATTGTTCCTGGTAATTATTATCCAAATGTGCATACTTATAATTGGAGTGATACAGAACCTTTAGAAATTACAATAACAGTAGTAGACATTAATCCAGTATATAGAGAAATATATTCTATAAAAGTAATAGTAAGTAAAAGAGGTGATGTTGTAAGACTACCTGGATTTGTAATAGATGCTGAAGGTCGTATAGGCAATGTGTTTAATCACACAAAAACCGTAGTTCCAAACCGAGGTAGAGTCGGCGATACACAAGGCACCAACTTTCAAAGTAATGAGTAATATGCAATACATTGTTAATAACATAAAAAATGCAAATTCCAGAATAATAAATGATATAAAAATCCTAGAGTTTGAAAACTTCTTCCCTCCAGAACATTTAGAAAAAATGATGTGGGCTACACAGCAGGTTCACTTAATAGACAGTTCTGAGCCTGTTAGTGGATTAAAGCCAAGTGCGTTTTGCATTAGTGCATTAACCAAAGACCATTTTTTTAGAGATATTAATGCAGAGTTCAAAACAACAGAATTTAAAACAGAATTATTAAATAGATTTGGACTGAATAATGTAGATTATTTAATGCAATATTTAGACATTGATATAAGCATACACACAGATCAAGGACATCAATTTGATGATGCACACTCCGATCAAAAGAATAACTTATTCTCATTAACCTTACAAATATACCTGCCCGAAACAGATGAAAATGCTGAATACGGAACTATATTTTTTGACAACAAAGGCAATGAATTACATACAGTAGAGTTTAGAAAAAATACAGGTTATTGTTTCTTATCACACAACAACAGTTGGCATGCCGGAAAGCCAGGTATAAAGCGTAATAGCTTCTTTATAAGAATGGACATTAAACCACACTATGAATTTACTTCTAGTGTATTCAATTATGATTCTAATATAGATACATGCTATCTTATATGGGACAAGTATATGGAAGTTCCACGTCATTACACAGACTATTTGCTACAAGTATCTATGCTAAATGCACAAGAGCTTGGTATTGAAAACGTTGTAGTTTCACAAGATCCGTGGAAAAACAAGTGTGCATTGTTACACAAACTAAAAGAACTTGGCTTTAAAAAGGCGTTTATAGTGCTAGGTGGGGTGCATTGGAATACAAAACAAGCAGGCACATATGCACAAGAATTAGACTTAACTGTTACTGTATGTGGCAGATCTAACTCAGATAGTCCTACGCATTTACTAAGACAGTATGCAGTAATAGATATAAATAAAGTTATAGAATTCGAAACAACTCTTCCAGCATATTTTCCAAATACAGAACGTTACTTTGGTGAATGTGTTGATAAAAATGATTTCATCGAAATAGATGATGATTTAGCAGACATACAACAGTTCTATCACATGGACGAAGATATAGATGAATGTGATACATTTACAGCATGGGTTAGATGGTCTGATACATACGAACACGACGATATTAAATATCTCGAAGCATATAAAGAAAACAATAGGCATTTGACAGGACTAACAAAGTCAATGCACAAAGGATAAATTATGGTTTACTTAGCTACAGCATTAATTTTTATAACAAGTGTAATTACACTTTACGCTCTTATTTTAAATAGAAAAAACCCACTCATATTAATGGTGCTAATTCCTGCACTATTAACATCTGGTATATATACAGGCTACTCAATATATGCATTACAAGGAACACCTATTTCAACAGGTTTACCAACTAATACACAAGTTGAAATTGTATGGATGGAACCTGCTAAGCCAGTTATACGTTTATTACTAAGAATAGAAGGAGATGAAGCTCCTACATATTATAGTATAGATTATACAGAAAAGAATATGGAAGAATTAAACAAAGCAATTGCACAAGCAGCCGCTCAAGGCAAAGAAGGTGTAGATGGCGAATTTAAACCAAACAATGGTGGTGAAGAAACTGGTGGTGAATTCTTCTTTGTGCAAAAACCTAAATCATTAGGACCTGTAAAAAAACAACAAGATAAAACACCAGGTTTCTACAGTGAACCAAGACGACCAAATGGTCCTGGCAGTGATGCAGAAGATAGTGCTGATGCTGACCGTAACGGAATAGGCACTGGATTTGCTAATCCTATCTTTGATAGCTATAAAGGACTTATACTTGAAGAAGATCTACACGCATGCGATACACACTTTGGATGCGGTCCATAGTATTACCCCAAAAAGTCATTGACAACACTAATATGTGTGTTACAATAAAGAAGTAACACTAGAGGATAAATTGTGACCCCACATATAGAAGCTAAAAAAGGAGATTATGCTCCTACTGTATTAATGCCTGGCGACCCTTTGCGAGCTAAATGGATTGCTGAAACATTTTTAGAAGATTGTAAACAAGTTAATGGTATAAGAAATTGCTTAGGCTATACTGGTTACTATAATGGAACTAGAGTAAGTGTTCAAGCAAGTGGTATGGGACAAGCAAGTTTAGGAATTTATACACATGAGCTATATAATTTTTATGATGTAGAAACTATTATAAGAGTAGGTAGTTGCGGTGGAATGGCAGAACATATTAATGTGGGTGATATAGTTGTTGCAATGACGGCTCACAATGAAAGCATTGTAAAGCCTTCAGCCTGGCCTTGTGCTAATATTGAATTGTTAAATAAACTTGTTGACAACATACCAGAAGAAAAAGTTCACCATGTGGGACCAATCGTAAGCACAGATCAATTCTATAATGTAAACAAAGACTGGTGGAAACCTTTAGCTGCTAATGGTATTCTTGCAGTTGAAATGGAAGCTCACTTGTTATATAAGTTAGCTATAAGATTTAACAAAAAAGCACTTGCTGTTTGCACAGTTAGTGACTTATTAAATAGAAAAGAAAGTATGTCACCGGTTGAACGAGAAACTGGTTTTAGTGACATGATTAACATAGTATTGGACACTATATGAAAAACGTAATTAAATTTTTTAAGAAAAGCTATGCAACTGACCGCACGGCTTTTTATGCAGAAATAGTAGAAACAACATTGCTAATAGTTGCAAGTGCAGTATTGAGTTTTACAATACTTGATCCTGCAACAAAGATATTTGTTCCACTGTATCTAATAGGCAGTATACTTGCTGTCTTTAGCACATACAGGCGAGGCAGTAGTGCTATTGTGCTATGTGCTTGGTTTACTGTTATGAACAGTTGGGCATTCTTGCAGTTGTTTGTGCTATGATTAAAGCAATACTGGCATGTGATGATGCGTGGGGCATAGGTAAAGACGGAACGCTACCTTGGCCGCACAATGCTGCAGATCAGAAATGGTTTGCACAAACAACAAAGGGTGGTGTTGTTGTAATGGGTAGCACAACATGGAAAGATCCAGATATGCCAAAGCCACTGCCAGGACGATATAATGTTGTGGTATCACGTGGTGTAGCCGATGAGGCGCATTGTGTAGTTCCTATGAGTGAAGTTGAAAAACTATTAGTAGAAGATTTAGAACAGGAAGATGTTTGGATTATTGGCGGGGCTAAACTTGTAAAAGCATTGATGCCAATAATTGATCAATTGTGGTTAAGTAGAATAACAGGCGTATACGATTGTGATACACACTTACCAGAAGATAATATATTAAAAAACTACAAACTAGTTGATGTTGATACTAGTATCGATACGTTAAGTATTGAAACATGGAGTAAATTATGAAAACATATTTAAATGCACTAGGGCATATCCTAGCAAATGGCAAAGAAAAAGGTGACAGAACAGGAACTGGCACCAAAGGCGTGTTTGGTTATCAAATGCACTTTGATTTAGAAAAAGGATTTCCTGCCGTAACAACCAAAACACTTGCATGGAAAAGTGTTGTAAGTGAACTGTTATGGTTATTAGAAGGTAGCACAGATGAACGTAGGCTTGCAGAATTACGCTACGGCTTACCACGTGAGGAGTTAGTAGACAAGACTACTATTTGGACTGCTAATGCAGATGCACAGGGTGTAGCACTTGGTTATGAAAATACAGATACCGTCAAAGAACTAGGACCAGTATATGGTAAACAATGGCGTGGACGCGATACTCGATTCCACATATCAACACACCAAGGCGTGGATCAAATAGCACAAATCATTGAACAAATTAAAACAGACCCAGACAGTAGACGCATTATATTAAATGCATGGAACGTCGGCGAAATAGATAAAATGGCATTACCACCATGTCATGCACTTGCACAATTTTATGTAGTAGAAGGCAAACTAAGTTGTCAACTGTATCAACGTAGTGCAGATATGTTCTTGGGTGTTCCATTTAATATTGCTAGCTATAGTCTACTTACTCATATGCTTGCACAAATTTGTAATTTAAAAGTAGGCGAGTTTGTATGGACAGGTGGCGACTGTCACATATATCAAAACCATATGCCACAGGTATTGCAACAGCTTTCACGTAAACCTGCTAAATCACCTGTATTAGTTATGCCAGAATTTGCTTCACTTGAAGAAGTGTTAAATAGTAGTATAGAGGATTATGTATTAGAAAACTATGCACCTCTACCTACAATTAAGGCAGAAATGGCAGTATAATATGGATAAAGAGATTAGAGACAAATACTTTGGTAATAATTGGAATCCCAATTATGATCATTACAAATACAGTGGATGGGCGTTACTTGATAAAGTTGAACCCGAAGAAGAAGTATTGGATATTGGTTGCGGCTTTAATCTATTTAAAGATGCGTTTGGCGACAGACTACATGGCATAGATCCTGCAAATACAAAGGCCGATGAACTTGTTGGTATTATGGAGTTTGAAACAGATAAGCAATGGGACGTTGCATTTGCTTTAGGTAGTTTAAACTTTGGAACAGCAGAAGAGGTGGAGCCACAAGTAGAAAAAGCAATTAGTTTACTAAAACCAGGTGGACGTATTTACTGGAGGCAAAATCCAGGACTAGGTGACCATCCATGGAAAGGAATGGAAGAAATTGTTTTCTTCCCATGGAGCATGCAACTTAACTATGAATGGGCAGACAAATTTAAATGTGTAGTAGTTGAATGTAAATGGGATGCGGAAAGCGATCGAATTTATGCTGAATGGAAGAAATCAACTGTATGAATTGGTTAGATAAATTTAATAGTATTAAGGTTGAAATTACTTCGCATTGTAATGCAAAGTGTCCAGGTTGCACTCGCAACATAACTGGCGGTAAAAATGTTTCAGATTTAAAATTAGATCATATGCCATATGAACTATGGCATAGAGTTATGCACGAAGATACCAAAGGCATGGAAATAGTAGAAGTATTGTTTGACGGCAATGTAGGTGATTTCTGTATGAATCCTAAAGCTATTGACTTTATTAAAACGGCCCATGAAGCACACCCTGATATGTTTATACAAATTAATACCAATGGTGGTGCTAGAACAGAAGAATGGTGGGCAGAGTTTGGCGAGGTTATTGCTGAAATTCCACATAGAGTAAACTTTGCAATTGATGGATTAGAAGATACACATCATATACACAGACGTTCAACAACATATGAGATAGTTGTGCGTAATATGAAAGCATTTGTTTCAAAGGGTGGAAATGCTAACTGGATATTTACATACTTTGACCATAACTTACATCAAGTAGACGAAGCAAGAAAACGTGCAATTGATTATGGTTGCTACTGGTTTCAAACTAGATGGAGTTGTATACCAGGCGAAGATTTGTATGTGAAAACTGACACAGAAGAATACGAAATTGGCACTGAGAACATATATGAAATGGAAGAATACATGGATCATATAAGACCTCTAAAACATATGCAACCAGAGTTTGAAGAAGGTGAACATATGTGTCCAGCATATACACAAGGACAGATTACTATTGACTTCAGAGGTATATTATGGCCATGCAGTTACATATATTCTACAGAAGTTAGAACACAAGAGTTTGCCAGTCCTTTTCGCATAGAAATGCAACACCCCGGCGAAACAATAAGTTTACATAAACACGCATTACCAGATATACTTTCTAATACTTTCTTTAAGGACCAATTACCAGATGCAATAACTAATAAAAAGTTGAGCATTTGTAACATGTGGTGCTTTAACGACTAATCCTAAACAGTTATAGATAAATACTTATAACTAAAATAGGATGGAATACTAGTGAAAAGTTTGAAAAAAATCACGTTGCTTATGCTTGCAACGGTAATTCTTAGTGTCGTTATCAACTCACACTATAGAAGCATACAAGAAACATTACACGAAGGAATAAGTTGGGTTTGGAAACAAAACGAAACAGTTGGAGAAGCCCTATATGATACAAATGCATTTCTATTTAACGGCGATGCTTTTGATCATGAACGTAGAATAAAAGATTACATCTATAGTTCATTTCCTAGCGTTGTAATGATAAATGTTTTTCCTAACGAACAATCCCAAAATAACCCATTAGTTCAACGCAAGGCTGGACGAGGCACTGGATTTTTCGTGTCTGTAGATGATGAATCAGCAACTATAATGACTAACTATCATGTTATAGAAGGTTACATAGGTTCTGAAAATTTACTAGATCTTAAAATCAATACTGCAATAGATATGTGGGTATACGAAGCCACAATCATTGGGTATGACATAGTGGCAGACATTGCCCTTATTAAAATACTTAAAAAAGATAACGAAAAATGGGAAGCACTAGAGTTTGCAGATCCAGAAGAAATCAGCGAAGGCGATCCTGTTGTAGTTATTGGTCATGGTATGAGCTTACCTTGGAACAGCACACAGGGTATTGTTACATATGACGGCAGATTTGGACAACGTCCTTATTCATTAATGCTACAAGTTGATGCAGTTATTAACCAAGGTAACAGTGGCGGACCTGTTATAGGCACTGACCGTAAAGTATATGGAGTTGCACAATCAATACTAAGCCCAGGTAGAGCAATACCAGGTTGGGATGGTGTAGGATTAGCAGTTGGCTCCAGACAAGCAAAACGTAGCATGGATTATATTCTATCTGATGCATACGCAGAAAAAGGTTATGTTCCATATTCAGACTTATTGTTTAATACAAAAAACTTTGAAATAAAAAGTGTTATCGACACTAAACGCGAAGATAGACACATGTCATACTTTAATATACTAGAACCTGATCTAGATGTAAAAGCACCAACTATGGAAGTTGAACCAGTAAAACTAAATGCAGGACAGATTGCCGGAATGCAAGAAGGTGATATCATACTAGAGTTAAACGGTAAAAGTGTTTATACAGCATTTAAAATATTCATCGAAACTATGTATGCAATACCAGGCGACACAGCAACGATTAAAGTATTACGTGGCGAAGAAGAATTAGAGTTTACTTTAGTTTACCAAGAAATAGACTTTCAAAAACTAAAAAAATCTATCGAAGACCGTAATAAGTTGCAAAGAGGCGGCAAATAATAGGTTGACATAACCAAGAGTTCTTGTTATAATATAGTTTATATACAATATAACTATGGAGAACAAGATGAAATACCTATCGCTATTGCTAGTGTTCATGACATCAGCATGCGTTGTAGCTGAAACAACCCCTCAGTTACGACCAGCTTCTTTTCAAACTACACAAAATACACTGCCGCTGATGCAATCATCAGGTGCAATTGACCATTCTTATTACGCAAAATCAGATTTTGTAAATTTAACAATTCCTGAAGACTTTCAATTTGTTAACACAGTAAAACTTAAATATTTACTATCAACTGGTAAATGGCGAGATTATGCATTATTCAGTCACCAAGTAAGAAAGTTTAAAACTAGTTACAACTGTAAGGCTAGATTAAAAGATTTTGGTATTACATCTCAGACTAAAATGGTTGAGACTAGAAAAGAAGATTATGCAGATGCTGCCAAAGCCGGATTTCGAAAGATAATAATATGTGCTGAAGACGTGGGTGGATTGATTCATTTAGATTATCCATGGATAACCGAACAAATGGCAGAGATTATCTTATATCATGCAACAGAACGTAATGTTATTGAAGATGGCGTAACACATATGCCTAGTCAAGTGCAATATGCAAAGTATATGGTAATGGCACAGGACGCTGAGTTCTACGCTTATTTCAAGGATTTGATGCCTTTAACCCCACCAGAACATGCGACTATTACTGCATACTTTGATGAAATATTCATGGGTAATATATTCCATCCACAACAACGCAGACAACAGTGTAATGTAAACTATCCAAGCCTAATTGCATCAACTGGTGAACATGGACAACACGGTTGCGGCACCAATGGAACAGCCATGCTTCAGGCCTCATTAGCGTATGCATTGTCTACAAATAACAATAAACTATTTGAACGTGCAAAAGCAAACTTAACATATTGGTTAGGCACATTTGACAATGACGGAATACATGTATTACAAGCATCACGTGGAGCGGCATTAGGATATCATAAAGATATTAGTATTCGTTTAGGGTCTATAACTGAAGTTATGCAAACAATAGATTATGATTTCTTAGAACACACAATGCCACGTAGTGGAATTAAAGTTCATGAAGTATTAGATACACATTTCGAAATTCTAAACAATCATAAACTAGTTGGAAAGTATGCAAAATATAATAATGGAGTATGGGATAAATGGTCGTCAATTTCAAACTTATCAACTGAAGCGGCAAACCGTAAAATCAGTGGATTTGGTTGGTGGCATATTGCAAACGCTAATAGACGTTATGTAATAAACTACAGAAAACAACCCACTATGATGCGAGGTAAACTTATAGATTGGCAAGAATGGATTAAGAAAGATCTAAATACAGGACCACAAGATAGATGGGATGCAGCAGGTGAATTTTGGAAACATGCACTAATACCTGCTCAATATATGTATGAAATTAACGAATCTAGGTAGTTAACATACACTATATAGTGCCATTAAACGCTAACTAATTGGTGATTGGCACTATATATTGTTAAAAGGTTGACAATATCAACTAAATATCTTATAATAGTGTAGTAATAAAAAAATTAAGGTTAGTGAAAGGGATGGGATCAGTTGTGACCGCTGAAGCTCACACTAACATAACAAAATCGGTCACGAAAACGTAGGAGAAATAACTATGTTAGATAAAATCAAAGGTGTAGTAGCTGGCGGTGTTGATATTGGTGTAATGCTAATTGGACTTGCTATCGTGCTACAAATAGTATTTGGTGGATCTGTGCCTTTCTTAGGTGGAGATGTTATCGGAACTGTTATTGGAATAGTTGGACAACTTGGTTCAGCTGGACTAACTGGTCTTATTGCCGCAGCAGTTTTGTGGAAACTATTTGATCGTGACTAAGATATATTACTAGTAATATATTTACTTAAAACCCATGTATTTTTTACATGGGTTTTTTTATGACTAATGTAAATAAAGGTAGACCTTAGTATGTAATAAATGTTATAATAGCTACATACATTAAAACGAAGAGAAAGATTATGATTAAATATAAAATTGCAGTATTAGAGCGTATGATCGAGCATTACACAAAGAACATTGAGATGTTTTCAACCCTTCCCCCAACTAATACAGTGCTTGACAGTATGGCAGAAATGGTTGCTGCTCGCAGAGTAGTAGCAAGTTTTATTGAAAACGATGGTGTGCCTACAATTCCGCCAGGTTGGCACAATGGTAATGTTCACTTTGATGGTATGGTAAATGCCGCTGCAAGTGGAGTAGAAATATTTTAAAAAAGATGCATTATTCGGTTGACAACCAAGACATCTTACTGTATACTGTATGTATAAGTTAATAAAAAGTAGGAGTAATACATGAATATAAAATTTAATGATGTAACAAACATAGAACTAGGTGGCGTTGATATGAACGACTATCCAGATTTTTGTGATGCATATGTAGAAAGTGCAGAAAAGTTAGATGGAACACCACTAACTGATGTTGAACTAGAAGCGTTTAGCGAACTAGACGAAACAGCATCTTATATTAATGAGAATGCATACGAAAGTTTATTTTAAAAAGGACTACATTATGAAAACATTTACATTTGAAAATCATTTAGGTGAAACGTTTACTGCAAAAGCAGAAAAAGGTTTAGACGTAATGGAAGATGCAAACAAGGCTATATTGTGGCCTACTTGGAAAGACGGAATGTGGCAACAAGTAAGCGATACAAAATTTGTTTGGGTTTTAGGTAACTTTTTTAATTAAAAAGGTTGACAAGTAAGACATCTTGCCGTATAATATAAGTATAAACACTAAAAAATTAACTACTGGAGAATAATATGAATTTAGAATATGATGTAAATGAACTTAAAACAATTGTTGCTCAAGCTAAGAAGGCAGCATATGAGGCCGCTAGTGATTACTTTATGGAAAAACTAGATGGTAAAGACAATTATCCTTGTGGATTTGCATGGGTTAAGATTCATGGTATTAAAGGTAATACTAAATTAGGTCGTGCTATGAAACAAGCTGGTATTGAACAAGACTATACTAAAGCATTTCAAATTTACAACCCTTCAGGTGTTAACGTGCAAAACGTTGATGTTAAAGAAGTTGGCGCAATGGCGGCAGCTAATGTTTTTGAATCGTTTGGTTTCAAAGCATATGCAGGAAGTAGGTTAGACTAATGGTAGATGTTTTAAAAGATATCGAAGTGCTAGAATCTGCACTTATTAATATCCAAGAAGGTGCAAGCGATGAAGTATACGCTGCACTATGGAGCTTGGAAAAGCTCTTACTAGAAAAGAAAGACATGGTTGCTGCGTTTGAAGATGACATGGCACCAAAGTTATAAATACTCTAACGGGAGGTTAGACTACATGAGAAATAATGAAAACGTTGGCAGAGGATTAATTGTTATAGCAATTTTACTTGTTGGCTTTATAATTGCAAATCCAATATTTGCTAAAGACGTAGATATGGAAGTCTATGACTTTCCTATTACACGAATTATCGACGGCGACACAGTTGCCTTTGAAGCAGAATTTTTACCAGATCCACTTAAAAAAGAATTAAGCATTCGTGTATACGGTGTTGATACTCCAGAAAAAAGTTGGAGAGGTGAATGCGACAGTGAAAAAGAACTAGGAGAAAAAGCTAGTAAGTTCACTAAAAAACTAATCGATGAAGCAGTTGACGTTCAGGTTGCAATTTACAAATGGGATAAGTTTGGCGGGCGTGTATTGGGTGATATAATTATTGATGGGAAGAGTTTGAGATATGCTCTTATCGAAAAAGGTTATGCACGTGAATATTACGGTGATAAAAAGGAGAGCTGGTGTGAATAACGCTAGTTAATGGTAGGCAGAGAAACGCCTTAACTGGCGTTTTTTTGTGACTAATTATTGCTACAGTTGTTAACACATACCTTAGGCGGCATGTCACTTTTCCAACCTTCGTAGTAAACATGAGTTTGAAATATTTCATGTGCAATGATTTCTTCAAGGCTATGATGTTCTAAATTATTCCAATTTGGATCATTTTCCATTAGTGTCATTATGCGTGTATCTTCTTTTAAGTCTTTGGTATCTTTTTCTACAAGTTGACCACTACCATCTTTTTTGTATACATTTCGCATATCCCATGCATTACTAAAGAAGCAACAAGGCCACACTATGCCTTCGGGTGTTACTTCCCAACGTCTTACATCATTGTGATAATCAATTGCTTTACATTTAATATCACACTTAGGCATAATTGTAACCTATATTAATCTCATTGTCGGCACATAGTTTATCACATGCTTGCATATTTGTATCTGTAATTAATCCATAAGAACGATCATTGTAACGGAATATAATATTAACATTCATGTCATCTGCTAGTTGTTTAGCTAATGTAACCTGTTGCCAATTCCAATCAAATATTAGATATAACCAATTAGTATTGCCACCGTTACTAGAAAATGCTTTCATATTATCAATTGCTCGGTCAAAGTCAACGCCTTCTCTATACAACCAGTTAACATCATGTGTGGCGCCATCTATTGCAAAGTCTATCTTTAATCTTTGCTTATACTTTTGTGCAATTGTTTCATACCAATCTGGTGTGCGTAGTCCACCGTTTGTTGATATACTAACCATTGGAGCATAATCCAATGCAGTTTGTATAAAGGTATCAACTTGTGGATGCATCATAGGATCGCCAAACTCTCCACAAAATTCAATGTCGTCAAGTTCTACAGTTTTAAGATTTGATAGTCTGCGTTTAAATACTTCTAGGTCCATGTGCTTTAATTTGACCCATTCATTCTTTTCGCCAGTTTCTTCATTGGTTCTAGCACAACTACGACATTTGGCTTGACAATAAGTTGTAAGTGCAAAGTCAAAAGAATGTTTCATCTCTCTCGTAACCGCTCTTGTATAAATCTAATGCTATCGTCTGTTACTTGTGCATTAACTACTAACCAAATGCTATCGTGTGATGTGCTGCAATTAAATAATGTGTGTTGCTTTGTTGTATTGACTACATAACACTCGCCATAATCAAAGTGAAGTGTGTTATTTTCTAACATGAATCTACAATGAGGTGCGTTACAATTTTCTAATGCCCATATAAGTCTAAAACTAGTTTGCTCACCCCATACATGATCTCTATGTGGTGGAAAGTATCCACCTGGTGGTAGTCTTAGGAAGTGTGATCTAACACTCCAGTCTAACATAGGTCCTACTACTCGTTGTAACTCAGAGCTGGTATGATATAATTCTGTAGGAACATTAAAATCTTCTTCTTGGAAGTTTGTTCCATACTCTCTATTCCATTCACCTAAACTATCTAGTGCTGGTCCTGGGCCACACTTACCACTTTCATTAATAATACACAAGCCGTGACGTTTAATCCAATCTTTGCGTGGATTATACTTTGCCCACTTGTCATCATGCACTGAGACTTCGCCAAGCAATTTGTCTATATCAAATTCGGCGCCAATCTGATAAAAGTCACCGAACTGCGTAATTTTTGAAATATCATTCAATTTGATTTCCTACTCGTCGTGTGTGTTGACATAGTTCTGTTTGAACGATGTCTGCGGATTCTCTCCGCCATTTACACGGTTGTTTAGATGTTTTACATATTGGACCATGTTATGATCGGAAAATGAATCTAATTTACCTTTAAACAATCCTCTAATAATACCACGCCACACATCTTTGACTCGTTGCCATCCTGTTAAGTTTCTAAGGTTACCATAGTGATTAAAGTATTGGCATTGTCCATGATGAACATAACCAAATATTATAAATGGAACTCTAGCTACTATGTCTGCGTTGTTAAGCCAACGATAATGTGTAAAAGGAAAATTGTCAAGGTAAGTTCTCCAACCTACTCTTGGTGATCCAAATGTATGTAATTCTTTAGGATTATATAATGCACTGTCGCCTCTGCAACGACTTGCTACTATAGTTGACATAGCTGCACCAAGTGAATGTCCACATAACCAAATGTGACGTTTTGCTTGTTCTCTAACTAGGTCTTCTTTGATTAAATCCCATAGTTTGTCTACTTCACCTTTAAACCCACCATGCACTCTGCCCACTGTTTCTGCAACAACTGGAAATGCTCTGGCGTCTGCTTTAATATCATTGTATTGTGTTGGCTGTGTGCCTCTGCATGCAATCACTAAATCATGTTTATTCATAAAGCGATATGCTTCTGCACCATCTATGTTATAAAACTCAACAGTAGTGAATCCTAATTTCCTTGCTAGTTTTTTAACCTCACTTGCTTCATAATAAGCAATTTGGGCCAGTTCTGCAAATAATAAGGCTCGTTCATTACCTGATAGTAATTCTATTTTAGTTTTTAGTTTTGTGCTAAACATAGTTGTATTTATACCTTACGTTTAGGTATCTTACTATCTGCACTTGAAACACATGCTTTTGTTGTGCATATTGTAGGTTTATCAAACAATTTAAACCCTGTTTCAATATTACCTAACGGTTGATCACCACAACTATAACTACGTTTTATACTTCCGTCTGGCTCACGTATGATAATACCTTGGTATCCACTGTTACACATCCAGCCTTTGAAGTTATTAAACTCAAATGCATTAAAACGTTCCGCTTGGTCCATATACCATTTTTTGCCTTTAGAGTCTGTAAACTCTACTTGCATGTTCCACGGAACACTAGCATCGTTTCTACCAATAGTATACTCTGGCATTTCAAAACTTGGCTTAGGACGTTCAACTACTCTTGCTTCTGCAGCTTTTTGTTCTGTATAACTACGCTGTGGCATTCCATTGTGTAATTTCTTTTTCATCTCAGGTGTATAACCATCTACTACTCTACTTGCAGTTGGATCTGACTGAGGTTTTAGTGTAACGTTAATACCTTGTTTATGAAAGAACAATGCATTATCATAATATGTATCAAACAGCTCAGGCACCATAACCATGTTAATAGTTATTTGCACATCATGTTCTTGACAAAGTATTAGTTTATCTGCAAGGTCTTGCATCTTCTCTGGTGTGTCAACATGCTCGATATGTAAACTACATGTAATACTAGCTCTATGAAAATGCTTTACGTAATCAACATACGTTTCAAACCATTTCATTGGCCTACTACAATTGCTTGTCATATGCACACTTGTATAGTTTGTGTTATGCACATCATCTGCTAGATGTTTTAACATATCTAAGTAACCAGGATGGAATGTAGGCTCGCCTCCACTTAAACTAAAATGGAAACTATTGAATCCGTTTTGTCTTGCTTGGCGTTTTATCTCGTCTATTGTTTTTAAGTTAAGTTCAGTAGGACGATGGTCCTTGCGATCACTACGAGCATAAGGCCAGCAATAAGAACATCTGTAGTTACAGAATCTTCCTAGTAACCAACTAACTGTAAATAAATCACGATACAATAAAGTCCGTTGACCAACTTGAACTAAATCATCAAATGGTATTTTTGTAAAATCATAATTTGACCACTTTAAGTCGTCTGTATCATTGCTCATCTTTGTTTCCTATTTGTAATGGATCCACGCTTAGTTCATTAACTGATAAATGCTCTGGCATATTAATTACGTATTCAATTAAGTCTACGGCTTCGTCTAGTGTCATTGTTTTACGTCCTGGGTGCTTGTGTGCATTGTTCTCTAATGTGCCAAATGTAACATAACTTACCTTAGGACCACCTGACCAAATGCTTTTTAGACCCATTGCATTGCTTGTGCTACGTAGGGCCTTCTTTTCTTGTTGATAAAGCCAATCGCTACCCTTTGTAGCTCTGTCAGTTGTGGAGCCTAAATTAACTATATGTAGTCGTTTAAGGTGTCTTAAAGCGTCTTTATAGACTACATCTAGCACCAGTGTTTGATTGAAGCGCCATAATGCACTAGAGTTAATAAAAACGTCAAAGTTAAGAGCCTTTTCTGCAAGCTTCTCTCTATAGCCATTTTCAGTTAAATCGTAGCCCCATGTAGTTCTACCAACAAATACTGTATCAGGCCATCTTTTGGCAATAGCACTTGCTAAACCTTTTTCTGGATTACCTGTGCATAGTATTGTTTTAGACATCAATGTATCCTTCAAACTCAGGACATGCTTCAAGTAGTTTACCACGTTGCAGTTCATCCATTTTGAGATTGTAATCAACAAACTGTTGCCATAAATCTTCGTGCCAATCTTCAGCTGTCATATACTTTAGTGTGTCCATTACTTTAGGCCACTTTTGGTATGGTAGTAAATTTAATGCTGCTTTTTCTTTTAATGCCACAGGTAATACACGTATGTTCATACAATCTGGATGATTAAGAATATTAAGATACACTTGATCACCTTCCAATCCACGTGACTCTGCAAAGTCCAATAGTTCATGTAATGCACATATGTTAAGTGCTTGAACTGTGCAATGTATTTGAATATCTACATTATCAAACGTGCTTAATTCATCAAAGTTTTTCTCTACTTTTTCCCAACTACTTGGATAACGAATATATCTATCACGATGTCCAACTGCATCAATACTACAGTTAAGTTGCACACGTTTAAACTTACTCCAGTATTCAATCATCTTAGGTGGAATATTAGTTAGGTTAGTATTATATTTTAGTTTAATTCCACCTGCTAAATCATTTTCAATACAATAGTCAAGTAATTTATATTGTGATGTAGCTAGTGTAGGCTCACCACCTGTTAAGTATATCTCTTGAACTGTATGTGCAATGTCTTGGAAGTTTAGCCCTGTCTTTTTAAAGTCTGGCCATTCAGTCATTACGTTCATAAACTTTAAAGTCTCACCTGTAAGTTCTACTGGTGGATCTAATTTCGCTGTTGGAACTACTGCATTCCAATCTTTAACCCACATGCTACTTGCCCAAGGATTACACATTCTGCATTTTAAATTACATAGGTTGCCTAAACGTAAATCAACATAACGCACATCCACTGGAATCTTAGTATCTACTTTAACATCATCTGTCCACCACTTTTCATTAAAGCCTGCACGTGGGCTACGAATGCCTGCGTCTTCTTCACGGAAACAACGAACACACATCTCTGGCTTTTCACCATTGAGAAACTCTTCTCTGATTTTTGTGTATGTAGGACTGTTCCATACTTCTTCTAAGTCATGTTTATAAATTTTAAACGGCTTGTCTGTTTCAGGGTTTACAATTTGATTTGTATTAGGATTACTGTTACAACACACCCTAAAGCTACCCGCAGCATTTGTTGCCACATGCATAAACGGTAGCACACAAAATGTCTTACTTGGTAATGGTTTATCTGTTTTCATTATTATTCTCGTTTTGATAGTTTGGATTGTTTGTTTTTACCTGACAGGTAACGGACCTCATCTGGCTCTCCAAACAGTTTTGTCCACCACTTTGTGATTAAGGCTTCCAGTTTTTTCATATGTTTCTCATAACGTTACTATTTATTTTAAATAAAGTCTTGGTAGTTAGTACCATGTATCTCATCCATAATTTCGCTTTGTTCTATTAATATCTTTCTTAGTATTCCATCTTGCATTGCGTCAGGCGACATAAATGCTGGTTTTATTACAGGAGTTGATTGAAAGTAGTTTATTTTATTACTGTCACACCAATCTATTATTTCATCTAAGTTGTTTCTATTAAACACCATAGGAAGTATAGTCACAGTCATATGTGTGTTCTTAGGTTTTTGCTTATTAAATATAACAGCATTTTCACTAGTTGTCAACCAGCTAGAACCAGGGCGTATGTATTCATAACGTTCACCTACTGCTTCTATGCTTATGTTTATTTCTACTCTTCTAAACTTCTCAAACAAATGATTCCATGCTGTCATGTCATAGCTTCCATTTGTTATTAAGTGTAATTCAATTGCAGATGCAACATCTTCGTCAATTAGACGTTGTATTATTTTCTTTACTTGTGGTATCATAAATGGTTCACCACCTGTAAATTTTACAATCTTTGCATCTAACATAAGATGACTGAACTCTACTGCCTGCTTTGCCCAACGTGTATTAGGTTTATTATCATATTGCTTAGACCAATTTTTATCTTGGTTATCTCTAACTATATTTGCCCATGTGCTACTGCTTGTCATATTACACATTCTACAAGCAAAATTACAAGTGTTGTTTATCTTTAAATCCCAATGCTTAATTCCTACTTCGTTTTCAAATTGCTTGTTATATGTTGTGCGTAAACTATCTCCTGTGAGTTCTTCACTTAGTTTACATTCAGCACATTCATCTAGCCATTCAGTTTCACTACGCTTTCCCCATTCAGCATGACGTGTTTGCCAGTCGTCGGTCCAGAACAGGTTTTGTGTTCCTTGTTTTACTTCAAATGCACAACATGGCCTTACTGCTCCAGTAGGTCCTATTGTTACACCGTTTTTAAATATCGAACATCTTGGCATAATTTTTGTTTACTATTCTCTTAAAATCGTCAGTTGGTCCACCATCGAATATCATATGTATACGTGGCTCTTCGCTACGATTCCATACTGCATGATAATGGCCAGTGTTAATCTTCATTGCCAGTCCAGGCTCAAATGGCATAGTGCCGTAATCTTGTATAACTAGTTTGCACCCATCTGGATTATTAATGGCTACATTAGTTGCACCTAGTCCTGTCATTCGTTCTCTGTCTTGATGTGGTCTAATCCAACCGCCTGGTAGTAGTGCCATAAATCTAACACGACTAAAGTTTTCGTATAGCATTTCATCTTGCATCCATTCTTTAGTAATTGGTGTAAATTTACTAATGTCTGTCCAGTCACTTAATTCATGTTCTGCTTCGTCTGGCATTCCGTAATCTTCTGGACAATTAGTATGCACACTACTCATACCATGCACACATAAACTTAACCAGCCACCGCCGCTGTTTGCTCTGTGTAAACTAAAGCATTCAGTTTCTAGCAAGTGTATTGCTTCTGCATGTATTTCTTTCCATGGCACATTAATATCTGGTAATGCTACCCATGGGACTCTTGTGTTATCACCAACGTCATTTAAATCTTCTGGTATAATTTGTTCTTTGTCAGCACTACCGGGCGAGCGTTGTGAATGTTTACGTTCGTTAGCGTAGAACCACTCCTTTGACTCTTCGTCAATTTCTTCCCAATATGCTAAACGTTTATAATCTTTCATTATATTATTCCTGGTAACAATCTCATGTTTTGATACTCGTAGTATTCACCACCTGGTGTATCACCTGAGAAATATATAGTTTTGTTATTTTGCAATAACTCGTTGAATAGATCAACGAATGCCGCTTGTGCATTAAAGTTTGGTGAGTTAATATAATTGATTTCATATTGCCAGATATTACTTAGTTGTAACAATGCTATACGATCTTTTCCAATTAGACTTGATAAACGTTTCCATTCTTTTACTATGTCAATTTTAATAAATTGATGATCCAGTGTTCTAATAAAATCCCAATGCTCTAACCAATCTTCTTCGCTGTCATAACTTTCAATAAAGGCTAATGCATTTTCTTTGTCATACCAGATAAACTCATCACTTGGTAATCCCAAGTCAGTAATCACATGGAAGTTATCTTTATAGAACTTATCAAAGTCTAATCCATCCCAATGTTTTAATAGATGTTCTGTCCAGCCAATACCAAACGGACTAAAGTCTGTCCATAATATACGCTTGAGTGTATCACGTTGATGACTGATGTGCTTAAACTGATGTAACCCACTACACGGAACTACAAGTGTATCAATGCCCAGTGGGTCACCACCTGGAACATGTTCTGTATTAGTAACATACATAATATGTGTGTCCATTACTTTATATTGAAATAGTTCACGCTTGTCATCATTTACTAAATTATATCCGTAACTACGACTTTCGTCAAGGCTAAGTCTTGTGTTAAAGTCATAATCAAAAAACCATTCTTTTGTAAATTCTAAATCATCTTCTACATAGCAACATATCTTATGATTACGTATATCGTAATCTAAGTTATGTATTGTTAAACCATTTAAAAATGCTAACGGAAATAACGTATTAAAAAAGTCATCATTAAAATCTTCTGGCTTATCAATTATTTCGCTGTCACCGTCAAACACTGCATCTTTGGCAGATACCCATGTAGGGGTGTAGTTATCATGCATATGTTCAGTTGATGATCTATAGCTTGGATGTTGTTGTAACTGATCACCAATATTCTCTAAACTTTCAAACTGTGATAATAAAGGTTCAAATGCTTTAAGGTTAAGAACAATGCATTGCTCATGCCACTTAGGAGCCTGTCCTACATAGTCTATAATATGACCAGCTGCTAACCAATCAGTTTTGTTCCACTTGTTATCTATTGCATTTATTACTTCCTCGTCAAACTCTGTTTCGCCTGGCCAATTCCCATCAAACCAAATCACAGCATTTTGATATCCAAGAATACATAGATGTCTAATAGCATCTCCAAAAAATCCTTCACGATATCTATCACAATGCAAGAAAGAATATTCTGTGCTGTTGTTAATATTGATTTGCATAAGTTTTTTTAGTTTGCCTGCATAAGCATCTTCTTCTTTTAAAGCAGGATGCAATACTTCATTGAAGAACACATGAACTATCTTATTATCTTTTAACTCTGGTTTTATTTTTAAATACATTATTCGAATCCTATTCCTCTATTATCTGTTGCACTAAGAATTGCACTAGCAGGACACATTAAATCATTATCATTTATATCTGTTCCACTAAACCAACTATCTTCGTGTGTGTTACATACTCGTTCTATCATTTGTGTAAAACTTGTTTCAAGTGCAAACGGCTTTGCCATTAGTTTTGGTGTGATATAGCTATATATGTTACTACTCCAAAATAATGTTTTGCTGTCATCCATTTGTTTAAACATATCATCGTGGTCGTATATTAGATCAATGTTAAAATATTGATGATTACACTGCTTTACTTTATTCCAAAACTCTAACCACTTTACTGGGCCATCAAAGTAATCAATTACTCTCGACCAACGTTCGTGTGCCATTGCTACTAAACGGTCATTACAACCTGGGTGTGCGTGAACCCACATGTCTACCCATTTTGGAAAGTCTTCTCCGTTCCAATGCTTTATTGTATCACGTTTAAACTGAACACTATCAGCGTCAAAGTCAAACCATACAAAACGTGTATTCTCTGTCATTCCATACTTGTAAGCATAGTATAGAAGCTTAAAACCAGCCGTAGCGCCTACGTATTGCTCAAAGTTAGTATCTAGTGCTTGTTGTGAAATACTTGGGCTACTAGGCTCTGTATTAACGAAATAGATAGGGCTAGTTGGCCCATGTATTCTACTGATTAATCTATTGCCTTGATTAGATACAACGCTATTATTGTATTCTTGTCCTGTAATACCCTTTTCAAATTCTGTTGTTCCCATGTGTGCTTTAGGCGTAAAAACATGTTCCATTAGGTTATCTGATAATCCCCACACTGTAAGATTTTGAATGAAACTAAGTTGCATCCAATTGGAACCAAAGTTATGTTGATTTGAAAAATGCTCAGGACGAGGATCTGTAAACTTCCAATCAGGGTGAACATTAAGTCTGTAGTCACTGTCCTCGTAATTTAAACTTGTATCATAGTTTATACATTCTGGGTGATGTTCTGATTCCCAATATGGACTTATGCTGTTATGTTTAATCCATTGTGGTATGTTTATTACTAGTAAAGTTCTTTCAAAGTAAGGATACTTGTCATTACCAGTTCGAAGTTGTCCACTAATGATCCAATTTGGATCTTCTTTATTATTACGATCTATTTCATTTAGTAATGTTAAATTAAAATCCATTGTATCAGGCCATACACCTTCAAACCACAAACATGCATATTTGTATCCTAATTTGTTCATAGCTGTTAGCCATGTTGCATCATATTGATTGTATACATTAACAATACCACCACGTAAATGATTGTTACATTCTACATCTTGCAATACACTAAGTTTTTGTTTTAATATAGGTGTGTCATTGAGTTCTTTGTCAAGTGGCAAAAATGCATTAACGATAGGCCAGCTACCATCCACATGATTATATTCCCAACTTTGTTGACCTTGCTTCATTTAGCTGCTTGCTCCAACAGTTGATTTAATTTAATTCGTAACTTGTCTAAATGCTTGTCGCTAATTTTTTCAGCCTCGCATACACTTATACGTTCTTTTATGATTTCAATTTCTTTTAGAATATCTTTCATTCAATTTTCCTCCAATGATGTGTGTCTTGTTCAGTTGGCAGTTGGCCAATATATTCTTCACCTGTTTCCATATCTATTAGTTTCCATTTGCTTGGACATTTAGTCTTTACTTTTAATGTTATTGCTACATCATAAGCAGGCACTTCTGCACCACTGACTCTTAACTTACGGTTCATTTACTTTGTCTTTCGTTTTCCTGTGCTACAATGTCCATACCCTCAAGTGGCATATTCAAATAAGTCTTAACCATTTTCTTTAGGTTTATATCTTGTTTATAACGTTCTTCTATATCACGTGTATACTTTCGCATACGAGCATATATCATATAATCGCTTTGATTGTTTTCCATGTAGGTTGCAAACCTTTTCATCTCTGGATGTTCGTGTTGGTTAGCTCGTAACTTTCTAATAATAGCATCTCTGTAGTCGCCTTGCCAGATTGCTGGAGACAAATACTTAGGGGTATGTAGTATGTTGGCTGTAATAAACTTTAGGTCAACTGGGCTGTCTTTCCAAAACTGAAAGAACTCTGGCATTTGATATATGTTGTGTGCTTGCACTGTAATACCAGCGGCAACATCAATTCCAGGTTCATTGTTTAGTGCCATCATGTTAGCGTAAACTGTATCCCAATTGCCGTCTTGTCTAATGTAATTGTATACATCATCAATACCGTCCATACTTACTTTAATGTTTACGTGTTTAAATTCATTCCATATTTTAATTAAGTCATACTTCTTAAACTTAATATAACTTAGATTAGTAGCATAACGTAATTTTATTTTCTTCTTAAGATCCTGTGGTATTCCAGCTAACAAGTCGTAGTGTTCTTTATTAATGATAGGCTCACCGCCAGTAAACTGTAGTGTATGCACTGTGTCCCATAGTTCAGGCCATTCATTTAAACTAGCAAACAAATCAGTTGGACGCAACAAACGTGTTTCATATCCATCTTTAGTATACTTGCTAATGATGTCTAAGTCTGCTACACGCTTGTAAGAACTGTGTGTGCTACACATAATACACTTTAGGTTACAGAAGTTACTTACTTTAAGTTCCACCCAGTAAGGCGGGTTGTTGACGCTGTAATCGTCATTTACGCTTATCTTATCTGCAAATGTATCCCAATTATCTTTTTCCCATTGTATGCGGTTGCTAACGATTCCACTGTCCTCGTTGTGCCAGCACACTTCACAGCGTTCTGGTCTTTCGTCATTTGCTAAGGCCCGTCTTAGCTCTTTATAGTTGTCGTTATTCCAGCTCTCAAGTGCTGACTCGCCTGGGTTATTCAATGGGACTTCTTGTGCTTCGCAACATGGAACCATGTCACCACCAGCACTGCCATAGATATGCATATACGGTAGCATGCAAAAACTTTTGCTATTTTTGAGTTTGTCTTTGTTAATCATTAGTAAGGTATATACTCTATTTTATCTTTATACTCTGCTTCACACAAAGTTTTTAATCTGCGTATGCATGGCTCGTTAAAATCAAAGCCACGTATTTTCCAAATATGTTTTAGGTTAGCCAAATAAGCTGCACTGAAATCTTCAGCACCGTTTGGCTTACACATATCTTCTACTAGTTTTTTCATCTTGTTAACACGGTTAGGATTGATAACCGTTTCATTATACTGATAACGAAATGCGTCTAGTAGTTTTTCTTTAAACCAATCAGGCCAGTGTGTAACACTAAGGTTGTTTGGTTCGTATACTGTTTGTAGTATAACATTATTTACTTTCTTTACACTGCGGGCCCAAACAACAAAGTCAAACAAGTATAGTATATTCATAATACTAATTGTGCATGCTATATTAACTTTAACTTTGTCTGGATACTCTTGCTTAAATGCCAGCCACTTGTCTAGTGTATCTTCTATCTTTTCCCACTTGCTAGGATAACGTATCATGTCATTAAGTTTACCATGTGCGTCAATACTCATGCTAAGTGTAAGTTCTTTGAATTGAAACAATGCATCATATTCTGCTTTCTTTGGCCAAAATGTGCAATTGCTAAAAATTTCCATATGTATCTGTGGAGCCAATCCTGCGTCTGCAAGTCTTAAAACAAACTTCATAAACTGTGGATGCAAGAATGGTTCACCACCTGTAACTTTCATATGCTTTAGATGTTTTAATGCATCCAAGTCAATTGAATCAAAATCTACAACTTGATTCTTTTTTAGTTTAGTAATCAAGTCAATTGCTGCTTGTGAGTTTTTGTTAAACTTCAAGTAGTCGTCATCCCAATTGTGACTAAACTCTGGTCCACATGTTTGACATGTTAAGTTGCATAATCTACCCACTGTAATTTCTAAATACTCTAAACGCACCTCATCAGTAAAGTCTGTAAAGAACTCATCTGCTTCAGTTCTCATACTGCTACCTTTGGTTTCCTCATCAGCTTTACATTTGTAGCAACCAGGGTGCCATTCATTACGCATCATAGTTTCACGTATGTCAGTGAACATCTCACCATACACGTTAACATGTTCCTTGTCGCTTTCTTCTAGAAACCTATCATGGAATCTACAACAAGGTGTAGTTGGAACACCATGCATAATCATACCCGCTTTAAACGGATATGCACATGCGTTTTTAGGTAGTTGTTTAGACATTAAAGCCAGGTACCCTTTTGTTTGTAGTTTTTAAGTGCATGTCTAATGTTTACTCTATTATACACGCCATCTTTTTTAAATCGTTTCCATTGTTCCGCCTCTGGTGCTTGTGCAATGTGTATTGTATTAGTTGGCTCAAGTCCGTAGTGTTCACATAGTTCTACGTGTTCTTTCATATACTTCTTAGGCATAGTGTCAGGGCTAAAATTTCTCATAAGCTCGTTTGCAATGCATACGTTTAAGTGAATACCATGCTTCCATTCTGTTTGCACTGCTAATGCGCCTTCGTTTAGTTTACTGAATACGATACCTGCACGCCAGTTACCACAGCTAAGACCTTTTGTAGTGCTGAATGCAACCATCTTAATACACTTTCTATCAAGGTTAATTTCAATACCGTGACATGTTCCAAACCAAGCCATGTCTACAAATACAGGAATGTCGTTTGCATCACAGAAGTCTAACGACTCTTCCATCTTGCTATGCTTTGCACCAGTGCCACTAAATGGCAAACTAATAAGCAATGCATCGCCTTTTTGCAATGGAGTGTCATCAATGTAACGATGGCTTAACCATTCTTCGCCTAGGATTGCGTCTCTATTGTATGGATACTCTCCACGGAACATACGGAACTCACGTCCATTTTGTAAACACCAGTAGTGCCACCAATCCATTCCTTGTGTAGTTCCTAGGCTTACAAACCTATTTGGATAACTACGTAAGCCTTCAATTTTATTTAACTTACTGCTTTCAATCCAATCTGGATACAATTCTAAATATGCATCACATTCGTCTTGCATACTAAAGATATCCATGTTGCCAAACACATGTTCAACTACATGATCATAAAACGGCATATTCCAAATACTGTTGCCGTTTGTTTCAAAAATTTCAGTTAGCTTTTTTGCTTCTTCTACATTAAGATGATCGAACGGACTATAGTGCGGTGTCATCTCGGTTCTGCTTGTTACTTTTTCATTCTTCATAATCTAAATCCCTTAATAAAACTTCTTTCCAACGCTCACCGTCAAAGAATAATAATTTTGCACGAGTTGAATTGACTTCCATATAAGAAGCTAGTGTTCCTGCTCCTACGGAATGATCCATTTTATCAGCATTGTATATGTTATGTAATCGCACCGGTGCATTAATATCTACCTGTTTTGCGGATGCATTAACAACTACTTTAACATCTCTGTCGTTAAGTGATTTTGGAGTTCCAACCACAAGTTGAGCTTCGTGATATTTACTTGTTCTATATACACCTCTAAAAGCTGCGGTTGTAACTGTAATACTTTTCTCATTGTCTACTTCAAGTGAGTTTGATATACCAAAGTATATTTGTTGTCCTACATTATCTTCAAAGTTTCCGTTAATTGCTGAATAGTCATGTAATATTCCTCTAAACAAATCTTCATTGTTTTCACTTGGAATTTTATCCCATCGCATATTTGTTTGTAATGGGTAATCAAACGAGTTAAAATCGGTTTTATGGTTCTCAAACTTTTCTATATCAACTGGCTTAATTTTTTTGTGTGTGTGACGTGCTGGTGTAAAATTCATTTGTAATTCTTCATTTCTGGTATACTGTTAAATGTATCGGTGTTTCTAAGTCTGTCTAGATCCTTGGTATATTTTAAAAACCAATCCCAATACTTGCTTGCTTCGTCTTCATCTACTTCTCGCCCAAGTCCTGCACGTATATCGTCTATGCCTGTCTGGTATTCAAACATGTCAACTCTACTATTGCTGATAGGCCACATTTCCATACTTGGTATGTGTTCCATTTTCTCTAATGCTTTGTTTTTTAGTTCTCGTGGCATATGTGCTATATTTAAATATGCTGGTGTTACTACAACATTTGTCATACTTATACTAGCACGTTTTCTGTGATTTGTATAGAACCAATCCCATACTTTATCTAAATTAAATATGTTTGTAGTCATTACTGTTACTGCAAATGTAATTTCAATGTTATCTTCTGCATAAAACTTTGCTAAATTATCATTTAAGTCATCCCAAGAATAATTATCACCACCACGTATAACACTGTATAAATCATCTGTTGCTTCAATACTAATTAACAGTTCGATGTGTTTAAACTCTTTGAATATTTCTTTAAACCTATCTTCAAATACTGTTCCGTTGGTGCTGATGTCTAGTGCAACATTTTTAGCAATGCCGTTGTCAACAAACCATTTTAGCACTTCGTAACAACGCTCGTCATACAATGGCTCACCGCCACGTAGTGCAACCCACTGTAAATTCTTAAAGTATTCTGGGTTAGCAAACAAGTTATCCATAAAGCCTAGTTCTTTAACACCGTTGAATCCAATTGGTTGTTCTGTCCAATACTCTGGCATTTCTTTGTTTAGTGATTTGCCATCTTTAGTCCAACCTGTTGATACAAACGGTCCACAATGAATACATGCTAGGTTACACTTGTTGCTAAGTGTAAAGTCTAAGTATCTAATATCTGGTGTGCTGTCTACATCTAGTGTTTCACTTTCCATACGTAAATCATAATCTAGTTTATCCCAGAAATACATACGTCTGCTACGTCCACTTTTTTCCTTCTTTGCACAGTTGGCACAACTAGGTGGAATTTGTCTATTGCGATGACTCTCACGTAATGCACGATAGTCTGGGCCTTCCCATATTTCTTTTAGGGTGTAGTCATTGATGTTACCTAACTTGTCTTTGTAGATAATATCAGGAACAACATTACCGCCCCACTTAATAGTCAATGCATGCCACGGTGCTATACACGTAGGCAAATTTTTCATATCTAAGAATTTATTTCTATACGCCACATTCTACTCCACATATATTTTGACATTGTTTCCAGCTACCACTATTTAATGCATCATTTAAATTTCCAGTAAACCAGTCATTTGATAATACCTGAGGTAGGCTATATTTTTTAAGAGAATTTTCTACTCTTGCTTCAATAAAACTTGCATCAACAAGTTCTATAGGATTATGTGATGCAGTATCTACACCAAATAAACTTGTGTGGCAACAAGGCCATACAACACCCCATGGATCAATTTGCACTTCTCTATCATTATACCAAGGGCATACTGTTTTACCTTCAAGTTTTTGTTTAAATTCTAATTGGTTCTGTGTATATTGATGGATGTTATAATCTCTATTATCACTCATGTTCCATTTGTTGTCAAAGTCTAGATTCTGTTCATCGTATTCATCTATGTCATAACATGCATGTATTCTGTATGAATCTTTGCCTAAATCAACTAACAAGTTATCACCATGACTGTGTCTCATTTGAAAGCGAAGTGCATTAACTTCCCATGCAAGTTCTTCTACTTGTTTGACTTGATGCTTATTGTGTTCAAACAGTGTCATAGTAACACTGGCTCTTCCGCCTACACTTGTAAATGCTTTTATGTTTTCTACAATTTTATTAAAGTCTGTTTTTCTGCGATATATAGCATGTGTATCTTCCATTCCATCTACTGCAAATACAACCAAATGATTTGTAAATCTTTTACATATTGATCCCATGTCAGTCCAAAACTTTTTAGTTCTCATACTTCCATTTGTATGTAAGTATAAACAAGTTTCTGGGTGATATGTAGTCCATATGTCAAGCATTTCTACTAATTTTGGATGCATCATTGGATCACCCCAATTACCATTTAATGTTAGTTTTCCGATAAACCATCCGTGTGTATCTTTACTAGCAAGACGTTCCCATACTTCCATGTCGAAGTGTTCAAGTATTAATTCATCCTTAACTTCATCACCGTCTTTGTTTCGCACACAAGCACCACATCTTGCATTACAAAAACTAGTAATGTCAATTTGTAAATTGGTTACTTCCTTGGCCCATCTGAATTTCATGTATTAGATATACTTCTTATTTGTAATGTAATCGTGGCAGTCGCCTTCACGCACCATATCACTTGTTAAACAATGGATTCCACCGTCCCAAAAGTATTGGTGTCTAAAACGCCATACAATAGGCTCAATACCATGTGCTTCCATTCTACGAAATGCATCATCATTTCTGCCTGTGCAAATAACTGTATTCTCATCTAGTGATAATACATTAACATCAAATACACTTTCGTCTGCATATCCAACCCAATGTCCTAACCATTTTTGAACATACTCTTTATAGTATCTACGCTTACGAGTATCTAAAAAGTCCTGTGGCATTTCGTGGTCGTCATCAACTTCAATAATGTCCCAATCTTTAAATTCTTCTGGAACCCACTTTTTGTTCCATGTCATTAATACACCTGGTCTAAGTAATGCAATTTTACCATCTGCATGCCCGCCTGTTTTAATCTCAAGGAACTTGGTGTCTGGATAACGTTGTGTAATTTCACGTTTCATCCACTCTTTACCAAGCAGTGTGCCTTTACCTTTTTTGTTATCTTCTTCCCATGCTTGTGAAAACAAAATGTGACGTCCACATTTTATCATGTTAGCCGCATGGTATAAAACTTTTTGTTCTTCTGAGTATGTATCATACCCAATTCCGCCACGCACCATTGCACCCGGCATTGAAACCCAATCGGCTCCATTTTTAAACAACTCTACCATATGATCGTAATATGCTAGGTTCTCAAAGTATCTATTGTCGCCACCTGTAAAACATTCAAATACTGAATTACCATATGGCATTAGTGTATCACGTGGCATTAGTGGGTGGTTGGGAAATCCACAACTCATCCAAGGTAATTGGATTTGTTCTTCACCATTAATAGTGAAAATATTGTTAGGGCGTAATACTTCGATGCCCCTGTCTTCTAATAGTTTTGCAAGGACTTCAATGTCCTCTTGTGTTTCCGTAAAGATTTGACGCATAGTTTCACGTGTTTCAGGATCCTTGTGCCAATCAAATGTTTCTGGTGGGAATGGAGCGCCAAGTATAACCTTCTTCAAAGGTTGAAACTCAGTCCATGCATTAACTGCCGGTGTAGTCATAAAAAAGCCTCTTTCATTTTTGTATAAATATATTTATCCATATTAACATAGCTGTTAATTGTAAGCACAATTTCGATTAATACAATTGACATAATGCCAATTATAATATATACTTGTTATAAACCAAAGGAGAATAACTATGACACGAATTGCACTAGACAAAGACCATGCAAGTGAAATCACTATACATGAATTTGACGCTGCTAATATACATAGTATAGCACACTCTGAAGAATTATACAAGTCTTTTGAGAGCGGTTGGCCGGTAGTAATTAAGAATTTAGTTATTCCAGGGGTAGACTATGATTATTATGATGGTCTCGATGATTGGGTTATTAAAGATAACAAATGGATTATGCCCTGGTATAACAGTCATATTAAAAAACGTGATCGATTACGTGATGAACGTAACTGGACAGAAGAACAAATAGACTTATTTCATAAGAAGCACAAACAGGCCAACAATGGATGGAACGAAGTGTTTGATCAATTGTTCCCACGTTATGATGCACCAGAGCGTATGCTTAGTCATAGATACAATATGCTAGTTGAAAACAAATTACACATTGATGAACTAGATGAACAACACACTGGTAACGAACAACAAATTCGTATGTTTGTAAACTTAGACAAAAAGCGTCCACGTGTATTAACATTTGGTCCAGATTTAGAACAAATGTGGTATAAGTATAAAGACGAATTTAACTTAGAAGAATTAGACAAAACAAATATACATACGTTTATTAGTGAAATGCGTAATCGTTGTGTATGGAATGATAAAAAATGGGATCAATTCCATCATCCATTACACTACATTACATTTGATCCTGGTGACGTTTGGTTCTTTAATGCACAATGGATTACACATCAAATTGTATTTGGTGCAAAGTTACAATGCTTCGAAGCAGACATTATGAATCATAGTTTATTAGAGCCAGAACTATGTATGGCAGAAAGGGTGAAGAACCTTGAGTGATATACAACACACAATAATCGAAAACTACTTGCCGAAACAATTATTCAACAAGTATTATAAAGAATATCCAGTAGATTGGATTAAAGAATATTGTAGTGACCCTACTGTAAGTGAACACGACAGTAGTTTATATGGAAACTATAGTGCTCCTACTGAATTATACGATCCAGATTTAATAGCATGGGTTAAGCAACAACTACCAGCTATTAAATTAGATGCAGTTGGCCGTGAAGTAACACACGACCATTTTTATACTAATTTTCATTACGATGAACGGGGCAGTTGGTTAGAGGAACACAACGACTTAAAAGATATGCGTTGGTTAGTTACAAGCCAAATATACATGTGTAACAATCAAGGTGCAAGATTATTAGATAGGCAGTTAGAAGTTACAAAACAAATTCCATGCCATCCTAATTTATTTTATAGTATTGTTGCGGATCCTTGGAGCTGGCATGATGTGCCAGAAGTAAACAACCATAAAAGAAGTATACTATTTCGTGTAGGTAAACGTAGGCATAGCACTATTGCACACCCAGATGATGAGAATGATACTGCTTATATTATATACAACAACTTCCAAAAAGACAGACACTATGCAAAGTTAGGACCACGTATGGGCAATCTAACTGAAGCACATCTACATAGTTTAGGTGCTAAAAACATAATGCATACTGCATGGCGTAGTGAAGAAAGTCTACAAAGAAACATAAAGAAAGCCTTACAGCGTCATACACGGGTGGTTATTGTGCTGAGTGGATACTTAGTGCCTAGCTTAACGATCACCGATAATACCGCACTACAGACGCTTACAGACGCTAATACGCCGGTGAATTTAGATGAAAATGTTGAGATTGCGGAGTATTTCCGTGTAACAGATGCTAACATAGACGACTATGCAGACTGCGTATTTTCCGATTTAAGCGGTGATCATGTGTTAGCTGAAGCTGAGCAAGTAATGTATACTTACTACAAAAATAAGCTACATTTGAACTACGTAGACTTGTAGATACTAGTAATTGCAGGTGTTATTTCATTGGCTAGCAATTTGTTGCCTACGTGATTAAGATGCTGACATTCACACATGGCTCTGGGTGGCAAATTCTTTCTTTCAGTCCATATTAGACGACAGTCAAATATATCTAACCATTCACCATATATCTCTTGTATAAAATCTACATTATCATACCAGTAGGTTTTATGTTTAAATTTGACTGTGCCATCAACTAGTAACCATGCAAACTTTATTTGTTTATTGTTTATATTTGTTACTATATTCTTAATTGATTGTATTATTGTTGCATCATTGAAACTAGAACCAGGTGTAGCACATTCCTCTGCCCATCTATATTCTATTACTTCACGCGGCAGATGTGGTATTTCCCATTCATGCCGAAGGTTTTCAATTGGTTGCGGTCCAGCTATTCTAAACATTTTATCAAATGTTGATCGTCCTGCTGGAATGTCTGGATGTTTATGTGTTGGATCATACATGATTGATTGTGCAATTGACATATTACGCCATTCACTTTCGGGATCCATTAAATCATTAAAAGGATTGCCGTCAACATCTTTATTAAAACGCACTTGGTGTCCACCAAATCTAGGTTCTAATACAACCATTTTACAATGCTCGGTGAATACGTTTAAACGTAACAGTTCGTTGATAACCTGTAGTAATCCTAAATTATCTATTCCAGGATATCCTAATGATAATACTTCTACTCCAAGTTTTTTTGCTACGAAATGACTGTATCTACTACTCTCTGGTAAACGTTTCTGATCACATTGTCCAAATGTATGACTGGTTCCTATAAAGAGAATAAAATCTTTAGTTGGAACATTAATCTGCTTTTGTATCATTTTTTATTCTCTCAAACTCAGGAGCAACACTCATTACATCATGTCCACGAAAGATATCGTAGTTGTTTGTTATTTCAATATACTGTTTCATTATAGCTGGATTGTATACATGATCTGAATCTTTACCAAAGTTTACCATTTCCATTAAAGGTTCTTCATAGTCTTCAAAATGTGGACTATTCTTAATCTCTTCCAAAAATTCTAACACTTGTGCTTCTTGTTCATCACGTAACCACTGTGGGCTATGTGCCATGCTATAGTATTGTGGTTCAACTAATTGGTTGGTGCTCATGCCAATTCCCTTGTCATTCATGCATTGGTATTCATGCATGTATCTCCAAAAGTCTACAATATGTAATGCATTGTGTATTTGGTTTACTGTTGTTACTCGAACTTTAATACGTTTACCAGCTTTAGTATTACTAAACTTAACTAGCTTATCAAAGTTCTTCCAAACAGAAGCCCACTTGGAAGGCGGACGCAAATAATCATTCATGTCACCCATGCCTTCCAAGGAGCAGTTTACAATCACTTTTTCGAACTTCCCTAATTGTTCTAACCAACGATCTTGCATGTTAGTGATATTGGTATAGAAACTAAGTTCGATGTGATCAGCGTGTCCGGTTTCTACGGCCATATTTAAGAGTTTAAACATGTCGGGAGCCACAGTTGGCTCGCCACCGATTAGTTTTATTTTACGAGCTTTCCCTATCATTTCCTCAAAGCTCGCCCAGTCTATTCCAGGTTGAAGAAGAGCCTGCTTCTTGTCTGCAATGTTGGCATGCCAGTCGGGATGGTTCGCTCCGAGTCCGCTTTGCACCATTGTCGCACGTTCCACACTCACTAAGTGAGATGCTTCTTTATTGCACATTTGGCACTGTAAGTTGCACAAATTGCCAAGCCTGAAATCAAATTGTAAAGGTTGTTCAACCTCCCAATCATTAACGGAAGCGTCAGCAACCACTTCGTCAATTACGTCTTCCCACACTTCGTTTTCCCATTGTCTGCTGCTGACAATGTTATTGCGTTCCAAATGTAAACATTCACTACATTCAGGTAACCATTCACCGTTGGTCATGCGTTTACGAACATCTTTAATGTAATCGTGATTCCATGTTCCATCGATGCCTAGTTCTTCTTGGTTAACTAGTTCTGTGGGTTCTTTGGCCATGCAACATAACCTATATCGTCCGCCATTATAAGTGCTATATTGGACAAATGGTAATGCACAGAAGCCGTTTTCTTTATTTTCCATTAACCTTCTTTAAGTAAATCTAATAATAGTTCAGCACCCGCGGCTTGATTTTCTGCCCAATGATCGGCTGCATCTTCGTCTGCCATGTCGGTGACATACTTAATTATTGTTGTTGGACAATTAAACATTTTGCCTACTTTAGCAATAGCGTAACCTTCCATGTCAACTAAATGACTTTTTAGTTCAGGTGCTTTTGTTACAAAGTTATCACCTGAACTTAGAATACACTTGCTGTCTGGGTTTAATGTAATGTCGCCTGCTATTTCTGTAGTTTCAAATGGTGTCAACCCTAATGCTGTCATTGGTCTGCAATCCATATCACGTTGTCTTACTGCGCCAACTTCTAATAGTTTGCCTACAAGTGTATGTTCAAATGCACCAGCAGTTCCATAATTGATTATACGTTCGCAATCTTTTTGATTTGCAGCCAACGTTGCTGTTACGGTTGCGTTAATTTTTCCAACACCTGTATACCATACTTTAAATTTACTATTATCTAAATCTTCTATATTTGGTAATTCGCTTCTTAGTGCTACTAATATGTATATCATTTTTTATCCTCTGTTGGTTCATCCATTAAGTAAGCCATTTCAGGGAATGTCTTGCGGAAGTCTGTGCCACGCATCTCATCTAGCTTAGTTAAATATTCTCTAAATTCTGGTAGGCGTTGACTCCAGTCTTCGCTACGTGCAAAACTAATCATACCACGTAAACGCTTGATTCCGTAACTTGCATTTAGCCATTGTTCTTTAGTTACTTTACCTTTGTGCCAACTAGGAACACCTAGTTCCCAATTATCACTCCACCATTCAATAAATTCTTCATACTTGGCTTCTGTCTTGTCTAAGAACTCGTCTGGTAATACTTTAACATTTAAGTGTCCTGGCCAGTATACAAAGTGATAGTTAATACCACCTGCACCAAATGGCCACATGTTTGTTTTCTTTAAATTACTAGTAAGTTTCCATTTAAGGAAGTCTGGAATATAATGAATGTTTAGTGCATTTACGGCACACGCAATTGTAATTTCTACGTTGTTAGATGTTTTAGTATCTAAGCGTTCAAACATTGCTAACTGATGTTCCCATTCACTTGGGTAACGAATATAATCATTCATCTCACCAATGCTGTCGATACTGTAATGGAAACGCACTTTCTTATAATGTGACCATAACTCTAACAAACGATCAGGAAGTTCTACACCGTTGGAATTATAACGCACTTCCATTTGATCTGCATATCCCATTTCAATAACTTTTTCTAGGATCTCGTAATGTTCTTCAATAACTGTAGACTCACCACCTGCAAAGTATAGTTGACGCATGTATGGAATTTGTGCATAAAACTGATCCCAAAACTCTGGATTGTTCTTGTGCCAATTATAACTTGCTCCAAACGTTTTGCCTTTTTCTTCCCAAACCATAGTCTGCTTTAGACTTTCGTTTGTAATTTGTGGATATAATTTATTCCAGTCTTTTACCCAACCTGAGGAGTCATGTGGACTACACATAACGCACCCCAACTGACATTTCGTCCCCATACGGATATCAATATACCTAAGTTTAGAGTCAGTGCTTCCATCTTCGTATGTTTCCTTTACTAGTTCATCTACATCAATACCATTGTTCATCCAGTATTGTGTTTCCCATTGACGTTTTGATCTGTGTCCAGCTGCTTCTTCTTTAAAGCATTTTAAACAACTTGCGGGCTTCTCACCATCAAGCATCATCTTACGAACACTTCGCATGTATGTGTTGTTCCATGCTGTTGACAAATCGGTTGTGTTTAGGTTAGCTGGCTTGCCGTCTTCTGTTTTAACAATGCCTACTCGTCCGCCATGCACTTTGTCATTTGTGGCTCCTACACTACTAGCATTTGCAGTGCAACATACTCGCATACTTCCGTCTGGTCGTGTGCTTAGGTGTATCCAAGGTAGTATGCAAAATGTATCTGATGGGGTTGGTAAATCGTGTTCTGCCATGTTGTTCCTTTAAATTTTATAAACTGCTTTATTGTTACCTGTATTTATTAACTCCCAGGTGTCCTCTGTTGCTGTTCCTGTTATCTGTAAGCATGGTCTTTTGGTCCAACTACCGTTCCATGTAACGTGTGGTAGTGTGCTCCATTCCCATGCAAATATTGTTCCTGCTTTCCACTGTGTATACACAAGGTTTCCAAACTGAAATATCTGTCCTGGTTCCCAATCTTCTAATGTAATTAAAAAACGTATCTTATCAGGATGTTGATACTTAAACTCTGGGTTATCAATAACTCTATCCTTACGTGGATTGCCTGGTAAGTTATCAATGTGCCACATAAGTTGATCGTTTGGATATTGATCATTAAATTTACATGTTAGTTTCTCATCTGTATTGAAACACAACATGTCTGTAATCTTTGTAAACTGTGGAAACTCTCCTGGAAACTTATCGTAATTAACTTTACGAAACATAGTTGCTTCGGGCTTTCCATCTGGATTGTCTGCATCTTCTACTGTGTGATCTTCGCTTTTGACATTAGCCGCATGCTCATATCGTTGTTCGTTATAGTTTTGATTTGTAACACCTTTGCTACGTGCATGTTCTACTTCTGCTTTCCAGTCACCCTGTAACACTCCTACAATCTTAACGTATTCACCTTCTTTGTCCTCTTTGAATTTATCAAAGTGCCAAGGTTGCTTAAAGGGTGAGGGCATTTAGTTCTCCGGGATTTTACAAGTTGCGATGTAGACATCGTTCCAATTGTTGTCCATGTATTTAGCCTCTGATTTATCAAAGCCTTTTATATCTTTAAATGTAGTTTCTGGATTATACAGTTGCCATTGCATATCTTTACGCATTGCAAAGTCTGTTATCTTTGCATTTTCGTTCCAAATATGTTTACGCATGTTATTATAGTCTGTGTAGCCTGGACGATAGTCTGGATAATGTCCTTCACTAAAGTCCATTACTTCACTCCACCATGCAAAGCTCTTTTGATTTTCTCTATAACACAACACAATATAATCACCCGGAAAGTGATTATACAAATAGTCTAAGTTGAAGTGTCTTGCAAAGAAGTGACTTTTAATTACACGTGGGCCTTTACCAGAGAATACATTATCAATATCGTCTTGTAGTTTGTGAGGTTCAACAAAATTGAAGTCTACCCAGTCTTCGCCACAACCCATACCAGGACCCCAATAGCTACCACGGTGGCCATTGTTTGTGTCTGTTGGGTTTCTGGGTCTATGGTATTGTGTTCTGTCAGGTGTCTCGTCTGTAGTGTCTGCTCCTACAACTTTACGAAGTTGAAGATCTATTCCACTCCATTTACTACCTGGAACTCCTGCAAACCATATATTTGTATTATTCATTATGCACCTTCCAATCTAGGAAAAGAGGACCTAAGCCCTCTTTGTCTATTTAAAATACTTTCCTAGAAATCCGCCTACGCCATTTAATACATCTGACTTAACTCGTTCAAAATCAATCTTAACTTGAATATCTTTAATGTCGTCTTGCATAATATGATTAACGACATCTTGTCCTGATTTTTCAATTCTTGCAAGATCTTCTTTTGTCATAGTTAACTGTTTACCATCAACTAAATCAATGATGATTTCCAGTATGTATTCCGCTGGCACATGATCTAGTGAAACCTGATCGAATATTATGTCAAACGATCTATCTTTACGCTCTATTGGCATCCCACTAATCCTCTTATAAAATGACATTACTTAGTGGTATTTACCACGTTTTGGTTTATTCAGCAGTTACTTTAGCTGGTCTTCCACGTTTTGGTTTTAGTGAAGGATCTAAATCATATGCTTGTGCTTTTAAAGTTTCTGCTTCAGCTAAAAACCCTTCAGCTTGTGCTAGCATATTCTTTGCAAGATCTCCATCTGCCATAACAGGTGCATCTGCTTGAGCACCCATTGGTGGAACATCACCTAAGTCACGTGCTGCTGGTTGGATTTGTGTATTATCAGGTGATACAACTGGCTTCCCATCAGTATCTTCTCTAATAATGTCATTCAGTTCTTTTAAGTTAACTGACACACTATTATTAGGAGTCATTGCTACATTCTCTGTTGGGTGCTTATTTAAACGCCCAGCGCCATGTAATGTTTGTAACATATTAGTTCCATCAGTAAAGACGGTTCTTTCAGCATACTCATAAAAGTTTGCACTTGATTGTGCTCCAGGTGCCTCAACTGCTTTCATTAGATCATCATGCATCCAATCTGGACATGCATCTGTATCTACTACTAAGCAATGTGATGGATCATCTGGTAGTTCACGGAAGACTACAATACACTTTTTCTGTGTATTAATAATCTGCCCTACGTGTTTTATATTTGCCATAATTTACTTCTCCTCAGTTGTCTCTTCTACAACTTCTTCTGGTGTATTAGCCTTAACAAAGGCTACTAGTTTTTCAAAGCATGCGCCAACTTGGCTCGCTTCTGCGGCTTTGAATGCCCCTCGCTGTGTCGCAAGATCGATAATATTGCAGGCTACTACGATATCTGCAATTTGAATTTGTGCTGATACTACTGCATCTTCTACTTTTGGTGTTTCTTTTTTGCTCATTTGTTATTCTCCTCGAGTTAAAAATAATTATATACTATGTTTATTTATCCTACGCTGATGCGAGTTTATTTAACATAAGTTTTTTCTCAAATTTATCTAAGTCTTTTAATGACTCAAACCATATTTGAAATACCATATTGGACTTGTCGACGGGCCTAATATGGTAGAACGCCCTTACTTCTTCTGTTAACCCGTCCCAATCAATCGATGTTTTGGGATCGTTAGCAACAAGTAATACCCTGTTACGCATCATGTTAACGATGATGTCAGTGTCTGATAAAAGTTGTAAATCACTTTCACTTAGACTACCACTGTTCTTTATTAACTTTAAGTTACTACTGTTCATAATGTATAGTAACTCCAAATGGTGCTTCAATCTTTCTTTGTTTATCACCGTGAATAACATGTAGCACATCACAGTAATCTGGGTTACCCCAACTACCCCAAGGATAGCCGTCTGTAAACATTACCATTTGATCTGGTTCAATTCCTTCTTGTGCCATGTAGTTATACACAACTTCAAAGTCTGTTCCACCACCACCTGTGATTTCGTATTCGTTCATTGAACGCCCATCATCACTAGTAAAAGTGTCTGGAGCATATACATTTGTATCAAATTGTGCAATATGAATCTTGTAACTTTGATACTGGTCCATAATGCCTTGCACTTCACTTAAGAAATCACGTAGCATATCTTTACTAATACTTCCACTTGTGTCTAAAAATACTGCAATATTTAGTTCTTCGTCTTTGTTCATACCTGGAAAAATAACTTCTCCTGAACGTTTGCTAGGACGCATAAATGTAAAGTCACTACGTAGACTACTTTCTAATTGTGTTCTAAGAACATCACGCCAATCCATACGAGGTGAAATAAGTTCACTAATCATACGCTTAACTGATTCAGGAACATCAGGTCCAGCACTTTGAGCCGCTTGTATTACAGCCTGTTTAATTTCGTCCTTGAGTGCTTTCTTTTCTTCTTCTGACATTTGAACTTTTTGATTACCACCTTGTCCACCTTGTCCATCAGCATCATCATTTGAATCGCCAACTTCTAAGTGAACATCCATGCCACCACTTTGTCCAGCACCATCTTCAATTAGTTTATCATAAATCTCATAAGAGTTTAGTCCACGGTATTTCCAGTCTAAACACATTTGTCCACCATCAAGTGATTCTTGCTTAATTGGTTCACCAATATGATGTTCAACTAGTGTCATGTTAATGTTATAGTCAGCTGCTGCATTGTATACCATTTTGTCACGTTCTCCACGTGCTTCCATATGATCATATACAACATGCAATACCTCATGTCCAACTAAAAAGTCAAGTTCTGGATCTGACAAACGATTAATAAAATCTATGTTATATAAAAACCTACGACCATCAGTTGCGGCAGTAGGAATATAATCACTAGCATCTTCAATTCGTAAACGTGTTGCTAGTTGTCCAAAGAAAGGCTTAGTAAGTAATAGTCTAACACGTGATTGTGTAATACGTTCTACTGCTGATTTTTGCATTTCTGTAATCTCCGTAGCTTGTGTTTTTTCAATTGTTTCTAACATTATAGTAGTATTATAGCATTTATGGTTGTTATAGTCAACCTTTAATTAATGTGAAAGCCTAAAAAGCATAGCTTCTTCTGGGTTTTTAAAGTAAACTGCATGTGAATCATCTGGATTAGCATATTTTTTAATTATAAAATCTTGGTGATAACAGTTTGTTCTACACCATCTTGTGGCTTTATCTAACTGGCCTCTAATAGTAATTTCAGTTGCATTTTTGCGCCATTTTATTTTGTATTCGGATATATCTGCTGGAATGGCGTCTTTAAAATCTAATCCGTATAAACGAATGTTTGTCCTTTCTCGAGGTGAGTAAAGGGAGAGGTCAACTGTCTCTCCCTCCCTCAGCTTGGGCGTAATGTATGTATTACGCATCAAGCACCAAACGTCCGTACCTTGAGAAATACTCCTCAAAACGTTCGATTTTGTCTTGCTTAGGCACTAGTTTATATTGTTGCATTGCAACTCTACTAGCCATGATAACCATTTCAGTTTCAAAGTTATCCATCATAAACCCAAGCATGTTACTAAAGCTCTTGTGATAGTTGTCCATCTTACCTGACTTCTCACCATTAATACTACGATCACGTAGTTCATAACACATTGAAGTAGCTAGTGCATACTTGGCACTAATTTCTGTAGACTTCATTGTCTTAACTTTACCATCCAATACTTCAACTGGATCTGGTAAGTCACCTGCAATCTTACGGTGTGCCATAAACTTAACAGCAACTCCTTCGCCAACACAACCTGCAACCAAATCTGTTTGCAAGCCTTCTGCAAGGTCATCTGCATCTTCAATTAGTTCTGAAGTAAATGTCCATGCACGTGGTGTAGCAAATCCACGTGAACTTGACGCTGGATCAAAGTTGTAAAGATCGCCTTTAGCGAATGAAAGGTAACCAACAACATCTGCGTCTACCTTATTCATTACAGCCCATGACAACCAATCTTGGAAATCAACACGTAGTTCAAAGTGAACAAAGCGATTCTCAAGTGGCTTAGGCATTCTGTAAGTAACACCTTTGTCAGTTTCTCTATTACCTGCGGCAATCATTACTACATTGTCTGGTAGCTTGTATTGTCCAATGCGTCGATTAAGAATCAACTGATAACCTGCAGCTTGCACACTAGGGGCTGCTGAGTTCATCTCGTCTAGGAATACAATAACTGTATCGTATTGTGCGGCAAGTTCTTCACTTGGCAAGTCTGCTGGTGGTAGCCATTGCATAACACCTGTTTCCATATTTGGCACAGGATAACCACGCAAATCAGTTGGCTCAAACAATGCAAGACGCATGTCAATAACATGTGTTTTACCAAGTGCACCTGAGTCACCAATTTGTTTAACTAGTTCTGATTTTCCAATTCCTGGAGGACCCCATAAAAACACAGGACGCTTCTTTTTAAAAGCTCGTGTAATAAGGGTAGTTGCTTCACTAATCTTAACGGTACGTGTTTCTGATATAGTTGACATTTTTTACTTCCTTTATAGTTGACTTATGTTATACATGTTACAGTAAATATTTCTACTTGTCAAGTCTTTATTGACCCATTAAGTAAATTAAATTCCACCAAGTATACTGTTGGCTGTTTTCTACACCAAACATCCAAAGTGTATCAATCCATCCTAGAGCAAATAGTGTGATTAAAGTTCCACCAATTACGTCAGTTACTTTAAGGTCTTTAATTTCTTGTAACATGCTTTATTCCTTTTGTTTAACTTATACTACTATTATACGGCAAGATGTCTTACTTGTCAACCTTTTTAGTCAAGAAAAAACCCTTGTATTACAAGGGTATGTAATTTTATTTGAATTTATTTTAGGGTATTAAGTGTTAAATTTTGCAACTAACTTAGCTAAATCATCTGCTGTTGCCAATCTACTTGGTTTTGGAGCAGATGTATGCTGTTGTTGTTGATTTTTCTTTAACTTAACTATAAAAGATCCTGTGTTCTGTCCATCTTGTTCAACTGCTACTGTCAATGGATTTCCGTTAACCCAGCCTTTGATTTCTTCTGACATTTTACCATGTCCTGTAATTACAATAATCTTTTTAAATCCTTTTGCGTATGATAACTCAACATTATCATTAAATTGTTTCCATGCATCGTGGACTTTATATCCGTGTAAGTCTAATTTTCTCATATTTCTCTTTTGTTAAATTGTTTAAAAACTACACCGGTCTTTATTACAAATTCCATGCCGTGTGCGTTTCCAACATATACTCCGGTTTTAGTTCTACTAAACCAAAGTGGAACTCCATTGAGTAATACTCTAATGGAGTCTTTGTTAATGCCAACGATTGTTCCGTCAGCAGTGCTTTCGTGATCTGTGCAATAAACTTCTACTACATCATCTAATTTCATTTTGTTAACCAGTTAATATATACACTTTGATCTGGTCGTAGTGCATTTGCACGTTCATTAGTTGGGAATATTTTTTGTTTATTAGTTCTTGGATCAAGGTATGTAGTTGCTTCATTGTCGCTATATCCAATACCTAATAATACTGTAGGCTCAGTTGGATCTTCAACTCCAGGATTCAATATTGCTGCAATTTTCCTTTTGCTGCCTTCTATTTCGTTCATACAACCACAGTAGCCTGTGCTGAGTCCACGTGATGCTGCACTCCATACCATAAAGCTACTTGCAATACCTATTTCTAAGTTAGACATTCTATGAAAAAAGCCTTGTGCATGTGCTCCTTCATATTGAGTGTATTCTTCATCTTCAACAGGCGGTCTAGGCGTAAACGCTAACAACCATGGAGCCAAAGTCTGTGGATTACCAAAGTCTGTAGCTACAGTTCTTTCACTGTCGCGGTGTGTGTTTTCAAATATTGCATGCCTTGCCTCTGGATCGCTCCAGTCTAATATTTTAATAGTGTATGGCATTGTTGATTGTTTACTTGGCGCATGTTTGTGCAAGTCATCTATCATAGATTGTATGGTTTCTTTTGTTACTTCTTTGTCGGCCCAAGCAAACGTTGTGCTTCGGTTTTCTAACATTTCATTCCACTGTGTCATTGTAGTTCTCCTTATATCGAACCTTATATTACACTCTCTAAATAAGTGTGCAATATTGTTATATTCTATAGTATTTAGCCTTTTCCTTTAAGCCAACCCTCGGTTCCTGCTAATCTTGCCATAAAGGCATCTTTTTCGCTGAACAATACCATATCCTTTTTGTCTATATAATAAGGATGCTTCATTTTGCTTTGTAAATCCATTAGGTTTCCTGCTAGTTTTCCAGGTGTTTCAACTGTCCAACTTCTGCATTTCTTTTTTAATAGGTTGACACCTTTTTTTGTTAACCTAAGAGAGCTCGGCGTTTGAAATAAAAGTCTAGCACTATTACCTACTATTGTTACGTTGGGTAATAACTTTGCTAATATTTCATTTTGTATCGATTTGATCTCTGGTAACTTTTTCACCTTCTAATAACCTTACTACAGTAAATGATTCCGTATTGAATTTCTTATTCAATCTATCTGCTAAATTAAAAGCATGGCCACTGTTACTAAAGCTAACTTTTTTATACTTAGGTCCTGGATAGTTCACCAGTGTATTCATTGTTCTGAGGTTAATTGGTTTATTGTTATGGTAAACTGCATATATTGCCTGGGCGTCTAAGATTTGTTCTGTATTATAATTCTTATCAACTATTTCTAACATAATGTTTGGTTTAGGTCTTGCCATATGATTTAATTCTCCGTTGTATGTATTTATACAATTAGGCGAATTAAGTGCTGTTTTATTGATTAATTAACCTAAAATTGACTCCTGAGTAAATGTTACAGGTTATATTGTTTTCCTGGTTAACAATAACAATACTGAACTCTCCTGTATCGTCATTTAATGCCAAAACTATCTCACTAAACACTTCTGTTCCCATTGCTGCCGTGCCTTGTGCAATAGGCAGTTGTCCACGTTGGTAAAGTATAGCTTGAACCATAGCAGTATCTGTGCATGGCACATCTCTATTAATTCTATAGATTTGAGGTAGAGTAGGTTCTTCTGGTAGAGTTTCAATTTGCTCTGCTGAAAGGGATAGTTCGTGTCCTGCTTTAGTATTTGATGCGAATACCATTAATGTGATAATCATTGCTATTGATACTAGTGTTCCTTTAATTGTCATCTTTTTTTGCCTTTTTTAATTGTAAGTTCATATCCCATTCTGTAAAGTATGGGCCTTGATATTCATATTTGTCTACTGTCTCTAATTTAGGACAATATGCGTGTTGCCATCCCATGCCGTGATATCTTAGTATGTAGTAGCCTGCTGCATAAACAACTTTACCATTGTCTGTCTTACGAAACAATGGTAGTGTTTCATGCTCAACTGGTATTACTACACTACTATTAGTAGGATATCCGTTAAGTGATTGGCTTTCAGCTTTACTTTCTATGTTACGTTCTGCGGTTTTAAATCCATCTAACGTATCAAGTGTGGTTGTGCTTTTGTCACGTTGATCAAAGAATTCATATAAGTTGCCGTGTTTTCGTATAGTTCCTATTTTATTAGAACTAGCCTCCACAATCCAGAACTTATCTTTAACTAACTCTTTGGTTGTAAACATTTTATTTACAGACTCTTGTGTGTGTTGTCGCAAATTGGATGTTCATTACTTTTCCCACACCAACATGCACTTCCTACTCGTTTAACTTCAGTGATATTTGCCATACGAAAACTTCTAAAGCCATTAGCTTTTGTATCCCATACACTCATTACTTCTTCGTTAATCTTACGAATCTTTTCTTGTGTCATTGGTTCTTTTTTAGTAGCAGGTGGCAATACACTTATACTAAGTGTGCAATTCATAACACGCTGATCGCCATTAATTTTATTAAATGTAACTTCCATAATGTTATTTTTTAGTTTACGCTCTAACTCATCACGTTCAATAATTAACTCAGATGACATGTCCTGCCTCCCTAATTCTACGTTTCCATGCACCACCTTGTTTTTGCTCTTCGAGCTGTAGCCTAACCCATTGTAGTGTTGGCTCCTTGATGTGTGGTTCGATGGTAGGGTTAACTTCCATTGATTGGATTAGTTGTGAAATTTGTGTTTCTGTTAAACCATTTAATGTCATATTATTATCCTCTTGTTAAAGTATGTGTGCATGTTCCAATGCTTCATAGCCAAACCATGCAGCAAAAATTAAGAAAGCATATCGTGTTATTGTAAATAGCTCTCTGGTGTGTTTATATTTTTCTAATACCTTGTATAATGACGCTACTACAATTACTGCAATACCGGCACCTGTCCAACTTACTTGCTCACTTGGTGAGAACATGAATGTAAATATTTCCATGCTTTCTCTAAAGAATATAAACCATACAGTAAACATTCCTGCCCAAAATGTAGCAGTATTATCTGCAATTGCTTGAACATGTCCTTTGATATGTGCTGGTAAATTATTACTTGTAAAAAACAAGTAAAGCATTAATCCACTTAATATGGCATACATTGCCACTTCGTAGTCTTCTAGGAATTCACCTAGTAGCATTCCACCTGCTAGTCCACTTACTAGACCAATTGCTCCTGCTGAAATCATTTTTTTATTTACTGATACTGTTGCTGTAATCATAAACAGTAAAAACATCATTTCGAGAGCTTCTCGCCCTACATATACAAAACTTGCTAACATATATTATCCTCCATATGATTTGTTTAGATACTCTGCATGATCAGTTGCTCGTTCGCTTAGTCTCACCATATCCCATTTACCACATAGTTTCATAAAGTGTATGCCTACTTGTGACTTGCTTTCCTTTTGCACTTGCTCAACAATAGCATTATCAAGCTCTGTTTTAATATAGTCAGGTTGTGCTGTAAGATCAATAATGTGCATGTTACGTTGATAGTCTTCCAACACACGATGCTCTTCACCATTATGATCAGTCCAACGCTGTAGCATAAAGTTATTCCAGTTATAGCCTTTGTTGTCTTTATCAGCAAATGCTTCTAACATACCTACTTTGTTCTTAGTGCCTTTCTTACGAGCACCTGGACATGCACTAAACACATTGTCACTAGTGTCGCCTCGTATACACTTCTCAAACAACAACCACTGTGGGTCGCCTAGTTGTTTAGGCTCTTTAGTTTTCTTGTCCATAACAACTTTGCCGTTATCATCAAAGATACCTTCAGTTGTAATAAGATTACCTGTAATGCCATTATATTGTGTTACGTTTTCATTAAGCAATTGATAAAAGTCACTGTCACTACTTACAATGCAATGCTTGTCATTAGGATGATTCTGTATCCAACGTGCAATAAAGTCATCTGCTTCGCACTGTTTGTTTTGCAACACTGTGCAATTAGTTCGCTTCTCAAAGAATACCTTCAGTTCATCAAATGCTTCCCAAAACATACGATCTTCTTCTTGCTCATGAACAGTAAGTGCCGCACGTGCAGCCGCTCTATTCTTCTTGTAGGGTTCGTATGCGTCTTTACGCCAGCTACGACCTTCTAAGCATAGCACAATATGACTACCATTCTGGTTACGCCATACTTTATTAATGCTATTAAACATAATATGGAATGCCATACCTACTTTATCTTTTGGGTCTGCTCCACGCTGAACTACGTGCCTAGCACGAAAAAACATATTCGCTGCGTCTACTAAAATATAACTCAACATATTCTCCTTAGATGTCTTCTGATATTTGTTTGCAAAGTGTTGTAAACCATAAGTCAACAATCTCTTCTTCGTTGTCGCCTGTATAGCCTGCTTCAAGTAGTTGCTTAACAAATAAGTTATTCCACTCAAGTTCAAAGTATCCATCACCTGGGTTCTCTTTATCAAACTTTACTTCTAATACTTTAACATACGGCTTGCCTTTAGCAGTAGCTTTATCTTTATCAGACATTGTTTCTGCTTTTTTAAACAAGTTCTTAATCTTATTAATCATAATTTTCTCCAATTACTGTGTATATTATAAGACATCTTGAGTAGTTTGTCAAGTGATAGTTTTCTAAAGTTTAAGTCGTTACCTTTTCGATTATACCACATGTCAAACGTATCTGTTTCCCAGAGTGCTTGTCTATTATTACTTTTCTTTGGGGCCATACTATACCATATATTCCAATAGTATTCTGCACGTTCTTTATTACCCATGCGTTTATGATAAAAGAAATTCATCCTAGGGTGTGCTCGTTGTTTAGTAGTTTCCCAAGTTTCAGCATGTTTCTGCTTATCTAATTGTTTGTATAGTTCAGGGTTATCTGTGCGTCCTGAATACTTTCCAGTCTTGTAATTAGGGTTAGCATTGCCACCAAGAGAACCTCCATGCTCGGGTCGTTGGTTAAAGTATTCACTATTATTCACAACATCAAACTTTTTACTATAGAATTTACACATATCTTTAAATCTTTTTTCATTATTAGATTCAAAAAGTATTTCAGTATCATAATCGTATCCATGTAGATCTAAATGTTTTAACCAACCTACGCTTGATCCGTTATAAACATTTAAATCTCTAGTGGTTTGTCCTAAGTATTTCTTTCCAGTTTTTCTGTGTGTGAAATGATATAGTTTTACCAACCAATTTTCTCCCAAGGAACGTCTTTATTACCAAAGTGTCCATATACACAATTTTCACTATAACCATAGAAGTTATACATATCAAATCTATCAATAATAGCCTTTGGCGTTAAATCAATGTTTTCTTCAATAAACTTTTGAATAGTGCGATTGTGTCCGTTTGAATCTATGTAAATACTTGTTGGTTCTTTTACACCAATAGCATACGACAATTGAATTTGACACCAATCAGCCATATTATCTGCTACAATATTCTTTGCTAACCAACGTGCCATATAAGCTGCACTTCTATCTACTTTTGTGGGGTCTTTTCCACTAAATGCGCCGCCGCCGTGAGGAGCAAAGCCACCATAAGTGTCCACGATAATCTTTCGCCCAGTAAGTCCGGTATCACCATCAGGTCCACCAATAACAAAGTTACCAGTAGGATTAATATGCCATACAGTATTTTCATCAATTAAATCTCCCATTACGCTATTGACTGCATCTTTTACTGGTGCTTTAAGACTATGCTGAAAGCCTTCTTTATGTTGTGTGCTTACAACGATTTGGTCTGCACGTTGAACTCGTCCGCCAACGTATTGAATACTTACTTGAGATTTTGCATCTGGTAGTAAGAAGTCATAACCGTCATTGACTCGTAAATCTTTTAGCTTCTTTAGAATTTCATGTGAGTAATGAATTGGTGCTGGTAGCATTGCATCATTTTCATTAGTTGCATAGCCAAACATAATACCTTGGTCACCTGCACCAAAGTCATCTGTTCCCAATCCAATGTCACCTGATTGTGAATGAATCTCGTTATAGATGTTTAGTTTATCCCAATGGAATCCATCTTGTTCGTATCCAATTTCTTTAACTTTGTCAATTACGATTTGTTTTACTTCATCTTTGCTTACATTAAAGTTCTTTACTTCACCCGCCAACGTTACATGGTTAGTGGTTACAAGTGTTTCAATTGCGACACGTGTAGTTTCATCACCGTTCTTTAGTCCGGCATCAACTAATGCGTCAGAGATTTGATCTGATACTTTATCAGGATGTCCATCACTTACACTTTCGCTTGTAAAAATATAATTATTCATAGTTTGTTTTTTCCTTTAGTTTTTAGTAAAGACATATATGCCTTCCCACTTTTCTCGACCTTCTTTTTTATCGTTGCCAACACCAGGTCTAGTGTTTAGCATCATTTTGATTGTTATATCGTGTTTAAAGCCCAACTTTTCAGCAAGCTCAATCCAACGATCCACAACAAAGAATTCCTGCTTACCATACGATTTGTAGTCTGCAATGTTTGTTGCAAAGATTCCATCACTGTTAAGTCCTTTGTGTATTTGTTGCATTGTTGGTGCGACATACCCATCAAACCAATCATCCATTGTAGTGTGTTTAACCATACATTGTGTAGGCTCGTCACTATACTTTTCTAAATTAAAGTATGGTGGACTACTAAATGCTAAGTCAATATTCTCGCATTGATAATCTTCACTAGGACTGCAAATAAGTTCTGCATCGTTAGTCAGCAAACTATCCAAATACTTTAGATACTCAAATGTTTGTGTGTTAGGGTCTGTGCCTATGTATTTATAGTTCATATTACTACTGGTTATCCCAAGTAGCCTTCCACCGTAACCACAGCTATAATCGTAAATACGACCCCATAGCACCGGGCATAAACGCTCCGCAATAGCTCTAGCATGTTGTGGCTTAAAGTTTTGCACGTTCTCGCCTGTAACAAGCTCTAAGCTTCTACGCATTGCTGTAGGGTATACTAACTTGTTTCCTTCTCTAAATTCAAAACAAATGCGTATAGCACGTTTGAGTTTAGCATCGTCACGAAACCTATCCATTAAACTGTTTGAGCCTCGTCCTTTTGGCTCCGCTGTCTGCATGTTTGTGAATACAAAACGATTAATTGTTTGTCCTTGATTGTTGCCAAGTCCCAATACGTTTTGTTCAACTTTGTTATATGATGTGCGTTTAAACTTCTTTAATGCTTCTTGTAGTCCTGCTTCTGTGTAGTATATAATAGGAACAATATCTCGCTTACGATAGATATCAAATACTTTGTCTATTGTTCCAGGTCCATCAGCTTCGTATACCTCTGTGGTAAACGTATCTAATTCTTCGTATAGGTCTTCATAGCCAGTAAACTCATCTGCAAAGATGTATTCTGGCTTAATGTTCCAAAACTTGTGTATACGATCGATCAATATTAAACTCCAAAGTAATAGTTTAATAATCCAGTAAAGATTAATGTAACTAGCACACCATTTAATAAGATGAGAGCTCTATCATGCCACATATACCCAACCCAGAACCAACCTATAGTTCCAAATAATCCAAACCATAAATCAATATGTGGCAGTGTTCCTGTAGCTCTAGCCGATGTTGCCACTAGTATCAGAACAACTGAAATCCATTTAACCCACCAAGATAATCCACCCTTGGGTGTTATCTTCTTAAAGACCCTGGTTGAATCCAATGCCTTAATTTTGTCATTTAATTTTAGTCGTTTATTTTCGCTCATTAGTGTAGTTGAGGTCCTGGGCCTTGGTCAACATTAATATCATCTTTAGAATTAATAATGTGATTTGTTAAATTATCAAAATCTTGTGGGGTTAACATAATTTTATAAATCCTAAGAGCTTGTGCCATCATTACACCAGCAGCCGCTAATGGATCCTCACCTAGTGTTATTGCTTCAATTTTTCTATATAGTATATCTAATTCGTTATTTTCCATTACCATCCTGCTCTTCTTATTTTGTCTTCGTTAATAGGCGACTTCATTGCCTTTTTGTGTTGTGCATTTTTATACTTAGGTTCCCCATGCATTTCCGAATAATGAGATGTGTAGTCTTGGGGTAAAACGCCATCCCCTTTCCATACAGATTTCTGCGACTTCTTGGACGTTAAGATTGTATTCTTCACTGCGACCACCCATCGGCATAAGATACACAGGACACTCCAAACCTTCTTTACGATATGCTGCAACAGCTCTATCAACATCAGCAATATCATCGCTATCAGCGACAACAAATTTAAGATAGATATCGCTGTCATCCACGAGACTGTAACAATAAGCGACATCAGGCTTGATAGCATCTTCCCAAGATTCTCCCGATACTGTGAGCTTGGGTGAACAACTCCATGTGACTTTAATTCTGTCACTGTCGTGGAGATAGTTGAATAAATCGTCATGTAAGTGTTGCGTAGTGTTTGTTTCAAATGTAACATTTTTTAAGTCCTTCATACGTGGATGTTCAAATAGTTCTACATAAAGTCGTTGCCACGCTAACAACGGCTCACCGCCTGTCATAATTAAATGAATGTCTTGTCCGTTATCGCAAGTCCACTTGCCTTCGGGTGTTAAACTTAACAAATGATTTACTACTTCGTCTACTTCTGCAAGTTTGTTAAAGTCTTTAAATTCAGGATAGATACTTGCATAAGTGTCGCAACCTGTGTGTATAATAGGTAAGTCTGTAAATTCAGTTACAGTATCTGTAATGCCACTATCAATTAATTCTTTAACTTCATCATTGTAACGATTACCTGCTTCATGCTTCTCAGCTCTGCTTGGTTCGTTTCTTGGTAAACCAAAATTCATACAACGAAAGTTGCAACCAAATGTGCGTAAAAATACGCTAGGAACACCTACGTATTGTCCTTCACCTTGCACACTATAAAATGCTTCTGAATATCTAAGTTTCATTTATTAAGTTACTCCATTTCTTTAATTTGTTTCTTTTGACTAATGCACGTTTGTTTAGATCATCCATAGTAAACATACCATGTTCAATCATTAATTCTAACATACAAAATACATCGCCTGCTTCTTCGATTAACTTTGTGCGATTAGTTGTTGCATTATTTTTCTTACTAGTTGCTTCTTCAATTGTATTAAATTTTCTAACTGTTTTACTGCATAGTTGTGTTAGTTCACCACATTCTTCTGCTGTAATAATCATTAGTTGTTGCAATGTATTAAGTGGATGCGTTTCACGTGCTTGAGCTTCTTCATGCTTCTGTGCTTTGTTATTAAATAAATCTATTGGATATTCTTCATTCATTCTGCGCCTCATATAATCATCATAGCTTTCACGTTGACCTTCGCCGTTTAACGGATTGCCTTTGCTATATTCCATTAATGTATTGTCCTATTATTAATTGGTGTTAAGTTGTCTGTTATCTGATCACCGTATATCATACCTAATATAACTAGTATTGTTTCTGGCACTTGATCGAAATCCTCTATTTCAAACGGAGCAAATAACCCTTGAAACGATCCATCAGATTTAATCACTATTGCATACTCATCATCTTCGAGCCAATCATTAATCTTACCTTCTCGTTTCTCTTCTGCCATACTTTGCCTTTTTTATTATATACAATTATATACGATTTTATATGATTAGTCAACTATTCTTTTTTCTTTAGTTTAAATGTTGGCACACCTGCTACAGTATCTTCTTCCCATAACAAAGTATCACCAAGATCCCAACCCATTTGATTTAACATATCAGTTGGCAATTGAATAACTAATTCTTCTGTCTTGCCATCTTTAATGACTTCTACAGTCCATGTTTGTTGTTTGTTCATTTCTTTTTCTTTCTTATCTCTAACTAGTTTATTCCACCATCCCATAGTTAAATCTTCTGTGCAAATAAACTGCTTACACTTTCTTCATTGTTTACCCTTCTTAGAGCTTCTCCAAACATTTGTGATACGCTTACTACTCTTACTTTAGTAATTTTGTCTGGACATTTATATTCAATACTGTCTGTGATTACTAGTTCTTTTAGCACACTTTTCTCAACCTTTTGACATGCTTGGCCAGTAAGAACTCCGTGTGTAATATATGCTCTAACACTTAATGCGCCGGCGTCCATAATAGCCTTTGCAGCATTACATAGTGTTCCACCACTGTCAATAATGTCATCAACTAGAATAGCGTGGGCGCCTTTTACTTCACCAATTAGATTCATTACTTCACTAACACCTGCTTTAGGTCTACGCTTGTCTACAATAGCAATATCGCCGCCAAACATATCAGCAAACTTTCTAGCTCTTACAGTTCCGCCTGCGTCTGGTGAAACAAATACTGTTTCTACTTCATGCACATCACTGTTTTCTTTGTAGAACTGCTTCTTAATATCTCTTGCAAATGCTATACGACTTGTTAAATCATCTACAGGAATATCAAAGAAGCCCTGTATTTGTCCTGCGTGTAGATCCATTGTAAGGATTCTATCAGCACCGGATTCGGTTAGCAGGTTCGCAACAAGTTTAGCTGTAATAGGAGTACGACTAGCACTCTTACGATCCTGCCTTGCATAACCGAAATAAGGTATGACTGCGGTAATACGTTTAGCACTGCTACGCTTGGCCGCATCAATCATAATCATTAATTCCATTAAATTATCGTTAACTGGTGTGCTTGTGCTTTGTATAATAAACACATCCTCACCTCTAACATTTTCCATAAACTCTACACGACTTTCACCGTCAGCAAATGCTTTAATGTCTGCTGGCACTAATGCAGCAAAGCAATGTTCTGCAATCTTTTGTGCTAAGTCAATATTACTGTTTCCTGCGATGATTTTCATTTAGAGTCTCCTGGGTTGGGCATTGGATGCCATTGTGTGTTGTATTGCGTTGCAACTTCATTTCTTGCATTGCTGGCTGCGACTGCTTTTGCTCTTAGTTTGTCTGCTTGATCTTTTTGCTTAGGACGTTCTAGTTTATTAATAAGTCCTAGTATTGAAGTTGCAAACTCTTTGCGTCCTTCAAATATATCTTCAGTTCCATCTGTTAAGCTAGTTACTTTATCGTCAAGTTCTTCTTGGCAAACTTGACGTAAAATATCTATTGTATGATCTGTCATTATTTACTCTCCCAATGTTCATGGCAACGTGGTTCATATGTCTCTGCGCCGCCTACGTTTACTCTGCCACCACTTTTTCTAAGTCGTTGCGTCTTACTGCATGGTTGTCCACATACATTACAAAATGCAGTAATCTTCATAATACTGTCTGCTAGTGCTAGCAAACGCCCTGTTGTATCAAATGGTATTCCTCTGCTGTCTTGATCTAATCCTGCACATACAAAGTTACAACCATTTCGTAATCCTTCTTCAACAAACCACAATGCTTCTTTAGGATCAAAGAACTGAATCTCATCAATGAATACTGTGTGAAAGTTATAAGGTTTAATTGTGTAATTGTCTTTTACTAATTCTAAATCAATAACACTAATAGCAGGGTGACTAAGTTTGTTGTGTGTAACAATCCTATTTGGGTCATATCTGTCGTCTACTAATGGTTTTAGGACTAATGCTTTATGTCCTGAATGCTCTAGAAAGAGCAGTCGTTTTAACAACTCACTGCTCTTTCCTGCAAACATTGGGCCTGCAATGACCTCTAGTTCACCTCTTTTATACATTTATTAAAAGCTCCATGTTAAGTTAATACCTGCTGTCGTAACTGTTTCGTTTGTGCCTGCATAGTTCAAACGTGCTTCTGCATGTGCTTTTACAAACATGTTGTCTGTTACTTGGAAGTTACGGAACACACCTAAGTCTACTTCACGCTTTGTAGCACTTAAATCACTGCTACTAGTTAAGTAATCTAGCTCGCCTGTTGAACTAACTGTGCTTGCTGTATTAAACGTTGCAGTGCCATTTGTAATTGCTACTGGCACACTTGCTACAAATCCAAAGTCGCCGTTGCTAACGTTACGTTTGATACCAAGTGTTGCACTATTACTTAGCAAGTTACTTGCTGATGTCATCATGCTGTCGCCTACGTTTACTTTAGTAACACCAAACATTGCATTACCAAATAGTGTAACATCTTCTGTTAGTGCTTTATCTAAGTTGTAGCCTGCATAGAATGTTGTAGCACCGTTAACGTCCATTAATGGATTGTCTGCAACATTACCAAGGAAACTATTACCTTCTGTTACTGCGCCAAACATAAATTGGTCTACTGTAGTTGCAATTGCTACACTATCTTCATTAATATTTAGTGCGCCAGCTTCCATTGGAATAACTGTGCCTGCACCATATCCAAAGTAATAGTCTGGAGCAAATCCCATATTAGCTGCTTGTGTTGGATCTGCACTACGGGTATCTGCTACGCCAATCATGTCGTTACCATCTACATAAAAGTTACGATCATAATCATCAACTACCATTGTGCTACTAATACTACTAATATGCACACCGCCACTCAATGCAAACGCACCCGAGTCTAAACTACTACGAGCACCATCGATACGTCCACTAGTTGGAATACCTACAACACCTTGTGGATTAGTTGCTTCATCTAAATCAAGCAAACCTTGTCCGTGTGTGTTTACATCGTAGCCCCAAATATCTTTGTCGGCAGTGTTAAGCAATAGTTTAACAATGTTATCGCCTTTCATGTATGGCCACATTTGATGCACAATACCTACTGCGCCTGTTACTGCCGGAGCTGCCATTGACGTTCCGCCTAGTGTTCTGTATTCACTATCAACACTTGTAGATGCTACATTGTCACCTGGTGCTAGTATATAGAAATCACTAATTCTAGCATCACTTACACACTCGCCGTCTGTGCCGTAACACATTGTTCCAGCTCGGTTACTTCTACGTGACATACTTCCTGATTTAAGATTCCATGAACCAACTACAATTGCTTTACCACCTAGCAACAATTCTCCATCTTTGCTAGTTGCTACTGCATAATGAGCCGGGAAGGTTGGAACATCCAATCCTTGGTTACCTGCAGCAAATACAAGAACTGCTTCGTTGCCTGACATTGCATCTGTAAGTTGTGGCAACATATAATTGTCATCTACTGCTAATCCTGAATAGCCTTCAAGTGCATATGCTCCATCGTAACGTGAGTCTGTGCTATAAAATACACCATTGCCTGCACTTTGTATACTACGCTTGTATGTCAAGTCTACGTTATAGTTACCAGATACGTTTATTGCATCTGCACCATTGTTAACTGCCCATTCAATACCTCTACCTAATGCATTAAATTGATAGTATCCATTGTCCCATGCTGTTTTACCAATAAGTAGTTTGGCATCTGGAGCAACACCAGTAGTTCCTACACCATCTAAACTAGCGGCCGCAATACCTGCCACGTGTGTTCCGTGTGAATACTTATTTTTATCGTCTACTGTTTCGTTTGTGCCTTTGTCAATCAAACGTTGATCGGTGCACATATCTATAAAACATTTGCTGGCAATAATCTTATTAGCAAACTCTGGGTGATCTAAATCAATACCAGTATCAAGTATTGCTAACACACTGCCTTTACCTGTCCAACCTTTTGCCCAGGCTTCTGGTGCACCAATGGCTTCTAGGTTGTTTCCATATCGATACATTCCACTTTCGCGTGTAATATAATCTATACCAACATTAGAATTTACATTATGCACTGCATCAATATATGTTTGTGTAGCACCTAACGACACATCTTCCATTGCTAAGTATTCTTCTACAGTTAATACACCTTCTGTTTTAATACCCATACCATCGCTTACAACGATCACTGGTTCGTCAACTACGTCAACGACAACGACCTCCTCTACAACGACAACGGGTTCTTCTTCAACGACTTCAACAATTTCAACAGGGCGTTCAAGTTCATATGTTCTAACAAACTTATGATCAGCTTCGGTTCGAACTACATCTTCTACAACTGTGCTAACTAGCTCAGTGCTGACTTCTGTAGTATTAGCACCATCACTCCAATGTTGTGTAGTGAATGTGCCTTTGTATGTTTTTGTTGTGACTGTTTTTGTGTATGTGATTGTAATATCTTCATGCACTGAAACTACATAATCTTCTGTAGTTTCTACTTCAGTAGATGATCGTGAAACAACTTCAGGTGTTTCAGTAACTACTTCGTGTTGATTGTATTTGTATGTTGTATTGATTACAGTTGCTTTTGCGTCAAGAGATTCGCCGATTAAGTCTGCGAACTTTTTAATCTCATTCTCGTAAAAGGTTACTGTTTCAACTAGTGTTGCAGCCCAACTGTATTGGCTGTATTTTTCTGCTAGTGGCTTTAATGTTTTAAGCCCATTTGAGTATGATTTCATCATACTTTTTGCAAAAGTATTCCGAGACTCAATATTTGTTATGTTTGACACCATATCATAGTAACTGAATGGTGCCGCATATGTTGGCAACGCAACAAACGACAATGATATTACTGCAATAACAGTAACTATCGCTTTTCTCACAGTATTCATAACTACACTCCTATTGTATTTTTATGATTTATACTTATAGTATACAGTAAGACGTCTTGGCTGTCAACCTTTTATTTACATATTATCGTAAAAATCAAACTTTTCGCTAACAATACCAGTATCTTCTAGTTCATTTTCTAGTGTCTTACGACCATATTCTACACGATATAACAGTTTATCTCCATCAATTTCAACTAATGCTAGGTTTAGTAAGTGATGGCTAAAATCTTCTTCTTCTAAATATCCTGTGAAGAATGTGCCTTTGCACTCTCGAACACCTTTTAAGTAATGTCCTTTACCTAATGAATTGCAATCCATTGTAAATCTTACTGATTCGTCAATTACACTAGATGAGTATACTGTATTATCATCTTCATCGAATACATGCACATGTATGTGACTTGGACGTGGTCCAAACACTTCTATAAGCCTGTCTTTTCTATTCTTTGCCATACCTAGAAATAAAGGGTCTTCATAGTCTGTAATTGGATTACCATTTAAATCAGTTTCTGGATCTTCAAACAAATGACTACGTGTTGCTTCTGCATCTTGCTTGTTCCAAAATTCATATAGTTCTGGGGTGATGCGTCTGATATGTAGGTGGGCACCATATCCATTTACTATTACTTTATACTTCATACGACCTCTCTAAATTCGCAACCTGACGCTTTCCCACGGGTATCTCCGCCGTCATTGTCAAGTTCGTTTCCGTTATATTCAACAGACACTATAATCACATCGCCGTCCATATTAACTGCATGATACTTTAATAGTTTAGGATCAAAGTTATCAGTTTCTATCTCAGCGGAATAAAAGTTTCCTTTTTCTAGTGTCCAGCCTTTAAAATAAAACCCAGGGTCCTGATCTTCTATGTGGAGTGTGTCCACTAATACATTGTCAGGGTCTTCAGTTTCGTATACTACTTTACCATCTTCGTCTGTTACTGTTACTTCTAGCATATCTAATTGAGCACCATTGCAATGTTCAATATCATCTAGTTCATACCATGGACCCAAGAACAATTCATTCTCTGGATCAGTTATTGGATTGCCATCATCTTCTTCGTATGCATCCCAGAATAGATGACTGAGTGTTCCCTCATCATCTTCTTTATCTGCCCAATATTCATACTGTGACTTTGTTAGTGTTCCTATTACGGCTTCACCACCTTGTCCTACAATATTAAATTCATATACCACTTGGGTTCTCTCCTAGTTTCTTAAGAAACTTTTTCTGCTCAACTCTTTTTTCAATATCTAATTCTACATCGAAGTTTTTAGTTTTTACCATTTCTTTAATGATATCTGTTAGTGCTTCAATTTCATATGTTTGTTGGCGTATGGTAGCGGCGACTTTTAATCTATCGCCATTACCTTGTTCTATTGTGATTTCGTTGTGAATTTCCGAAGATGCGTATATAGTTGATGCACTAACATCAAATACATTGTCGTCGTCCCAAGTAGGGACCATAACATCATAGTTTATTCCAAAATCATCTGGATTCATACTGCTCTCCTTAGTCGTTAAAGTAAGTTTCTAACATTTCTAACCGATCATGTGCTGATGCCATTTTATCAAGTTCTATTTGAATAGTTTCCATAATATCACTATGTTCACCAATACCAGCTGGGTTATGTAGATAAACATCTACATTTGTTTTGTGCAATTGAATTTCAGCTTTTGCATGTGCTACTGCTGTTGCTAACAATTGTTCTCTCATTTGACTAATCCTTTCTAAAAGTTTCCATAGTCTCGTTCGCCTTCCCAAGGAAAGACTACCCATACATCTTTTTCCATCTTATTGATTTCCATAGCTGTATAGTCTACTTCGCCAAAGTTGCTTGCTTGATTGTCAAGCAATGATGCAAACCTAACGTTATTACCCCATACATTATTCCAAGTTTGATCACTTGGGTATGCACTTTGAGGCCAATCATTTTTGATCCATTGCATAGTCTTGCCGCTGTCGTTGATGTCATCAAACACAAGAATATTTTTACCTGCATGTGCATCTTCGGCCATCCAAGTATTACTTTCAGGTCCATGATCAGTATTGATATCCCTGAACCTTACATCCAATGCATGCATTGTAATTCCAGTAATGTTAGACATCATAACGGCTGGAACTAGTCCACCACGTGTCATTCCAACAATATAGTCTGGACGCCAATTGTCTGCAAACATAAGATTGTTAACAGTGTTAACCATATGCTCAATGTCTTTCCATGTGTAGTATACTTTATTAACCATGTTACTCTCCTGTAGTGGCTGCTATGTTACATTGCGTTCTTGCGTTCTTGGATTTCCTTACGTCTTTCTTTTGTAAGTTTACCCAATTCGCCAAGTGCTTTACGGGCTCTTGAAGCAGCCGCTTTAATTGGCTTTTCAGCTTCCCATGATTCATGCTCTTTAACATATGTTTCATATGCTTCTATAATTTTATCGTGATTTGTCATTTTTTTTCTCCTATAGTGATTTTAATACGTTGTCTGGTGTTGTTTCGCTGTATGGATCTGGATCAGCTGATGTGCTGTCAGGCTCAATAAACATTTTTGTTACAGTGCCGTTATCAACAATCATTGCATAACGTCTGCTACGCTTGTTGAATCCTACAACACTCATGTCAATTAGTTGACCCATGCCTTCTGTAAATGTTCCATTACCATCTGGTAGCACTTTAACATTCTTAAGGTTGTTTGCATCTCGCCATGCGTTCATTACAAATGCATCATTAACTGAACAGCAATAGATATCATCTACACCTTTGTCATAAAATTGTTGTGCGCCTTCTTCAAAACCTGGCAGTTGATATGTTGAGCATGTGGGTGTAAATGCACCTGGCAAACTAAACACTACAACTTTCTTGTTTGCAAATATCTCATCTGTAGTTAAGTCTCCCCAAGTTGATGGGAAGATTTCACACGAGTTAGCTTCAGCATTATCATCTAATACTCTAACTTTAAATGTTACATTTGGTATTTTAGTCTCGAATCTCATTCTAATTTAATTTCCTATCGTGATGCAAAGTCTGTTTGCAGTTTAATGTTATCCATAAATTCTTCTTTAGTGCCTGCATCATCTTTAAATGCGCCTTTAAGCACTGTAGTCTGTGTTAAACTACTTGTTGCCATAATACCTCTGTTCTCACAACAACCATGTGTTGCTTGAATGTAAACTCCTACATCACCTGAACCTGTTGCGTTCATAATCTCACGTGAGATATCCATAGCAAGTTCTTCTTGTAGTGTTCCACGTCTAGCACACCATTGTGCAATACGTGTATATTTGCTTAGTCCAATAAGTGTATCAGCTGCAATAATACCAATGTATGCAATACCTGTTACTGGCTGATGATGATGTGAACAAACACTTTTAAGTTCACTACGCACAACCAACATACCATCATACTTTTCGTTAGTTACGTTGTCTGGTTCATTAGGAAATGCTGTTGCCGGTGGCGCTGTTTCATAGCGGCCTGCCATTAATTCATTATAATACATTTTAGCTAAACGCTTTGCAGTATCCATACTGTTAGGATCTGTTTTTGTATCAATTACAAGTTTCTGTAATACATTCTCAAATGCTAGTGCGGCTTCATCAATTAGTTGTTCTTTGTCACCATCTTGTAGGACTTCGGATATGTTATCACCTGCCCAATAACGAATGCCTGCTTCGTCTAATTTGTTTTTAATTTGTTCTGCTTTACCCATTTTCTTCTCCGAGTTTATGACGTGGATGTCGTTGTGCTGTGTAAGTATGCATCTCTTACCTCATTGGGCGTTGATGCTTTTTTAGTTTTCATATACCAATTATACGCGGTATATACGATACTGTCAAGTCCATGTTCTGGAACCCAACCTAATTTTTCAGTTGCTTTTGTATCTGCTACAAGAATTGCAGGATCACCTGCTCTTGCTTCAGCAAAAGCTGTTTTAACCATTAGTGGTGTTTGCAATGCTACTGCATCAACAATTTCTTTATTACTGTTACCTTGCCCACTACCTAAATTAAATATGTGTGCGCCTGTGTTATCTTTTAAAAAGTCTAGTGAACATTTAATGCCACTAGCAATGTCTTCTACGTGTATGTAATCTCTAATACATGTTCCGTCTGGTGTAGGATAGTTGTTGCCAAAGAATGTAAATGTTTCTTCAGCTATTGCACTTTCCATTACCCGTGCAATAATATGAGTTGCAGCTTTTTCTTGTCCCATCTCACCATCCGAGTCTGCTCCAGCTACATTAAAGAAACGTAAACTGACGCTGTTCATTCCGTATGCACGAGCAAAGTCATTTAACATAACTTCTGTCATTCGCTTGCTGTATCCGTATGGATTAGTAGGTTCGTTTTTATCTGTGACTCTACATATTCCATCTTCTACTTCGCCATAACAGGCGGCTGAACTTGCAAATACAAATGTATTAACATTTTGTATCTTACAGTCATGCATTAATGCTAAAGTTCCTTGAGTATTATTTTGATAATAACCAAAAGGATCTGTCATGCTAGGACCCACTAAACTAGTGGCTGCTATATGAACACAGGCATCAACACCAAGCAATAGGTCTTGGATGTCGTTGTAGTCACGATTATCGTGGAATACTGTGTAGTAATCGTGACGTGGTTTGTGCCTGTCAACTCCGATAACTTCGTGTCCTGCTAACATTAATGTCTTACATGTTTGACTGCCAATGTATCCAGCCGCTCCTGTTACAACTACCTTCATGCGTATTTTGCCTCCGCAACGTGGTCTCTGTAACGGTTTCCATTGCGTAGCCATTGTTCACCATTTCCTTGCATAATATCAATCATACGATCGATAGTGCCGTTATTCCAATCACTAATCTTACCCATGTTCTCAGAAGGTGCATCAAGTCCTGAAAGGATCTTTTCAACTGCATGTTCTTTACTCCATGGTGAATATAGACGTGTGTGATCGTTTGCAAACGTTTCAGGAAAGCTACGATATGCAGGGTAAACTACATTACAACCTAATGCATCTGCTTCACTAACGGTATTAGATACCCAGTCTTGCAATGCACAATTGAACATTACTTTGCTATCATTAACGATATCATAGTATTGATTCTTTTTTAGGTCTTCGTATATTTTCAACTTACCTTCGTCTTGCATTTTATAAGCACGATCCAAATACTTCTGGTTGTTGCTACGTAATGGCCCGCCACTAAGCACTGCAAACTCTGTATCAGGTCTTTGTTGCAATACCATTTCAATAACATCCATGTAGAAGTCAGGTTGTTTTTCCTGATCAAATCGGGCAGCAAAAACTACACGGTTGTTACGTTGATCAAATGGTTTAATATTATCGACACGACTTTGCACTTCTTCTTTACCAAAGCTAAGTCCTGATATATTATAAAGAGGTGCCTCCCAATTTGCAATTCTCATGTGTGCTACCATTTCTTCGTTTGTTGCTAACACTGTTGCAAACTGATTAACCATTTGCTCATACAAGCTCATCCATTTACCCATGCCCCAAACGTGGACAAAGTCATCTGGATCGACTGCTTGTGCCAAGCACCTTACATAAACTGTAGGGCGTTGTTCTTTTGGAATTTGATTCATAATGTATGGAAGTGACTCAATTCCAGGTTGAAACATGTCTTCAAATAAGACTGCATCTTCTCCTGTGCATTCGCCATTACGCATCATTTGAACTAAATTCATTAGTTGTGACATTCCAAAATAACTACGACCATGTGCGTCTAGCACTTGTCCAACACTAATAGCTTTAGTGTCATCAATAGTTTCTCCTGGAACAATAGTATAGTCTATTCCTCGTTTTTGGAATACCGCTTCAGCCCAGTCTTGCAACTGTAGTGTGTAGCGGCCTTCGTATGGCTCGAGGCCCATATAAAATAGTTTACGAAACATCTTTTACCTCAGGTTTGTAAACTAGTTTGCCAACATGTATCTTTAGCTTCTTAGGGCTACGTTCTCGATGCATCTGCACTTGAACATCAAATGTAAACGCATTATCTTTTTCAACGTTTTCCACATTGAAACTAAAGATCTTCCAAGAATGTTTTAAGTCATTCAAGTAAGAGATGAATAAAGAACGAATAATAGTTACGTCTTTTTCATTATTCATCAACCCATCATAAGGTTGAATAATTTTTAGTAGATCGTATTTCACGTCATTAATATTATATTGTCCTGAAATGCGATACCGGTTAGCATGGCTAGTTTTGTTTGTAGTAGTGTTTGACATGTTTCATGTTCCTTCTGTCAAATTAGTTACGTTTTTAGTCATCTGTAAAATGCATGTTAGCACCATTCTCATTATCTTCAGCGACACTAATTTTAAGTTCACGCTTTGGATATTTGTTAAGAATGAGTTCTGCTAATTCTTCTGCAATCATTTCACAACTGCGATGGTTTAGTTCTAGTGTTCCATCACTATAAAGTGATTCTAACCAACGTTTGAATTGAATGAATTCAATATCTCTGTCGTTATGTGTTACACTAATTTCTACACGAAAGTGAAAGATATGCCTGTGTGCATACCCTAAGAATGAAACATCATCCCACTTACCTGTTGCTAATGCTGGGTCGTTGTTAGCAGCAGGATATAAATGCACACCCTCTTTGCTAAACGTTACCCAAATATTACGAGATGCTATTTGCATTTACTTAGTCTCAACGCCAGCTTTAGCACGTTCAAGTTTAAGTAATTCCCATAGCTTCCAATCGATAGCTTCAAGGAACTTCATTAACTTTTCAGTATCAAGCTCAGTTGTAGTATTAGTTGTTGATGTTACTTCTTCAGCAACCGCTGTAGTAGTATCTTCATCTAGTAGTCTTACTTTTTTAACCATAATATTCTCCTATTTGATTATATGATCTTGTGTGTATTGATCCCAATCTGTAAACACAGACCGGTCCATTAAGTTATGAAGGCTATGAACCCATACACCTTCGTTGGTAGCATCAAAATCGATATCGTCGATCTTAATACATGCATTATATCCCAACTGATCAATGTAAGGAATTCTTACGCTTATCATTGGAATAAATCTACGATACTCAGTGAACCCACATTCAAGGACCCAATCAGTATATTTGGTTTCAAAGTCTAGTGTAACCCAAAAGTCTGCTTTAAGCAAACCCATTACTAAGTTATCCCATACTTTGTTTTCTTCGTCGGTTCCATTTGGTAACTCAACATTAAATGACATGTTTGCACCCAAGTAAATATGTGTGCATTCATGATGCGTTGCATGTTCTATGATCTCTGCCAATGAAGTCTCTGTTCCTACTACAAAGAGTGTCTTCATACCATATGCTGGTGTGCGTTCTATTTCTTTGCCTACAAACAATGTGATATCAGTTACACCACTTGCTTTATCATAGTTTCTTTTCATTTAATGTGTTCTCTCTTCTAAAGTTGCTTCAATTTTAACAATTTCTTCTTTTAATGAAAGTTTAGCTTTTTTCATTTTATGAATCTCAATGTCATCAATATGATTAGTATACGCTTCTTTAATATCTTTGTCAAGTGTTTTATGCTTAATAATTAAAGCATCTTTGTGTCTTGTTAAACTGTTAACTGTGCCTAGTCCCATTTGCTTTCTCCTTATTAGTTTAGACCCATTAGGAATTTTTCAGCATCTACTGTTTCATTCTCTGTAAAGTCATCGTCTCCTTGGTCTCCCCAACTTGCGTCAAACAAGTTATCAAATGCACTTGCACTAGTCTTAATGCTCTTCTGGTTACTAAAGTCAGCTAGCATTGGTTGAGCCTCATCTAACATTTGCATAGGAGTTTCACTTTTAAATAGTTCATTGATAAAGTTGATTACATAGATTGTGTTGCGTGGAATCCATGTATCAAACTCATCAATCTTCTTACCAGCTTTGACTTTCTGCCAATGCTTGTGACTAGGAGTATATCTAGTCGAGGCAACATCTGCTAATGCATTTGCGTTTTGAATACTATCAATATGCATATAAACATTGTGTGCCATCATTAAGAAGTAACTAAAGCTATCCCAACTTGTCTTGCCTTCTTTACCTATTTTGTTTAACATACCTGGTTTATACCAACATATATCACCCATTGTAAGTCTGTCTGCAATTGGGCCATTAAACGGAAACTTCATGTCATAGTTTCCTGCAAATAGCTTGTCGTCGATAGCGCCTTCCATTACATAACCAAACTTGTCATTACGCATATTATTAGTTGTATACATCTGACCTTTGGCTGTAGTGATAAAAGGACTTGCAGCATCATATGTAACCATCATGTTCTCATTTACAGTTTCACGTAGATTACGTTGAATAGCTGTAAACACACAACTCCAATCAAGTTTTGCTGTTCCAAGATAGTGAATTAAATCTCTACCTGGGTCCAACATCTTTTCATCACGCATAACAATAAGTCTGCGTAACATTAGATGCAACTGTTTCATATTGTAACCAGCCATAGCCCAACCTTCAAATGGATAGTGCTTGACTGCTTCATACCAAATGTCAGCAGTGTGTTCATCATTGCCTTGAAGAACATTCATAAACTTAGTTTTGCCTTGCCTATTACGAACAAAGTAATCATTGTTAAACATTGTATAGTCTAAACAATCTCCAAAGCTCTTTAGTCCAGTCTTTTCACTAAGTGGTGGAAGTGCTGCCAGTGTTGGAATATCTAACACCATACTATAATCTGCTGTGTGTTCTAGCCAATTAAGAATAGTGCTACGCAACTTGTCCTCAGTTTTAAAGTTAGCCCAATCCATTTGAATTACGCCTTTGGCAATCTGGAAACCTCCACTATCGCCTAAGATAAAACTTTTGTTTCTGTCACGTTTTTGTATCATACATTCTTGCACATCACTTTTAGCTGTGTCAAGTGTAGCATGTCCTGCCGAGTATAAACCCCACTTGTAATTATAGTAAGTGTCAATGTCTTTAAGAAAGTCACAACCATCAATGCCGTGTTCGAAACCATTAGGCATACGTTCATTGCTTAGATAGTTAGGATCTCTCCGTTGATTACTGATCAGTTTACTGTAGAAGCTACTAATACTAGGCAAAAATACTGCATAGTCTTTGTTCTTCGTTGTGAGATCTACACTTGGAATCATATGCTTATACCGTTAATGCTGGAAGAATGTAATCGTATTTGCCAATGCCTGAATCTACACTAATTTGTAGAGCTCCACGGGCACTAATTTGCATTACACATGCACCTGACATTCCTAGTTTTAGGATTGCTAATACTTGTGCTAGTGGCCATGCATAACCTTCGTTTAGTTCTCCGCTAATGTTTGTAGCAAATGTTCGCTTACCTGTAAATGATCCATCTGGTGCACCTACTGTAATAATTAAGTCCGTGCCTTCTGTTTTAACAGTAAAGTTTGGTTCGATACCACCGTAAATACCTGCAATAGCATTTAGTTCTGCTACTTTGGTTTTAGTTGGCTCAAATGCAACATCCCAATCAGCACCTTTAAACTTAACAGTTTGTAGTGTCTGCTCAATGATTTCTTTTGACATAAAACGATATTGATCTGTGTTACCATCTGCATCTTTAAACATTAAATGGTCTGGCATTTGCACTCCATTACGTTCTCGAGAAACAACTTCAACTGAAGCTGTGTCTTCTTGATAGTTTGATAGTGCTGTAACACCTGCTAGAAAACCTAAGTTTCCTAGTCCAAACTCGCCTTTAAAATCTGCTACTGCATTATGTAATGTTGCATGCAAAATAACTGTGCGATCGGCATCCATTGCATCTAGCTCTGTTGCCTCGTCTGTGCCTGTTACTTTAACATTTGTAATAAAACCAAGACCTGCTGTATGTTTTACGATGTCTTGAACTACGTCACGTGTGCTCATGTGTTTCTCCTATTGATAAAAATTTAATCTAACTATGTTATTGTATAATAGTATTTAGAATTTGTCAAGTAAAAAGGCCATTTATGGCATTAAAATTGATGTTTTTATTATACAAGGTTTAGTTGAGTTTTGTGTTGTTTCATATTACTATTATACAACATAAATTGAAAGGTGTCAACCTAAGTGATTTGGCCCGCTCTACAGGATTCGAACCTGTGACCTACTGCTTAGAAGGCAGTTGCTCTATCCAGCTGAGCTAAGAGCGGGCAATGTTATTAACGCTTATCCGAAATGCTTTGTTATAGCATTTGGTAATTTTGATTTGATAGGGTTCCATATGGCTGCTTCTGCTTTGCCTATAAACTTAGGTCTTGGCACTAGCCAACCAATTAGAACTCCTAGTAAAAAATACCCCATTATAGTTCTCCGTTATCTCTCATTTGTTTTCTAATATTTGTTGCACTTATCTCATGTATTGTAACACCTAGATCGTGTTGTGTCAAGCTATAACCTACGCCTCGGCCATAACTAATATCAACAATGTTAGGAACTGTCATAATGATAAAGTCCTCGTCATATGTAAAGCCTTCCATTGAAAGTGCCTGTCTAATGCTAAGTTCAACTTTGTTTGCACTAAATGGATTATCATCGATACCTTGCACATTACGAACCATGATACAAACTTGTCCAGTTTTTTCTAGTGCTTTTTTAAATAATTCTGTGTGTCCTTTGTGCCACGGTTGCCATCTGCCAAGCATTTGGACTGTGGGTTTTTTACTATCAAACATTATTAATCTCCATCCAACGTTGCACTACTGGCATTAGTTGTTCATGGGCATTGTCAAACCATTTCTCAATATGATAGTCTACGTTCTCAGGTGGTTCAAACATATCGTTTGTGTCTTCAAATCTACCTCGAGAAATAGTATCCATCCATATTGTAAAGTCTGGATTAAAGTTTAGTCTTGCTTCTTCTGTAGGACAAATGAAATCACACACTGCAATCTTACCTGCCATAACCACACCATCTGCTAAGTGTTTCATACGAACCGATTGTCTAATGCGACCAGACAAACTAAAGTCCCAATCGTTATAACTTGTTCTAACTACGTCAGCATTAATCCATACACCATTAACTAGTTTAGCAAATGGTTCTGCTAGTGTTGACTTACCGCTACCCGGAAGTCCGCATATTAATATTTTCAATCTAAATTCTCCTCATGCCAGCTTGGGCATCCATCGTCTGTGCAATTGTTTTCTATGTGGTTAGCATTGTATATGAACAACGCTGTAATCATTACTATTATATATTCCATTGTTATATAATAGATTATGTTATAGGCTTTGTCAACCTATTTAGTAATTCTTTTCTGTTGATTTTACCTTGACCTTTACGTTCTATAGTATCTACATAGGTAATATGGTCTGGTATTTCGTATGACATTAGGTTATTTTGTAATGTTTTTTCGTCTATTGTTCCTACTATTAATGCATGTATTTCACTTTCGCCAAACACAACACAATCGTTTGCACCTGCTGTTAGTAATGCACGTTCAACTATATAAGGCATTATCTTTGCGCCGCCTTTTATGATCATATCTTTCTTGCGTCCATTAATGAATAAGAATCCATCATTGTCTATATATCCTAAATCTCCAGTAGAGAATCCATCTACTATTAATTCATTATCATCTGCAAACTCAACATGCATTTTGTCTAGCACATATCCCACACTGTTATATTTCTGTGGGTAATGCATAATACTTACTGTGCCTAGTTCATTTAATCCATACGAATCTGTTGTTGCAACATTAAAGAAGTTTTCAGTTCTTATTTTAAATTCTTTATGCATTGGTGCACCAGTTGTTCTTATGTGTTTTATAGAATTAGAATAGGATTGTTGTGTGTCCATCATCAGATCAAGTATAGCCGGTGATGCTATAATAAATGTAGGATTAACTGTTGGCCATTCATCATACACATCTTCTAACACATAATAAGTTGCTCCTGTTTTATAGCATAAGCAAAATGTTTGAAAGCCTATTCCAACCCATAATGCTAATACGTTAACTGTAGAGTCTTGTTCTGTTATGTTGCCGTGTGTTTGTATGTTGTTATCAAGTCCAGTTATATTATATTGCTGTTCATTATACGATATAATTTTAGGAGTTTCAGTGCTACCGCTAGAGCAAAGTCCTATTACTTCATCTGGTTTGCATTGATTGTAGCGTGGTGCAGGTAATACATCTTCCCACATGTCTACATCATAATATTGTTGTTCTATTATCGGCATATACTGATTAATAATAACTGGGCTACACACTTGCATTGCTCCAAATATCTTAAACACATTACCAATACCACTGTAGACACCTATACGACATGTGTTGTCATACCCAGCTGCTCTTAATTCATCAGCGTATAGTTTTGCTTTTTCATCAAAGTCTGCTTTAGATGTTTCAGATCCATCCGCCCAAACAATTAGTGCCATTATTTTATTAACCTATGTTCTCTTACCATAAAACTTGGTCTATAAAAGTCTATTTCTTTTACTTTGTGCCATGTATTTTCGTGTGCTGTAAAACACCAAGCATGGTTAGGTTTGTATGGCACCTGTGCTTGTGCCACAGTAGGCTTGCGTGATACTAACACCCCACTATCTGTATGGGTATTATCTTGTGCCATGTATACTTGAAAGGTAGTAATTTCTTTGTCTGGATATGCATCAACATCATTGTGCCACCCTTGATCAAATCCTGGATAATCTAAATGCCACATACAACTATAATGATTAAACTCTACACCAGTTGCTTTAAATATATGTGCTGTAAGTTCGTCTGTCCATAACCAATCGTAGAACTCACGTAAGAATCCACTAGCACTTTCACGTGCTTCTTCATCTATCATTACAACTTGTCCTTCTGGATAAGCAGGGTCACTGCCATCGTCATTGTATATGTTCCAATTTTTTACTGCATCAGAATATAGTATGTTCGTAAGATTCTCATATACTTCTGGAGTAAAGAAACCATTGTCGGCTTGCACATAATTCCATGGGTGCATGTATTTGCTGTATGATGTGTTAGCTAGCATCTTCTGATTTCCAATCATCTGTGTATGTATGTTCTTGTCTGTGAACAATTGCACCAGGCACATCTTTGTATTTGTTGTAGCTTTGTTTTACAAGTGCTTTTTGTTTTTCAATGTCCATACGTCCATGACAGAACAATATGTATCTGTCGTCTACATATCTTGTATTGCCATGTGGTGTTCCGGTATGACTAATATTATACCAATCAGTATCTTCAGGTAGCACTGGCATTTTAATAACTTGATCGTCTGTTATAATTGCTAGGTCTCCATGCCTGCTTCCTTGTATTACCATTCTATATCCACAAGGTTCGTTTTCTTTATTGTGTTGATATAGTTCTGGATTGGCTTCTGGTTCTACCATATCAATATGTATACTACCTTGCCTACGCATATGATGTAGTTTAATATTAATTAAATCACTAAAGGGTAGATACTTATTAACATAATCAATCACTGCGGTTTGACTTTCAGTTAAATCATCTCTTGGTTCTGATGTAGCATAGTTTTTTGTTGTCTTTAACAATCTCTGCGATTCAAATGCTTGTGCTGTATGTGGAGTAAACTCTTTATGAAAGTCTGCAATAAGTTCTTGCTTCATGTGGAACTTAGGTATGTCCACTGGCATATATAATATTGTATGGTTAAATGCCATCTATCAACATCCCGTTTCTATTGTGATATAGTTTGCGATACTAGTGCTATTTACTCCTGGAATGTTGTCTACGTTTTCTACAACAATGTTAGAAAACTGTTCTGAATTAGTATAAATTGCTTGGCAATTTTTATTAGGTTGTTCAATAACTTTAAGTAATTTAACATCTGGTCTTACAACATTTGTATTGTTGCCAAATTCTTCTACTATTGTTATAACTGAATCGTTATTATTACGAATCCAATCATATAAAAATTGATCATCTAGGATTGCATCTTCTCTGTTTAATTGCCAGACATGTATTTCATATCCACTGCGTTTGACAGCCCCGTCAGGCCACATTGCAATTGGCAATATATCTGTTTCATCTTTACGATTAGGCCAAAACGAATCTAATATTTCAAAATACTTTTGTTTAATCATGTTTGAGTCTTTAGGTTGGTCTCTGCCTAAGTTTTGTGGCATGCATCCAATTACAATTTTATATTTGTTGCAGCATGAAAATACATGTAGCTTTCCTGGTTGTCCTCCATCCCACTGTTTCTTACTGCTAGGCAAGTTTAAAGATGCGTGGCTTAGGGTATCACTAGCTGCCTTGCAATATATTGCAATGCTTCCACCAACTACATGATTACCATCTGTAGTGCTGGTTATAAACTCTGTTCGGTATGTGTTTTTATCAATAGCATAGTAAAAAGCATTATAATAGGCTTGACTGACACGTTCGATAATACATAAATCAATGCCGCTACGTTTTTTAAATTCAAAGTCTATCTTATCAGTTAATGACTTCATATCTATTTTATCATCCGCTGTATAACACCAATTAATCATTTCAATCTTTAATATTTTTAACATTAGTTTATCTCCCCTAACCAATTAATCATTTCAATCTTTAATATTTTTAACATTAGTTTATCTCCCCTAACCAATTACCTATTGCACTGTTTTTTATATAGATTTGATATAATAACTTGTTACCTTCTCTATTTAAATGTCCTGGATCATCTTTATCTACTC